ATCCACCACAGCCCCGAACGCCGCTGCTACCGTTTCTACCAAGGTTGCGCCGGCCTTGACCGAGAATGGTGGAGGCGAGAGCGAGCAGCACAACAAGGGGATGCCCAGCGCCAATCCGCCTGGCCTGGAAGAGGTGCTGGCTGAGTTGGTGCCTGCGATCTTCCCGGACCGCCTGGCACTTGTTTCTGCCTTCAACAATCTCAGGGTGAAGTGGGACTCGGCAAAGAGAGAGCCGATCGTTGAATCGTTGACTCGATATGCTGAGTCCCAAAAGAGGCTGACTGCCGGCAGATCCAGGCAAGGAGAAAAGAAGTGATGGAAACCTTCCCACAATTCGATGTCGGCACGCAGGAAGAAGTTGTCTTTGGGCCTCCTATCCCATTTCGCGCACCGGTGGTGGTGGAGCTGATGGGGCACGTCCTGATGGCTGGCTATGGCCAGGAAGTGGAGTTCGCCGGTCAGAGCCAATTACAGGTCACGATCCCTGAGATGGACAGTTGGCCGGACGATTTGCGCGGCCCATTCTACATTCCCGGCCAGAGCATGTATCGCACGAGTATCGTCTCCGAAAGCCTGATGTTGGAGGTTGCCGCACGGATGGAGCTCCCGGACTGGTATGAGCGTATCGCCAGAGAGCGGATGGAGGACTACTACGATGGCGAGAGCGGCGTCCTGGACCGGGAAGAGGAAGAGCCTGGCGATGACGATCGTACCCAGGCTGTCGATCGAGACCAGATGGAGATGGGAAAGGAACTCTAACTCTAACCAGGAAGGGGAGGGCGGAGCCGCTCTCCCTCTTCCCGGAGGAGATACTCATGGATATTGGCGCTTTCGATGAACGACAGTTCCAGCGTCTGTTGTCCTTGCTGTTAAGCCACTCAGAACACTTGGATGAGACCTCTCCGGGAGAAACCTACGATTCTGAGATTTGTAGGTTTGTGAATATGATCTTCAGGACGGCCTGGGACAACCTTGGAATTGCTGCAATCCAGGGAGGCGAAACCCTGACGGATGAGGATCACCTCATTCGGGTGGCCCACAAGGCTCTTCACCTGGCCTACGACCTGGGGCGGGTGATGCAAGCGGCCAAGGTCCGCATTTGTCCAACAGACGAGTGGAAGCCTGGCGATCCATCCCGATCGGACCGGGAGATTGAAGATCTACGAAGAAAGTCGAACCATTTAACCGACTCTGATTTCGATTGGCTGCTCAGGGGAATGAAGTGAACATCTTCGATGTGACGACCAATCTGACGATTGACCTAGATGATGAGCACACGCTTCACAGCATTTGGCCGTTTGGACGGTACCCGGGTGCCCAGAGATTCACTGTCCAGAGAGTCTGGATGCCCGACCCCAATGGCCTTTCTGCTCCCCAGATAAACGTCACTCTGGATTCAGTTTTGATGGATGTGGACTGGGTGGAGAAGTGGAATCGGGGTCTGGAGGTGTCGGTCACTTTGGCGCGCGCCGAGCAGCAGGCGCTCGGCCAGGAAGTGGACGGCGATGCCATCTACCACTTCAGCACAGCCGACTGTCGCCGGGCCTTCGAGCGTGTCAAGGGAGTCTTCTACGACGAGATTGAGCGGTTGGCGGATCCCAAACTGACTCTTAGTCTCCGTGATCTCGTCGGGAGTGCGCTGATCGCCTTTGTAGGCGCTCTGCACGATGCCAAGATGCACGAGCTAGGACTGACAGGACTATGGCCCGAAATAGCTACCCACAGGACCGAGAAGCCGGATCCAGAATCGCCTGGTTCCTGAACAACATTTACCACGACAACATGCTCATCGTGGCAGGCGGCCATTTTCAGCCGTATGCCGATCAGCTTGTCCGGGAAGGGGTCATCGAGATGGAGACGCTGGACAATGGCCTGGTGCGCCTCAGCCTGGTTCTTCCCGGAGAAGAAGACCAAACCCCACCTTGGGACGAAATCACAGAGGAGGCATACTGATGGAACTCAACGACGCTATCAGAGCATCGATCTCCAAAGCCGTGAGAGAGGGAATCGAGGAAGGGATCACCCGATATGCCTGGTGGAAGGACGGCCAGCAGTTCGTTGGCACGGGGACGTATTCTCTCGCTGTTGCGTTGCGAGCGGCGCAGGACGACCCGACTATCCCACATATCGCACAGCGCATCATTGATGATCTGTTGAAGCAATGACCAGACCCCACCCTGGGACGAAGTTGTAGAGGAGCCTTACTAATGGAGACTCATAGTAGAATCAACAGGCGACTGAGGCTTGCCGAGATTGTGGAGGATACCAACGACTGGGCTGCCAAATACCTAGAGGATGTCGATGCATTGCGCGCCGAAATCAAGCGCTTGAGCGCCGCTGTCAGCGCACAGCCGGCGCTACTCAGAGCATGTCAGTACGCACTGAGTACCCTATCGTTCAACGATTTTATCTATAAGGACGGAGAAACACACGTGATCCTCCAGGCCGCCGTGGATGCCACACAATGCAAGGGCGATTATCTTCGAGAGAAGCATGGCGATGTGGCAGAAGCTATCGAGAATGTCATCCGCGATGCTGAACTGGACGCCGCCGAGCGCGCAGCACGGGAGATGCAACAGGAAGCCGCAGACATGGCGGCCGCATCTCGCTATGGAGAGATAAAGATTGCGATCTTGGAACTCGATCCTGTAACCGTCGCGCGACGGGCATTGGAAAGGAATTGATATGGCTACATATCGTGTCATCCTCAACGATGAGGTCTTATCGAAATGCGAGGAGATACTTGCTAATCCAGGCAAGAGAAAGAAACGCAGGAAAAGTTTCTCATTTGATATTCCTAGTGATTTCGGTTCACGGCGGATAAAACGAATCATAATCACGCTTGAGGTAGAGGCCGCTCTCGCCGTCCAGGAGCAAACATGAATCCAAATCCAGTGGATCGCGCCAATAAACTTGTCTCTAGCCTGGTTGAAGCTGGATGGATCGAAGATGGTGTAAAGGCTGCCGCATTGATCGCTGCCATTGCGCCAGTCATCCGTGACGCTGAACTCGCCGCTGCCGAGCACGCAGCGAAGAAGATGCGAGTGGCCGCGATGGCTGCGCTGTACGATGCAGGAAGCGATGACCACCTCATCGTAAGGACGCTCAATCCTGAAGTCATTGCACGGCAGACGGTGGAAGAAGATGCCTGAATTTGTTCCAGTTGATCTGAATACGGCAACACCCTACTGGTGGAAGGTGTTTGAGCCGAGCGCCAGTCGTGCGTTTGAGGCAGCCGACCTGTACTGTGGCTGTGGCGGCGGGACGCAGGCCATCATCGAGTCGGTCATGAGGCGCGGCGGCCACATCCGAAAGATGATCGCCGTCAATCATTGGGATGCCGCCATCCAGGTACACAGCGCCAACTATCCCCAGGTGGCCCACTTCCTCAACAGTGTCGAGAACGTGGAGCCGAAGCTGGCTGTGCCTAACGGTCACCTGGACATCCTGACAGCGGGCATCAAGTGCACGCACCACTCACGAGCGGCCGGGGGCGTGCCGAGAAGTGAGCAGGAACGCATGGACGCCTTCCAGGTCTTGCGCTGGCTGCACGATCTGGACGTGAGCCGGCTCGTCATTGAAAATGTTCCAGAATTTCTGGAGTGGGGACCTCTTAACCAAGAAGGGCGGCCTATTGAGCGCTTGAAAGGGAAGCTGTTCGTCCAGTGGATCGGGATGCTGGAAGCACTCAACTACAAGGTGCAGTGGAAGGTTCTCACAGCCTGCTGGTATGGAGACCCGACGAGCCGGGAACGATTCTGGCTGATCGCCAAGAAGGGCAACCGGAAGGTCTTCTTCCCGGAAGCCACTCATCGAGATCCAAATCAGCCCGCCACGGTGGATATGTTCAGGCCCGAGTTACCGCCCTGGCCTGTGGCGCGAGACATCATTGACTTTGAGCTGCCGACTCGCAGCATCTTTGGTAGTGACCTGGTGCCGAACACGCTATCGAGAATCCTGGCCGGCTTGCACCGATTCGCCGGCATCCGTCTGAAAGTAGCCGAGCTTCCCGGCTGTCCTGAGTTCAAGGCCAGGAAGACCGGGAAGGGTGAGAAGATTCGTGTCTCGCCCTACGCCGTAGATGCCCATCGACTACACTACCTCAACCTGGCGATCCGAGCCGCACAGGATCATCCCATCGCCGTCAAGAATCGGCGCTACGTCACCAAGGTTAATCCGAAGGCGGTCGATATGGTTCGCCGTCTCCAGCAGGCCGGTCCACCCAATGAAGAAACAGCGGCCGCCTACATGATCAAGATGTACGGAGAATCCCACTCAGCCTCAATAGATGAGGCCCTGCCTACGGTCGTCGGCGGATCTCACCTGGGATTCGTCTTGGTCAACCGGGGTGGCCAGGATGGGTACGATCGAAATCATAGCCTGGATGAAACCATGCCCACCCTGACAACCGAGAATCCCATCGGTGTCGTGGACTTCCTGCTCCAGCAGCAGAGTGGGGGAGTAGCCCGGTCGGTTGAGCAGCCTGTTCCGGCTCTGGCTACGGATGGCGCGGTCCGGCTGGTGAATGTGATCATGCCGTCCGAGGGGTACTACCGCGGCAATGGCGCCCGGCCGGACGATCAGCCTCTACCGAGCCTCACCCGGCGAGGAGCAGGGCTGGTGAGCTATCTGGTCAGTGGCCATCACTACAACGGTCGAGATCGGATCGCCTCCAGTGAGGTCGCCATGCCGACCTTGACCACAAGACCAGACTGGTCGGTCATCAACACCTTCCTGGCTATCCAGCACGGCACTAACTACGGGACAGAGCGAGACGGGCAGGGGGTAGATGAGGCACTCCGCACGGTGACCGGGAAGGATCGCTTCATGCTCGTTCTTCCCGGTCTGGGCTTCCTGGACATTCGCTACCGGATGCTGGCCTTGAAGGAACTGGCGAAGGCTCATTCGGTGCCGGCTGGCTTCACATTCGAGGGAGTGACGAACGAAGCCGGGAAGAAGATGATCGGTAATATGTGGCCGATCCGCATGGGCACGGCGGTTGTAGACGCTGCCCTGACCGAGAGAGGGGAGAAATGACTCATTGTGTGAGAGGCGATTTGCTATGTATCTCAAAATAAAGTTTAGATGTATTAACTGCAACAAGGCAGTGAGAGGATATACGTTGAGGAGGAAGTTTTGTTCGGCTCTCTGTGAACGTGAATACACAGCCATGAAACAGAGAGAGCACATTGATTATCCAGAGGAATTGCATGTATCGAAGTCGGCGCTCGGTGCTGCGTCTGAACTTGATGTCTGCTCTGACTTGCTCAGAAGAGGTTATGAAGTTTTTAGATCGGTAAACTCGTCCTGTTCTTGCGATCTAATTGCCATGAAGGACAAGAAGATACTACGTATTGAGGTGAAGACTGGTTGGCGGCACAAACAATCTGGCAAGTTGATCTACCCCAAGCCCAGTAGCCATAACTATGATATGTTGGCTGTAGCTGTCCTGGGTAGAGGAATTGAATTCGTGCCTAAATTGGGCATCGTGGATGCCGCGCTTACCGAGAAGATAGGAGAATGATGGACTACTCTTTCCAGGCTCCCTGTGACTTTGCAGTGTGGGCCCGAACACAAATCCGAGAAGGAAACACTGCGGTCTACGAGCTGTCTGAGAATGGGGGCTACATCCTGGAAGGAGTGGTCGGTGGTCGGATGCAGCACGTCCGCCTGCCTTTCTGGTTGGGCTACCGCCTGACCGAGAAGTGGCGCCGGGAAAGGCAACTGCATCGCGTCGGCGCTCAGACCATCGCCCAGATCGTCAGGATGGCCCAACAGGTCTTCTACGATCCTGTTCTCAAGAGGATTGAGACATGAGAATATCAGACCTTCATCCAGAACCACATAGGAAGTACATCGTTCTCAGAGACGGATTGCTGTTCACGGCAACCCCATGCTACGGTATGCACTCACCATGGTGGGTGGTGAAAACGATGGGGCACAGCTCAGGAGATGAGGCTCCGCCAGAAGACATGCAGCCGAATGATGAGTGGTGGTACCTGGACGAATTTCTGAATAGCACCGTAGATATTGGGAAGGATTGAGACATGATCATCAAGAGACAGTCCGGCTGGCGGAAGTTCCTGACGCTCGTCTACTGGCGTATCCAGATTGCCGCGCTTCTGGGGTGTGGTCGGCCACTCGAGATCCTGGAGACTTTCACCTTCCAGGAACAGGAACCAAGTCTTGAAGAGGATGATTACTCTCAATATGGGCTGAGTGGTGAGCCTGAGCACTCAACCGACCAGGGAGCCTTTTGCTGGTGTGGGCCGCGAGTTCAGGGCGACGTGATCATCCACAGGGATCTCCCAAGAATAATCAGAGAGGCCATTGAGCAGCAGGCTAAAGGATTGAGACATGAACCCCAGAACTATCCAAGTAACCTTTGATCCAAACATCCTACCCCAATGGGCCAAGGAAGATCCGAAGGTCATGTCGCTCTGCCGGCGTGATCTGGCCTACCGGGCGGATGTCTTGCGTGCTGCTACTGAGCAGATGAAGCTACATCTCAAAGACCTGGCGCGGAGGCTGGTGAGGTGAGAGCCCGAAATCCGACTGTCGTCCAGTTGCCTGTCACGTTCTATGCCGAGAAGGATCATGTGGCGGCTATCTTCTACGTGGGGGAATCCACCCTGGGGATTCGCTTCGAGTCGCCTGAGCAAATGCTGGAGTTCTTCTCACGCATGATGGATCAGGCCGTCAAGGTGTGGCCTGACAACTCGTGGATCAAAGAGTATCTGTCAGACTGAGAGAAAGACATGACAAATGTCATAGCCCATCTACCGGTTTCCTTCGTGGCCGGGTCAGACTATGTGGGGGCGGTCTTCCACACAGGTGGCACTGACGTAGGGATTCGCTTTGAATCCACTGAGGAATTGCTGTCGTTCTTTGAACAGTTGATTGAGCGGGCCACTAAGGTATGGCCCGATGACTCGTGGATCAAAGAGTATCTATCAGATTGAGAGAAAGACATGACACCCTATCAGCAGAAAGTCCTGGAAGCCCTGGATAGCCAACCTCGAACGATTCTGGACGTTCACGACCGCGTCTACCCTGGTCTCTCGTGGCGAGGGCGATCAGGTGCCGGCCGCCGAGGTCAGGTTAAGAGCGCCTTGTATCAGTTGGTCAACGACGGCCTGGCCGTCAAGAAACACAATCCAAGTGGATACTACGACTGGTTCACCAAGAAGGGTTAGACATGGCACGCAAAGGCTACCACGACTCCACAACCAAGGATGGGCTGCGCGATCTATGGCGCACGCCTCTGCCCATCTACACGTGGCTAAACTCCATGTACCATTTCGATGTCGATCTGTCTGCCGTGGACAGTCGGCTGTGTGAACGATTCATCGATCCGGGAAAGGATGCACTATCCGGGCTTACTTCCTGGACGCTGTACGGTCGATCAGGCTTCAACAATCCGCCCTACAGCAACATCGAGCCGTGGTTTGAGAAGGCCATCACCGAGGCTTCCTTTGACTTTCGGAGTGTCCACCTGGTCCCAACGCCGAATGGTGAGTATCGCTACCGGGCTCTGGAAGATGCGCGCTGCCACGGGATCACCTTCATTCACGGTCGGCTAGGTTTCCTCCATCCTCATTTCATACAGCCCATGGCCGGCAATCTGAGAGGGTCGTGCGTCATTGTGTTCGGGCCTGGCGCGAGAACCAGTCCCTTATCGGTCTCTTTTATTGATCGGGATGACATCTTCCGCAAGTGGGATGGATAAAGGAAATGATGGGACCCCCTCCGCGTGAGAAGTGGCTTTACCGGATTGTGAATCACGTCGGCTACCTGGTCCGGGTTGAGGCCATGCTGCCTCCTGAGTGGTCTCCCTGGAAGCACGACGTTGAGGTGTTGACTACTCCCGATCTCGGTATTGCCGCCGAGATTGCCAAGATCGTCATTCGCCGCGGACTCCAATGCTGGATTGAGCCGGAGAAGGTTAAGCAGGTACATGCCTGCCGCGACAAAACAGGCTGGTCCTCCTCCTTGAATCCTCCCAGAGAGGAAGAATTGTGGTAAAGAGACCCCCTTCCCGGAAGACACTCCTGGTTCTCCAGTTCATTGTCATGCGGCTTGACGTACTAGGCTATCCGCCGACCATGCGAGAGCTCATGTCTGAGTTTGGCTGGCACTCGACGAGCGTGGCTCGTCACCATTTGGAAAGACTGAACATGTATGGGCTGATCAAGCTGGAGCCGGGAAGGGCACGTGGCATTACCGTAGACGGGGAGTGGAAGCCATCCCAACGTATCCTGGAAGTCCTGGAGAGGGAAGGGCTGTGGCCCTGGAACGTTTCGCCGCGAAACGATGGTGAAGAGGAGAAAGAGAAATGGCCCGAGACAAGAGAAAATGTGTCGGGATGATCAATGGCGTCCCGCTCTTCCAGGACGACATCAACTTCACGCGGAAGAAGATCAGGGACTACCGGGAAGAGGTCAAGCGCTACGCTCGGATGGCAAGGAAGGCTCGCCCTGAGCAGCGTGGCGGCTACATGGCCCGGGTCAATCGCGCCGAGAGGGACATACAGCGCATGAAGGACTCCCTAGCGATCTTGCGTGCTAGGGTAGGGAAGTGGGACCTGGACTAAAACACAACCACCCCCTCACGGCGTCCCGTGAGTGGAGTGGTTGCGCCCTTCCTTGTTTATACATGAACCAAGAAGGGATGTCAAGCCCCTCTCTCCAATAGTCTCAAGCGAGATGCTCAAGAAATTGGTTTAACTCAAGAACACAAGCCCTAGAAGGAGTGGAGGAATGTTCAACAAAGAAAAAGCAGGCAGAATCGCACGTGGTCGCAGAATTGTCAAAGATCTGGACGATCTGATCCTGATCGTCGAGACCGATACGGCCTTTGGTCCTGATGAGTTCAGGGAGGTGCAACCCTTGATGGACAATCTCGTCAAGGCGCGTATGTGTGCCTCCAACATCCTGCTACGCCTGGGCGATCAGACGGCTTTCCAGACTTCACCGACGATCCGAACCTTTGTTGTTCCCGGTTACGACCCAAATACCGGGGCGACCTGTCCCGATTGCGGGAAGAGAATGTTTCTCGTCCGATCCACGGCTAGTGAAGACGGGTCGAGGATTTTCAGTTGTACAGCCTGTAATAAGGAGCACATCCTATGAAGCGCCTCTTACTGATCCTGCTCATCGTCTTCTTGGCTGGTTGTGGGGGCGGTGGGACAGTAGACGACAGTCCTGTTCCTGCGGGGTCGCAACTTGCCGCCGCCAAGTAGACCCCCCTTACGATACCACGGCGGGAAGTGGCGAATTGCATCCTGGATCATTGAATCCTTCCCGGATCATGACATCTATGTCGAGCCCTTCGGCGGCGGGATGAGTGTCTTGCTGCAAAAGACACCCTCCCGCCTGGAGGTTTACAACGACCTGGATGGGGACGTTGTGAACTTCTTCCGGGTACTCCGGGAAGATACGAGCGAGTTGCTGCGTTTGCTGCAGCTCACACCCTTCTCGCGTGCCGAGCTAGATTTGTCCTATCAGCCCTCTGCCGACCCACTGGAGAGGGCCCGGCGTTTCTACGTCCGGGCCCACCAGTCTTTCTCAGGCCCCTCGGCCCAAGTGCGATCGGGCTGGCGTTTCCAGAGAGAGAACGATTCTTGGTCAAGTATCGTTTATTTGTGGAGAGATGTCGAGCATCTTGTCGAAACTACGGGCCGCCTGAAGGATGTAGGTCTGGAGAACGATGAGGCTACGAAAGTCATCCAGCGATACGATACGCCCGATACCCTGTTCTACTGTGATCCTCCTTACCCGGCCGGTGTTCGCAGTGCCCGATGGGGGAAAAAGGCATACCAGCACGAGATGACCAGGAAGGATCACATCCTACTGGCCGAGCTCCTGAACGATATTCAGGGCATGGCGATCGTGAGTAGCTATCCTTCCCGGCTGTACGATCGGTTGTATGTGGGCTGGTCACTGGTGACTCATCCGGCTCGCTCCAATGGCAACCGAAACATGCTAGAGCAACTATGGATTTCTCCAAACACACGGAAGCGGTCAAAACAGCAGCGGCTGTTCTAGCTTTCTTGGTTCTCGTCGGGATAGGTGCTCTCATTTCACCTACAGCCATAGACATTGACCGGTTCTTCAGGCCGGCAGTCCAGGCCGTTTTTTCGGGTATTGACCCCTACCAGGTCGAGGGTTTCTTCAGTCCACCCTGGCTCATCCCGTTCCTGACCCCTCTCTTGTTACCGGATAGCCTTGGGCGTGGTCTCTTCCTGGCCCTAACCATCCTGGTGACCGTATGGGCACTTCGATGCCTGGAAGCGGACCTCCTCCCGGCAGCTCTGTTTCTCACCACGCCCTTTTGGGTGATTGAGATGATGTCCGGGAATGTGGACTGGCTCCCGCTTCTCGGTATCTCTTTGCCATTACCCATGGGTCTACCACTGATGCTACTCAAGCCACAGTTTGCCATTGGGGTGATCTTTTTTCGCCTATGGCAGACCTGGAAGGAAGGGCAGGGCAGGGGGGTTGTCAGGGCTGTATGGCCGACTGTCCTCGTCATGGGTATATCATTTTTGATATATCCCCATTGGTTACAGTCCTTGACAGGCGCTATGTCCCCGGCCGCCCAGGCTTACGGGCTCAGGTTTTTCCCCTGGAGTGTCCCCATCGGTTTTTTCGCCTTGATTTATTCAGTCCGGGAAGGGCGCATTAAGGCTGCTTATCCGGTGGGCGTGCTTGTCAGCCCTCATGTGTCACCCTACACTTGGAATGTACTCCTCCTGAGCCTACTCCATAATCGGTTCTACATGATCGTGGCCTGGGCGCTTTCCTGGCTGTTTTGGATTGGTCTCATCCTAGTCTATGGGGGTGTTCTATGAGTTCGGTCTGTTAAAAAGAGGGTGATCATTCGATCACCCTCTTTTTCGCATATGTAAGTAAGCAGGCCGGGCTATCTAGGAGACGGCGGCATAGGGGGACCTGCCGCTGGCGGCATCACCCTTTTGGGCCGGCTGCCCTCGCCTTGGCTTTGCGTACCGCGCTTGCTTCGGGAGTAATGCTGTGGACACCCTGGTTAGCGATCAGGGCAGCGATGAGTACCGTGACCACCCTGACAGCGCCGGTCGCCGAGCACTCCACAATCACAAGCCCCAAAACCGGTGTACAAGCCAGGCCGAGTATCCCGACAGAAGCAAGCACCAGAAGGCCGAGCATGATGAGTTGCTTCTGTTCCCGGTTCAGACCTGCATATCCCACATTGAGGCCCGGGATGTAACTCAGGGCCAGCGAGAGTGCCGTGCCGGCGATGGTTGCCAGGAGCTCTGGTGAGAGTTCCGGGAGTGGCGGCGGCTCGACTGGTGATTGGAAAGTCATCGGTGAGGCCATGACTCCAGAGGCGACCACACCGAGAAGAGTGACGAGCACAACGAATAGCAGGATGCGTTTCTTCATGACAGATCTCCATGGGGGTAGGGCGAAACCGTCACCCAGGCGGACGAGAGTTTTGAACGAAATCCTTTTTATGTTTGATGCTTGCTTAGCCGTTGATAGTATAAGGATCACCCCCCTCCTTCGTCGGGTAAACTGGGGCCTGTATAGGGAAAAGCGTCCTCCCGGTCGGCATAGGGATTGAACTCCGGTTCAAGACTCAGGGCTGGTTGTGGTGTCTCGTGAAGTGCCTGCTCCAGCAATTGGAGGACAGTCTCATCGTCTCCTTCCAGGCTTCTGAATGTGATCACTCCCGAGTACTGGGTGTCGAACCAGTTCTGATTGATGGCCGGGGCCGGGAAGGAGCTGGCGAGCACCGCAATCACGGCTCGGCGTCCCACGCCGGCATCGTGCGGGTTCCAGGTGAGAAGTGCTTTGTAGTTGCCCCGCACGACTGCCTTCATCACACGCAGCGACAGGCTCAGACTGACACCCGGTCCGAGAAGAACGGCGATGGGGCTCCCCGGATCTACCCGTGTATCGACGGTACCTCTTTTCTTCATGTGTTTCCTCCGCTTCATGGATTTCCTCTTTTGATGAGTTCAATCACAACCGAGACGATGCCGGCCACTATACTACTGCCGAGAAGAGTCAGCAAGGCCACTTGGACATTAGCACGTGAGAGAATACGTGTCTTGGTGATCTCTGTCTCGTCAGATCGGCCCTTCTGCTTTTCGACTTCTAGCCTGTCCAGCCGAAGTTTCTGGCTATCGACCAGAACCATGATCTCCCCTCTTGTGGAAGCCTGCCGTTCATCGAAATCGTCCTGAACAGCCGTTAAGGATTGCTGATAGCGAGCAATCCCATCGGCTGCTACCCTTTCGGCTCGTTCGCCCACTCGGACAGCATTGGTGAGCTGAGCCTCAATCATGGGACGTAGCTCGCCCAGAGATTTGCTGATCGTCTCAACCATTGGAGAGAGCTTTCCTAGTGCCTTCTCGACTTCCTCAATTCGATCTCCGTGGCCATTGAACCTCTCAATGTTCTGCTCATTATAGGCACCCAAGCGATCACGTAGGTCATCCAGGCGACGTGCCAGATCCAGGATTTGGGCGCCCGTGACTTGGTACTGTGACGTGAGTACCTTGAGCACGTGGCTCAGAGATGCATCGTCAGGTGGCATCATCCCAGGTCTATCTCTGGAAGCCAGAATGCGAAAACACTTCCCTTTCCCGGCCAGCTTTTGACTTCCAACCGGCCACCGTGAATCTCAATCAAGCCCTTGACAATAGCCAGGCCAAGGCCGATCCCCTGTTGCTCACGCTTCTCACGGTCGATCTGCTCAAATGGAGTAAAGATGATCTCTATGTACTCCTGTGACAGACCTATACCGGTGTCCACGACCTCACACCTTACACCTCGGTCTATCTCGAAGACCGAGATCTGGATCATACCCGCTTCTGTAAACTTGATTGCGTTTCCGAGAAGATGGCTGATGGCCTGTTCAATCTGCAGGCTGAATGCACAGACAGCGGGCAAATCGCTCGCAATACGAATCAAGAGTTTCAACCCTTTCCTTTCCAGAAGAGTCTGATGCTTTGGCAGGACATGATCGATAGCCACCTGCCACTCCCGAAATTCTTCTCGGTGTGCGGCATAGGCTAATTTCGCATCGCTGTATAGAATGTCGTTGAGTGATAGAAACTCATCGATCAACAACATCAATCGATCGATGCCCAGTGAGAGCTTGCCAATAAGCATCTTTCTATCAGAGCCAGTGATAGATGGATCCCGGAGAAGATGGACGCCTCCCACCAGGAAGGTAGCGGGGGTGCGAAATTCGTGGTGAAGCATTGTAAGCGTGGATTTTCGTATTCTGTCTCGCTCCTTGCGTACTATGATTCCTGATCGCAATCGTATCAGCAGTGTCAGGAAGAACGCGCCGATCGCAAACTGGGTAAGGTTCAGTGCCCACAGGACAAGACTCTCCTGTGCGGCACTCATGGCATAGATAATTGTTGTAGCTATCGTAAACGGAAGTGCGGCCATAACGAGGAGAGCTATGATAGTCTGGACAACCTGGATCGCACCTTCGTATGAATATCTTCTCATCTCTTCCTGTCTTCCCGTTTCAGCCCATCATTTGAACAGCGGGTCCGTATTTCCGTCCCACGCTTTCCCCTGGCGGAGAGAGTTCTATCATGATGAACAACTGTGTCACCTTGCGTAAGGCGGGCTGCTGATACTCAACCTGTGTGAGCAACTGCGTCACCTTACGCAAGGCGGGCTGCTGGTATTCAATACTGGCATCGAGCTGAGTGATCCGTCGTGTGCTCATGTCATGCTACTTTGACACCTGCCTGGAGCGCATCCAGACCGCCCTGTGTCCAGGCGGCTGCCGTGTTAGGGTCGGTCTTGAGATCGTCCCCGACGTAGCGGGCGTAAGACGTTCCGATCGGGCGTGTGGCCGAGAAGGATTCGGTCGCGCCCGACTTGACCCCAAGCTGAATCCCATCTCCGGCCGCAGTCAGTTCCCTTGCGCGTGCCTCAACCCACAAACGCAAGACAGTTTGGCCGCTTTCCAGCGTATATGTCGTCATGCCGTACAAATCCTTCTCGGTTGCCGTAGCTGACTCAACGTAGGTCGTGTCGCTGTCAGAGGGGATTTCATCCACGAGAAGGTAATTGTCTACACTATTGCCGTCATTCCCGACGAGCTGTGATGAGTCTCCGTTACCATTTGGAGTAAGCATGACCACCTTGCCGTCCCCTGGGTAGCCATCATCGACTCCGCCCGCCGTGTCGTTCAGCGCGAAATCATCTATGCGCCACACACTTGCGCCCGTGTGGAGGATGTAGATGAGATTGAATGTCGTGTCCGCTCCCGGCTTTGTATCGCCAGAGAACGTGGCGTCCACCGTTCCATCCACTTTCACTTCCAAAACACCTCCAGCGTCAGCGATCTTGATTCTCACCTCGACGAGATACCAAGTATTGAGCTGGATCGCAACGCTTCCCGTCGCGACCAGAGTTCCCGTGCTCGTGTAAAGCTGAAGATTTCCTGCGGAACTCAGACGCAGGGAGCCAAGCTCAGTGCCGCTAGCGTACCATCTCATTATTACCTGGGCTGCGATCCCGGTTGCAAAAAGCCCAAGGCGGACGTAGCCCTCGGAGATCGCCGATATACTCTTTTGTGCAGCAGTACCACCTGACTGCCAGCATCGTGATCCGCTCCGGGGCGTTGTCGTCGAGACACTCCCATTCCCGGCGACGCCCCAGAATAATGTGTCTCCTGCCTCAAAGCCTTCTGTGAAAATGCGCGTCATGACAAGCCTCCTAGCTATAGATAACATGCACAGTCAGGTCTGAGCCTGCCGTGCTCGAGCCGATTTGATCGACATCCACCGTCAGGTAGTCTCCATCTGCCCAGGAAGGTACCTCGATGGTCGTGCTCTCACCCTCATTCGCAGCCGCAGCAATCTGCGGCCGGTTCGATTGAGTCGTGAAAACAGTCACTCCGTTCTTATGAACGTCCACGATGATTGCAGCCCCCACAGGAGCTGTATCTACGGCCAACTTGACCTTGCTGATAGTCAGCGTTCGCCCCGTCTCGTTGTAGAAGCGCAACTTCCCGGTTGTGACGACAAGCACTCCTTCGATTGAAGACAGGAGTTGCGAGTTGAGTTTCGGTAGGTTACCGATTTGCACTCGCTTTTTCGCGTTTGAGGCGGCGCTATCTTCAATGAGGAACAGATCCGCCGCAACCGGTGTTGTCTTCTCGGTGATCGCGGCAATCTCGCCCGCAGTGTCATCGTGAATGGCTGCTGCGTCTGTACCTCCGGGAAGGTTACCGATCTGCACTCGTTTCTTGGCGTTTGAGGCGGCGCTGTCCTCAATGAGTAACAAGTCTCCTGAAACGGGAGATGCCTTCTCGGTAATCGCGGCGATCTCACCGGCCGCGTCGTCATGGATGGCGGTTGTATCCGAGCCTCCACCGCCCGAAAATTGTGTGAATGAGAGAGCCGTTGTACCCAATGTGATAGGCGCATTAGTCGTCAGGACGAAGCCCTGATCACCATTGACTGTGCCTTCCTCGACGAACACAAACATTCCAGGCGTAACTTCGGCGCTGGTATTGGCATCGATCGCCCGACTCCATGCTCCAGACGCAGCCACATAGATACCATTCTCTGCGCCTGCGCTTTGATCTTTGACCAGCACCCGATCCACGGCTACCACGGAAACACCATCAATTGTCTGCTCACCGGACAGTGTGATGTTAGCTGTCGTCGCGGCCCGCACGGAGTCTTTTACGTCGGCCAATGAGAATGAGCCGGGTGCCGGCTCGCAGTCCTCCCAGGAAGAGCCGGTATCGCGCTGCCATTTCTCGTTTGTCGTATCGTAGAAAATCCGCCCTGGCGTGCCTGCCGCAGGCCGGTTCGCCGCCGTATCACGCAAGATGAGATCTTCCAGGTTGGCTGAGGTGGGCATAGTTACTCCAAGTCCATGAGAACGAATATAGGCGTTCCGTCATCGAGCTTCACGAATTGAAAGTCGTTACCACTGACGGTATACACAAATTGGCGGTATTTGCCCCCCACTGCCCCACCAGGAATGTCGGCAGCCACCAATGATCGAAAGGTGGGCTTGGCCGATCCGCCACTGGACGGGCCAGCCAGGACAAGATTAGCAGTCTGCAGGTCAAGGTCAAGTTGCTGCCCGTTGAGCGCCATCAGTGAAGATTCTAAATCACCATGCAGTATCACCGGTGCATGATGTGGGCTGCTGTCTCCGATCGCTGTATGTTCTGCAGGTGTCATATAGCCGGGATGGGGATCCGCGGCCGCTTCGTGGTCATCCAGTTCGTCCTGTGTAGCGACATCAGTCGGCACCCATTTCGTGCCATCCCAGGAAGGTACATGTCCGGTGACTGTGGCAGTGGGCAGATGTCGAACTAGTATCCCATCCGAGATGTCCTTGGCGTGTCTTCCTGGATAAGCACTGGTGTTCCAAGCCGACCGATCTCCGTGAATCGGGTTGATAAGCCCCAATCCTGTATATCGACTAAATTGGGATCCCAGGACTCTGGCCTCAGAGTCCTCGTCGACTTCCAGGTCAATGCCGTCTGTGTCTGCGACCATCCGGGACTGCATGAGGTAGGCTACCCCAGTCACCCGTATACCACGGGCGCCAAGCCCTTCTGCCGATATATGGTGACAGTTCACGACGTAGCTGGGTCCACCTGTAGGTTCCCAGGGTGGCTCTTGCCCACCAGGCGGCTCGCCCTCCCCGCCCCCGTCACCCCCGCCCGCGACGGTCTTGGCCGATAGGACATTTGAGTAGTCCGAGAACCCGTAAACGGGATCGTAGGCAGATACCCGATACCAATAGGTTGTGTTGGGGTTGCACGTCAAATCTCGATACGTCCGCACATTGGAATCGACTGTGTTCAGCCAGTTGAAGTCGTTTCCATCTGTGCTGCGTTCTACCTGGAAGTAGTCCTCATTGAAGGTGTTGTCCTGCCAGTACAAGTCAATCCGATTGGAATCTGTGATGTGCGCCAGCGCGGTAATGAGTACGGGCGCTTGTGGCACAGGGCCAATGTTGGAATAGGCCGATGACCCGACTGCATTGCGTGCCTTCACCCGATAATACCAATACAGCCCTCCCAGGGCACTATCTGTGAACTGGGTGACGTTGGCACTCACCGTTGCATAGAGTTCCCAGTCACCGGCCGCCGTTCGTCTCTCGATGGCAAAATCGACTTCGTTATTGGCGTTATCTGTCCAGGTCAAACGCCGGGTAGTCGATAGAATCTCGACATTCAGATTCGTGGGAACTGCCGGCAAGCCTATGGCGACCGTGATCGAAAGGGCCTGGTCGTCCGTCTGGGGCGTGTCCATGGAGTCTGTGGCGCGGACCGTGAAGTTGGATGTTCCTGGGCTGCCCGTGGGTGTGCCCGAGATCTCGCCTGTTGCCTGTGTCAGGTTTAGGCCAGTGGGCAAAGAGCCTACCACGATACTCCAAGAGATCGGTTCCTTTCCGCCTGCATAGGCTAATGTTTGGCTGTAGGCTTCGTTCTGCTCAGCATCTCCCAGGGAGTCCGTCGTGACGATCAGATCGCCATAGATGGTGATCGAAAGAGCCTGATCATCGTAGAGGCCGCCTGTGGCTGTGCAGCGAACCGTGAAATAGGAGATGCGAGGGCCGGTCGTGGGTGTTCCCGAAATTTCGCCTGTGGATGAGTTCAGGTTGAGTCCGCCAGGAAGAGTACCCGCCGAGATGGACCAGGTGTAGGGTGTGACGCCGCCCGTCGCTTGAACGGTCTGACTGTAGGCCGTTTCAACGATACCATCTTCCAGGCTGGTTGTGGTGATGGTGGGCGGGGAACCTCCTAGCGTTCCTCCACCAAAATTATCAAGACGAAGATCGGGTCCACCTTGGCTGATGTAAAGAAGGAGATAGCCAGCGTTGTCGTATGTTGGATCTGTGTAGTTGAAGACTTCAGCCCAGGACCCAGCTGGGGGCTTGTGATAAACCCTAATGAGATCTCCTATGACAGATAGTCCAACAGAGCTACCTGAAGTCAGGCCCGCAACTTGAACGTGAGTGAGATAATCAACACCACTGGGGGTGTAGCTCCAGAGACCAATGCTATCGTTGGGACTAGAGTTCCAAGCAAGGATGAAGTAGCCACTTGAAGTGGTGCCTGCATCTGGAGCAGAGGCCCGGAAGTACAGACGGAAATACTCCGTGTGGCCACCGATGCCATCCCAAGCCAGTGTGGGGACATCAACATAAGCCTCCAGATCGGGCCCATATTGAGTGTTCCAAACTGCCTGTCCGCCCGGTCCATCCTCTCCAACTTGACCGGAGATAACCTTGATGCCAGGCGCTCCGCTTGGTGTAGCCCATGAGGAACTCGGTGGTGGGCCCTCATTCGCCCGATTGAAATCATCCAGGATGGGAGTTTCCGGGAAGGCCATCAGTCCTCTCCCGTCCAGATGCCATGATTCAGCACGGTGCCGCCCTTGACGCTTACTGGACAATCTGAGATGAGCGTACCAGGATAGTGACCGTTAATTCCGATGGCGTTTGCGCCGTTCGATACGAACTTCACCGAGAAGCCATGACAAACTGCGTCCAGCGCCATTGTGATGGCCGTCCCATTGAAGCCGGAGAAGTTCAGGTAAGCCTTCTTGGATAACCCGGTCAGGGCAACTCCTTCAGGGACGGTAATGCCGGCCGTCATTGTGATTTCCCTGGAAGGAAGCCGCACGGCGCTGCGTGGCAAAGCAGCCGCCAGGGCCGCCACCAGGCCCGCCTGGGTCGCATCGTAGCCCGTTCGAGTGCCGTCTTTGAACAGGACAATGTTATTTCGGGCAATCCCAGCCGCCATCTCGGAGATGTCCACTCCGTCGATTGTGATGCCTGGATCGACTCCCAGGTTTCCTTCCAGGTCACGACTACCGTCAATTTTAAGGAACTGGGGAGCTTGAGCATCATGTAGTTGGCCCAGGTGATAGATGCTATCCAGTTCGTGCGGCTCCAAGCCCATCGCCACAGAGCCAGCCGGAACGACCGCTTGTGCTTGTGCATCGGCAGCCACACCGCTGTTTGAGACGACCAACATATTGCTTCCCGGAATCCGCTCAACAAACACCTCTGAGTTGTAGGCCACACTCACGCCAATCGGGACCCGGGCCCGCTCAACCGAGCCACCTGACACCCGTACCAAGCATGTCCCATCGATCGTATTAGCATCCAGGACACGTGCTCGCCAGGTACGGGTTTGCGATTGATTCTCAATCGCACCCGAGAAGGCTGCTTTAGTGTCTGAGTGAGGCTGTCCGAGTGGCATCTTTAGATCTCGTGAACCGTGATGGTGCTGCCGGACACCACGCTATCGTTGGCGGCCTTGTTGATTGTCCATTCGACTGCTTCGACTTGCCAGTTCCGGCCGTCGTAAGAGATTGAGTCCCCCATTTCCAAGAGCGGGTGGAACTGGGTTGAGATGCCCATGCGGGAGCGGGCGGCAATCAAATCCCGCAGCACATAGGCTTCCTCGGCGGCAATTTCCGGGTCGGTCATCAGATTCGGATCATCCTTCTTGACGAAGAAGTGTCTCCACGTCCGATGTAGCCCAACGCTGTCGAATACATCCCGCTCTGTCCAGGCTCCCACCAGCCGATAGTGAGAGGGAACGAGCATATCGTTTTTGATATTAGACTTTCGGCCTCGGCCAAGAGGGATTGCCCAGTCTGGTGTCCAGCCGCCACCACTCGGGTCCTCAATAGGGATTCGGCCAATCAGCACATGATCATTGAACCGGGCCAGGGGTACGCTCCGGGAAGCACCCACAATGCGGCCCAGGCCAGCCCCTACCCTCTCGCCTGGATCGACCGAGAAGTAGGGCACCAGCCGGTGAAGTTCATCCACCCAGATGTTGTCCAGGGTGATCGCGTTGGCCCCATTGCCCGCGAAGCAAACCTTGTAGGCGGACGATGCGGCATTGAAAAGAGGGGCCGAGCCGCACAGCACAAGGGTATCGTTCATGTAGACGGCCACGGTCAGCCAGTCAAGGACGTTGGCGGCATCCTTGTCCTTGGCAAACGATAGCCCTTCGTACCGTCGAGTGGTGACTGCAACCTTCAGTAGCCCGCGTCCCAACCCGTGCGGGACTTCCCGGACGAATGTGCCGGCTCCTGTATTGACCGCCAGATGAGTCTCGGTATCTGTCCACTTGACCTCAATAGGCCAAGCGCTGGCGGGATCACCGGCCGTCAGGCCGACCCGCCCAAAGTCTGAGAAGATTTCAGCCTGGAAGATGATTGGCAGCGGGAATGTGAGAATCGAGGCGATGGTGCCCGTGCCGGTATACTGGCCCAGAACCTCGGTCATCGGGTTGATCACCGTCCATTTCGTGGTATCTACATCGGCAGTACACCGATCCTCCAGGGCTGCACGCCGATCCACAAGATGTTGGCCGGAGAAAGCGTACAGCGCGTGAATGGCATCCTGGGCACTGTACACTGGCTGGCCGTCCGAGAAGTCCGCGTTGCCGAAGTAGATTCGCGGTGGGGTGACCTCTTTGGAAATGGAAACGTCGTCCACATAGTAGACCGTAGGAAGATCGGTTAACCAGAAGCCTCTCTTGTCCATAAACCAGACTTCACAATAGCTAATGTTCTTGGCCTGGTCTGTCTCAACGTTCCAAACCCACTCTTCCCACTGTGCCCGTGACTTAAACGTCGTCGTTGAGGACTTGACCTTTGAGCCATCTGTGTAGAACAGTCGTACTCGGACTTCAACCTGGGCGTCATCAGAAGTGTCCTCGTCGCCCGACTCGATCCAGACGTAGGCTTTGATCTGGAGTTTCAACCCCTGCCCTGTCAGGCCCGTCATCAGGTAATGAACGCCTGAGTTGTTTGAGTCGGGGTCAGTCGTCACCTTAATGCAGCGGGGTGACCGTCCTTCAGGGACCGCGGCTGTATTGATCACGGTGGCGTTATTGTCGCTCAGCCAATTGGTCGTTGTCCCATCCTCGGCATCCCCGTTCACAGCTATGTCTAGCCTGTCGGACAAAGCAGAGTAGGCTAGGAAGCCGGCTGCCCCAATCGTGAAGGGACGCCCCATAGTGCCCCCTTCCATGGTGACACTGCGTGGGTTGTCTCCATCCATAAAATCATTGTCACCCATCCCGTAAGCCTCGGCCTCGAATAGTTGCTCAGGGGCACCGGCTTGTGTTGGGTCGGTCATCCAGAACACCTTAATGAGACTGTACTTCCAGACGATGATCAGCCGGGAAGAATAGTATTTGGGGTATGAGTTGTTGACGTTCCGAGTCGTGGTCGCTACGACTGTCTCGATGTTCGTCGTGACACCTTTGGTGCGTTTGACCAGCTCAAACGTAAAGATGTTGTTTGGCGGGGCAGCCGTCTCCTTTCCCGGCTTGTAACGAACAAACCACAGATTATCGTTGTCCTGGATACGAAAGCCCAAACCTGCATACTCTGTCCCAGAAGCAACCTGGGTTGGCTGTATCCCCAGGACACTCATGTTGACCTGGTTGATGGACTTATAGAATGAAATCTCAGCCGTCAGTGTCCCTAGGAAGGCACGGCTGATGAATGTAGTATAGGCAGCCCCTTCTTTCCCATTTGCTTCCATCGACAGGCCGCCAGTACTGCCCGTCCAGGATCCGCCATGCAAGGCCGTATGCCCCAAGCCCGAGGCACCCAGAGTATCGTCTGTCGTCCTGGGAGCATAGTTGTCACCCCCGAAGGCCAAGCCTGGCCACTCAGTCGCGTCCGATGTACCGACCAAGCCGGGAAGATTGCTGGAGTCCCGCACCGCAATCGGAAGTCGGATGACGGGCAGGGAATGATCTTCATCGACACTGATGACATCCCCTTCCAGGACAGAAACCAAGCACTCCCCCACACTGGTCCAGAAGCCGGCCTTTATCTCAGCGCGTAACGCTCTCAGCGGAGAAGAGCCGAGAAGACGGCTCGGTTGGGTCAATACCTCCTCTGGATTGGAGAGGACGAGACTGATCTGACGAGAGGCCGTGATCTGGCCGCCCAGGCTCAGGACGTAAGGCGTCACATCTTCCACCAACTGATCGTCCGGGTCCGGGATAAAGGAGGTCGCGTTTGCTCTCTTGACACCCATCCCAGAACTATCAGCTTGGTACTCACCACCGACGAGATACATGAATCGCCCGTTCCGCACGATCGGCATCGGGAAACAGGCATCCACATTCGCCTTAGTGCCGATGTCCATGTAAAAGATGGGGTTCTCCCAGTTGACCCCATCCAGACTTTTCGTGATGGCCTGCCCCACTACCCCACCGTACTCTTTGGCGTAAGTCATGAACACCTCGTCCCCATCGACATATCGGGACAGTTTCACGTTCTCGCGCACGATAGCTTTCTTGTTGTCGGCCACGTCAAACAGTCGGTGATCCGACCAGGTTTTGTTCACGTAATCGAACTTAAACAGGACAATGCCCTGCACCCTCTGCTCAACGGCAACCATCTTGGTGCCGCTCACGGTGTAGTCTGTGATCGGCGGCAAGTCGGTCACCATCGCAATGATGTCGTACCCCTTACTGGGTAACCGCACGGCGTCAAAGCTGCGTACCTGGTATGGCCAAAGAATCTCGCTCCACGACCAGATGTACTCGTTGGTCCCACCGGTCGAGTCTACATACCCCAGACGCCAATTCCCATTGTTTGTGACAGCAATCACGTGCATCTGGTGATCGTCCACAACGGCAGTCTTCTTGAGCATGCCCGTATAGGGCGTCATGCCCTGAACGATGTCGGTTGTGGAAGAGATGAGGGAGCCGTTCTGGAAGCGCTTGACGTAGAGAAATGCGCCCGCCACTTCTGTATGCACAATGTCCGTGATGGCGGGCGAAGCGAGACTCTGTGCTGCGGACACGCCAAACACGCCAAACGACTCGGTGTACGAGCCAGCATTTTGCCAAGTCTGATCGCCTGAATCTTCCAGGCTCAGCCGGCGCAATCTCAGAATGGTGTTGTCGGTCGGGTCTGCAAATGCGGCAACGATGTTGCTCACCCCCGAGTACAGCCCAATCGCGGCATCGAAATCAGATAAAGAGGTCGTGTAGAAGTGGGGCCGGTTGCTCCAGTTGGGCGCGTAAGGCTTCAGGGTGACTTTCAGGGATGGGGCTGCGTGCGCGTCATCCACCGCCGCAAGCAATGCAGTGTACTGGGCAGCCGTCAATCCGCTTTCCGCCTGCGAGATCATGTAAGGGTGTCCTCCATGACCCGGATCGTGACTGTCCAGTATTCCTGGGCCGGGGTGAGTTGTCGAATAGGAGGCTCAATGACCATCAGACACCGGTAGCCATTCCCGGCATCTCGATTGACCGGGAAAGTGGGAGCGTCGTCGTGCAGGATGGGCATGTAGTAGCAGGTCTCGCCGGACAGGGCAATCAAGGCGTCCTTCTCGGCGGGCGTGGCAGTCACCTGCATGATGGCATCCCGGAACGTTACAATGTCTCCAGCGTTCCTCAAGCGATGGACATGCAATGCACCCGTCAGACTGCGTTCCTGGGAGACGGCTGCGGTCAAGCGTTCCTCGGGTCCGGGCTGGGCCACATGGTACATCGTTGAGTCATGTACCGGTTCATCGTCACTGTCCAGGAAGAGGTGTATGTGGTTGTGGATGATACTAGCCACTCGTCAACTCCTGAACAGCCCGATTTACATTTGCGACGACCGCCTCAGTCAATCGCTCGAAGGCACGGAAAACAGTATCGTGTCCCTTGAAGTAGGGCTGGTGGGCGCTGCCCAGCGCCCCACTGATGTCTAGCACGATCGCGTTCAGTGAGTTTGCCAGCTTCCCGTTCGGGTCCTTGATGTCTTCTGAGAAACGATCGAACCGATAGCTCATGGCCGAGGTCAGGACGCCTATCTGATCCTGAAGGCGAATGACTTCCGCTGTGTGCAGCATGGTCTTGATCAGCGAGACGGCCTGGGCTGCACTCTCAATCTCGAACTGCTTCTTCCGGTCCTCGAAGGCTTTGACCTGCAGGCCATTGGTGATGCTAAAGTGCTTGACCGATTCGTCATGGCGAAGTTTCGCCATCTTCTGGTCTTCCTCAAACTGCTTGGCGCGTAAGCCGAACTGCTCTTCGTCCAGCTTGCCCTGCTCAAGCAATCGTTCCAAGGCACGCGCCAGATCCTCTTCAGCCCATTCCCGGCGTGTGTCGATACGATCCTTCTCTTTGCCGAAGTCCTCTTCGGCCCAGCCCCGACGTTCTTCGAGCCGGTTGCGTTCCCGGTTGAAATCTTCTTGGGCCCACTGCTGTCGTTCTTCTAAGCGTTCCCCTTCCCGGCCCAACTGCTCAACCTGCATCCCATATCCAACGACGCCGCGTTCCCGCTGTCGGGACAACTGCCTTCTTTCCCGGCCCGTGGCGTAGCGCATGGCCGTGTCAATGTCCTCCATCTGCCAGCCGAAGGAGAGAGCTTGCTGCGACCCCTGGAAGGCCAGGTTCTCACGCTGCCATCCAAATTGAGTCTGTCCACGTTGGAAGTTGGTCGTCAGGTCTTGCAAGCTCTGGGTGAAGCGCGTCATGCTGCGCTCGAAATTCACCGTCAGATCCTGCTCCTGCCAGCCCAACCCAGTCATCTGCCGCTGGTACTGCCGTTGAACGTCCTCTTCGGTGCGGCCCCGCTGTATGCCGGATACTCTCCTCTGCTGCTCCAAATTCTCGTAGAACTGCCGATAGCCCAGGCCAGCGGCTCCCATGCGTTCCAGGTCAGCATACTCACCGCCCATCCCCTGGAAGGCATCGGCGCCCCGGCCCAGCCAGCCGTAGTTCATCGTCCCGGCCTGCAACTGGAATTGGCGTCTCTGCGCCCGGGCGCCTTCCCCAAGTTGCGCCTGCTCAATGTTGAAGCCGCCTGTGAAGTCGTAGCCGCCGATCTGACCGCCCAGCTGGTAGACCTGTTGCCGCCCCAGTTGCGCCAACTGTTGCTGGTACTGGAACTGCTGATAGGCGCGGTCGGCCATGCGTGCCTGTGATTGCGCCTGAACCAGATTCATGCCCGTGTCGATAGGGGCTGTCGTCCGGCCGTACAGCCGTTGGCCCATTGCCCAATCGGACGGGGCGAACATGGAGACATCCGTCGTCCCGGCCCTCTGAAGCGTTTCCGGCTCAACCTGAATCAGTGATCGGAAGTCTGGTTGCGTAGTCGGGATGGCTCTCTGGATGACCTGCTGTACCTGTCCCATTTGGGCAGCGATGGCTTGCCCGGCCCCGAAGATGCCTCTTTGCCCACCGACCGCTGCGGCCCGGATGGCTGTTTCCGGGAAGAGGAAGCTCGCCCCTTGCTGCATGAGAGAGCGATCCCTATCTCTCTGCTCTCTTGCCTCCTGAGTAATGTTCTGCTGCGCCAGTGTCATGTCCTGCATCCGGGTTGCTTCGGCTCGAAGGTTCTGGGCAAACTGGGCCTGCTGCAACTGCGGCTGCATCCCCTGAAGGCGGGTCGCTTCCCGGCTGATGGCAACCGGGTCGAGCGATCCAACCCGGGTGAGCATGGTTCTCTGCTCAGGAGACAGGTTGGTGATCAGGTCGGGTGTCAGGGCTGGCAGTTGGACGCCATACTGCTGCGCTAAGCCGCCGATAGGACTGATCTGGCCGAGATTGAACTGGGCCCTGAGTTGCTGTTGTGGGGTGAGCGAAATCGCCTGCTGAATTGTTCCAGCAAAGCCGGCCCCGCCCCATTCCATGCCGGCCGCTCTTGCCATGCCCACGCCGAGCCCCATGCGCTGCTGTTGGAGCTCAGGCGGCAAGAGCATCAATTGCTGCATCGCCTTGATGGACTCAGGCCGCATCATCGTCTGCAAGTCCATCCCAGTTGCCTGAGCCAGCAAGGCGCCCACCTTGACACCTGTGCCCGCTTCCATCGGCTGCCGGATCGCTTCCATGCGGGCTTCAAGTTCTTTGCCGAACCGGGAGTAGTCGGCAAATTTCTTCATCTGCTCGGCAGCTTCCTGAGTGGCCTTGGACCCTTCTCGGCTCGACCCTTCGGCCCGTTCTGCCCACATCGCGCCCGTGCGTTGTGCATCCTTCCAGACATCTGCGCTTTGTGAGAGACTTGCCACCAGGAGACGTGCACCCGTGTCGATTCCACCGAGAAGCTGGTTGACGATCTGACCAGCGGTTATCCCCTGTTGCCGGCCAATCGTCTCATCGTAGATGGCGCCACCGAGCGCAATCCCACCTGTCAGAGGCCCTGTAATAGCGCCTCCACCGGCAAGACGAGCGCCGAGAAGAGCACGGGTGCCCAGGATGCCGGCTCCCGTCCCAGCAACTCGCCCTATGGAAGCGCCCGTCTCGCCTCCTTGTGCCTCTCCAATGTTTGCTCCAGCCTCTCCCAAGAGCTCGCCGCCCAGCAGTCCTATGCCAAGGGCACCTCCCACAAGGCCACCCCCTACACCAGCCCCCCGTAGCGCCAATCGCCCCAGGGCACGTCCTTCCAGGGCATACATTCCTCTCAGGGCCGCTGTCTCACCAAGTCCACGCACACCACGTGCCAAGCCGCCTGCACGACCCACCACCCCACCTGCGATATTCTCGGCCAGGCCCGTCATGGGCCGACCCAAAACACCAAGACCCGCCATACTTGCAAGGCGACCGCCACCGGCCAGAGCAAAAAGACTACCCAGTCCTAAGCCACCAGCGGCCAGGGCGTAAGAGCCCAGTGAGGGCTGATCAGGATCTTCCATTCCAAGAACGCCCGAGGTGGCCTCCATGACGGGTCCCATGATGTCCCATCCAGCCCGACCGACCGACAGACCAAACCTTTGAGCCGCAACCTGCCCACGTCTGACGGTTCCGGCTGGCCCAAAGAAGCCAGCGGGTCCGCCCATCATAGCAACGTCCTGCTGTTGGCCACCTAGGAACTTGGCGTAATCGTCCATGCGCCCTGTAATCTGGCCGCCTGTCATACGCCAGGCACGTTGCAGGTTCCAGGCGGCAAAGGCGATCTGACTGACATCGCCCTCACCAAAGATACGACCCATGGCGCTGCGCGCCGATCGTTGGAGAGCGGCCCTGGATAGCGGGTCTTGATCCTCGGCGCCCGCTTCCCGGAGTTGGACGATTTGTTGTCCAACCGCTCTTCTCTGCTCAGGCGTGAATCCCAATTCCTGGAAGAGGCCCCGCAGGCTGCGTGCGGCCTGTATGTCCCCCTGCGGGCCGGCCGCGGCCATCATCTCCTGTGCCCATTTCCGTTCAGCAGGAGCCTCCCTACCCTGCTGGATGCGCTTCAGGACATCCCCGAAATCCTCAGTGTGTCGGCGTGCCGTTTGAAGGGTCTCTCCGAAATCTTTGAGATACTTGTTCGTCTCCTTCTGTTGGATCGCGGCGGCCGCAATCTGCCGGAAGTTCTCGGCGGTCGACTCGGGCCCCACTGCCCCACCACCGAGTGTCTTCATTTCCGCGAATCGTTCTGCAATGAACTTCTCGGTCACCCGGCCCGATTCGAGACGGCGGAACGTCTCGGCCGCGGCCGGAGTCATCTTGCCTTGGAACATCTGCTCAAGTACACCGCCTTCGTATCTTTCTCCTCCTTCAGTTGTGCCAGGCGGGAATGTTTCTGCCATGGCCTGGCCGAAAGTCTGTCCCTCTTTGATGCGCTGTCTGATGATCGACAACTGCTCCTGAAAGCGCTCACCCCCGTACTTATAACCAAGATTCTTTGGACGTCCCTGGTACATAAGAACCCGACCGATGGCTCTCCCAACATCTCCCCCTTCCTCGGTGAGGAGCTTGACGAAATCACCCATCGACTGTGCGGCAATGTCGGCTGGAACCTGGCCCGGCTCTTTGTAGCCGGTCGTCGTCGAGGCTTCCCGTTCGGCTTTTGCTTGTGCTCGCCGACGAGCAACAAATTCAGCCGTCTCAATCCCGCTTCCTTCCTGGAAGATGCCGGCTGCGCGAGCCGATTCTCCAGGGGTAACCCCACCTGGTGTCTGGGGCGTGAGCCTCGGCTCGGGTGGTGTCTCAGGCTCAGGTGGTATTGCCATCACAGGCGGTCTTCTACTGGGTGGCTTGCGTCCACCGCCTCCCTGGGCACGAGGAGTTGGCGCTGGGGCAGTCGGATCGAAACGAGCTGCTAGTTCTTCAGGGCTCAACTCACCAGACACACGAGCCTTCATGGCCGCGTCCAGCCGATCCCGTTCCTCCTTGGCTATCTTCCGCCGCGCCTCTAGTAGCTCGCGTTCTTCGTCGTTTATGTTGGCTAGGTTCCCAGAAGAACCTGGATTGTCATACTCATCGAGGCTTGGAACTCCCACTCCCAGACGGATACGCTGCATCGCCTCCCAGGATTTCTGGCGGAACGCTTCCAGGCCACGGGAGACTGTCTCAGTCACGTAAGTCGGAAGCAGGCCAGCGGAAGCCAGGTCGGACAATAGTCCACGAGCTCTCTCTTCCTCGTCCTCAGACTTTTCGCCTGTCACCCAAGGCGCGATATTGCCGCTTTCCAGACGTTGGGCGGCTAGCATCGGGGTTGCTAGGCGCTCGAAGAAGCCGAATCCACCGGTCGGCTGCCGTCCCTTAGCGGTCTGCTGGAAGTTGGTGTACTGTGGATTGTTGATGACATCTCGCATGATGCCACGCAGCCAGGGCGCTTTACTCTGAACACCCCGGTTGGTGATACGAGTGCCAATCACGGCTGTCAGAGGGCCTGCCTCTTTCCAGAAGCCCTGCTCACCGCCCATCCCCTGAATTAGGTCGTTGACCAGCTCTTCGGTCACGTCGTCACGGGTGACCCCCTCAAGCCTCTTGGCAATTCCTGTTCTCGTCTCAGGATTGGACGAAAGGAGGGTTGCCACGTCCCGATGCCAGGCTTTGTTGAGCTGTTCTTTAGTGGGGTCGGCAAAGCCACGGAACTCCTCGGCTTCCAGGACAGCCCGGATGATCTCCTTGGGGAGGGCCTGGAAGTCAACTTCTCGCTCGGGCGGCTTGCCCATTGTGGGATCGAGGGTTTCCCGAATCTTGCCGCGTACCCGACCTCGGCTGGTCGGGTCGTCTTCCCCGCCCGTCCTCAACGAATAGGAGTTCATGATGCCCATCAGGGTTCTCATGCCGGACGAGACCGGCTCGTCCAGAGAAGCTTGATAGGCGAAATAGGAGGTACGCGCCAGAGTATCCTGTTCGCTCTGGGTGTTCATACCCATCGACTTCATCGCGATGGACAGGTTCCTTACAAACGGGTTGAACACATCGCCCCGCTGCTTCTGGGCAATCTGCTCGACGAGGTATGCCTGACGAGCGTCCTTGGTGGTGACCGAGGCGTTCATCTGCTCCAGGCTACCAAAGAACTCATCGGCCGTCTTGGGCGCCTTGCCGACATTCTGCATCCACTTGGCGAGTTCGGATGCCTTCATGCCGGTTCGTCTGACCAGATCATCCTCAACCGTCAAGTAGTTCTCCCAAGTGCGCTGACCGTGTACCTGCTCACCGGTCACCAGCTCCAGGAACCGGAACTGCCGTTCCAGGAACTCTTCCTCTGTGGATCTCCTGGCGGCCTCGCCCGGCGTGGTGATGGACTTGCCAATCTTGAACACGGTGGCCAGGAAGAGAGCCACCTGGTCCCCATCTGCGTCCCCTTGGAAGCGGTTGGCGATCATCTGGGAGAAAGCCATCCCCTGGAAGTTCCGAGGAACGGGGATTCCCAAGCGGCCCGCCTCGGCGGTCGTCACGATCCGGAAGCCCGGCATGGACGTTACGCCTTGTAGCACGTCTGGTCGCCTCTGGCCCAAGGCGGTCATACCTGTCTCAACGTACCGATCCAGTGCCTCCTGGCTCATATCCCCTGAAGGCATACCGGTCAGTTCCCGCAACGCTTTTTCACCAACGATGACTTCCATAGGACGGGCGCCGGGAATGAAGGCATACGTCCCTTCTGTCCCCATGCGACCTGTCACATCTGAGGAGACCAACCCTTTCGCCACGGCCTTTGTGCCCATCAGTCGATTCATCCGATCACGTACCTGGCCGAAGGCACGCGCCTCTTCATTTGAGCCGGCCCGGGCTTTGACGAGCGTCTCGTAATAGTGGATGATCGCGTTATGTTCCTCTTGGGGGAACACGTCCTTCTCGGTGCCGGGAATGGGGTTGACCATTCCCGTGACTTCACTCGGAACGCTCATGATCGACATCTGCGGCAATGGCGGAGTGATCACTCCGCCCCCAATGTCAACATACCGGCCTGGCGTAACCTGAGCCATCTTCTCAACAAACGAGAGCTCAGATGGTAGCTTGGCGATCTCTTCTCGGAGGTCTGCTAGGCTGACGACATTCATGTCCTCGCGAGTGGTTGGGTCCCGTGAGGCAGTAGCCGATTTCAGCAGACTCTCGTAATACTGGCGCTGGTGCCCTCCTTCCCGGAGTGCCCTTTCGGCCATACGAGGCGGCATGGCCTGCAACTCACCGAGCGTGGCCTGAGCCCGGCCCGTCCAGAGTTTCTCCATCTGGAACATGCGGCCGCCGACCGGCATCGCCCCCTGGAAGGTGACTTCCCGACGCTCGTTCCGATTCTGCCGCCAGTCATCCCAGTCGATCTGGCCCAACGACTCCCGCCCATGAACACGGGCGTAGGTTTCGGCCTCCTCGTAGCTGACCGGGATACTCATGCGGACGTTCTGCTTCACCATCTGCTGCTGAATGGCTCGTCCGATTTGGATGATGTAGGGGTCTAGTTTTTCGCCCCAGATCAGGCGTTTGCCGGTGATGGCCGCCTTGCTCTTCCGGGCCCACTCCCGTTCTTCGGGATCATAGTCCTCGACCAATCCTTCTTTGTAAGGGTCAAGACCCATCGACTGAAGCGTTTTAGTTAACAGCTCAAAGCCGCGTTTCTTGGTAGCGTAATAGTCACTCACCAGCGAGAAAAGTTCCTGACGAGGCGCTTGTGCAACTGGCATCAGCGCTTCAATGTTCAGGGCACCCCCCTCAACCCGTTTATTCAAGTCCTCGTAGGCCATGCCAACCGCTTTGTTTCCGAGCCAGGACTTGATCAACTCCTGCTCACCGCTAACCTTCCCCACGCCCTCCACCCGCAGCATGGACTCGCCACTCTCATAATGCTGGAAGGCGCGATTGACTGCAAACTGCATGAACTGCTTGGCCTTGAACGCTATCTCCCGGGCGTGCCCCAGCCGCCCCAGGGGGATTGAGCCACCGGTCTGCCGGCGATAGGCTTCCTCGTCCGGTGTAAAGTCCACACCCGAAGGAAGAGGGATGTCTTCCTGGTGGGGAAGGACAAAGCCGCCCTGGGCATCCATCTGCCGCATGGTTGCGGCGTCCATCAACATCATGCCTTCTGGCAAGTTCGGGGTGTACCCCACATTGAAGTGGATGCCTCGCTCAGAACGAGGAGCTCCTTCCATGCGGAACGGGGAGATGATGTTCCGACCCGTTTCAGGGGCCGCCGAGAGCATGTAGTCCCGGCGTGCAGCCATCGACACCCGTTTGCGGATCTTGGCAATCTGCTCCAGCAGAAGACCCGCTCTGATTCTTCCCGGCGTAGAAACATGGCCGGGAAGAGCCTTGTTGAGTTGCTCAATGTCATAGCCCAAGCTTGGATCACGTCCACGTGCCACCAGGCCGCCCGACTTCTCGTACCATCTCTGGACGGTCATCGGGTCGCCAGACTCGCGTTCCTGACCTACTTGGTTGATCTTCACAGCCAACTGGTTCAGGGCTTCTCCGGCCGCGGTCGACGTCTCGCCAAAGACAGGCCCGACTCTGGGCATCCCTTCCATGAGCTTGCGGCGTCTCTCGTTCACGAGACGCATGGCCGCCCGGGGAGTCATCCCCTCTCCAATGGATTTACGCCACACGTGCATCAACTCCGAGAAGATCTCGGGCTGGACGGGCCTCATGCCGGCTTCAAACTGGACGGGCGTGACAAGCACATCATCGATCGTCGGCTGGCCACGGAACTCACCCAATCGCCCTTCCTGGACGACCGGCATCTCCCCCGTTTCCTTCTCGGAGGCAATGTCGGGCAGAATGAAGCGGCCGCCCTGGGTGAGAATGGACTTGGCTCCCAGAATCTCTTTGACGCGGCCGTAGGCCACACGTGCAAAGCCCAGAGGGGATGTTTCGGCAACTGGCTCGGTTGGCTTTTCGGCAGCCCTCTGCGGGAGACGGGTCGGATCAAAGCTACTGACCCCGATCTCTTGCATATGAGATTGAAGCTCTTTGATAGCCTCTTCTTCCGAGAAGTCTCCCTTCCGGGCGCCCTTCGCCAGCATGCCGGCGATCTCGTACAGCGCCCGCATATCTCGCCGCCAAGCAAACGGGATGACAGGCGAGCCGGGTTCGCCAGTGCCTCTCTCGAACTCACTCAGTCGATGGGGGTGAAATCCAGTCCACTTCTCAATGAGACCTGCCTCATCAGAGGCGGCACGGATGGGGGTATAGAGAGTGCCGCCGGGCTGAAACTCTTTGGCCTCGGCCACAGGCCGCTCAGAATAGGTGATGTTCTTAACCGGTACTAGCTCCGAGGAAAGATGAGGGATTTCCTCGACGTTCTGACCCGTCATACGCCTCATGATCTGGCGGGCGTACTCAACCCGGTTCTCTTCGTTCAGGCCGTGCCAAGCGACGATGATGTCTGTCGCAATGGTCTTGGGAGCAAAGAACAGGCTGGCCTTTGCTCCTGGGGCAAGGCTTTCTCGGAGTGCGTGGGCATACATTTGGGGCTGGAGAAAATAGCCCTCTTCCTTCGGGGTGCCGGTGTATTTCTCAGGCTGGAAGTGGACCTTCTCGGTGGGCGTGGAGACCTTAACGTCTGAGACGTTGATGATCTTATCGCCACCGTTCCAGAGCACGACGTCAGGCCGTCCCTTATAGGGAATATCGTAAGCTCTGCCGGTCAGCCCCTTGATCTGAGTGGAGATACGCGCAACGCCCGTCCCGGAAAGAGTCTCAGGATGGGCTTTTACGAAGGGGATCAGTGTGTCTGAGACAAACTGATCGAACTCTTCACCGTGCTTGATGTCTTCAGATGACCAGAAACCCTGCTTGGGATCGCTGGAGAGGTAGGGCCAGCCTTTAGCGGAATAAGCGGCCGCGCTCGGTCTGACTTCGGGACGATCAGGAGGAGGCATCGCTAGGTCCGGTTGAAGAGGTTTTGAAGATCATTCTTGCCGTTCCCTTGTTGGAACTTCTGCTCCAGGACTTGATCCATCCACTCTCGGAAGTCGGACTCGCCCGAGGCGCACGCCTCGAACTCGTTCATCAGGATGTGTGGCTGTGAGGCAACACCACCTGGCCACCACAGGCTGTTCCAGGTTCGGCACTTGCGATAGAGCCAGTAGACCTCTGGCATCTTCTGAACTCCCTCCGGGAAGAGGGCTGACTCAGGCACCATGGAGAAGGTGTTGCCGAACTTGAGGCGTTCGGCTTGGTAATACTCGTACTTGAGTGCACCCGCTACCGCCTCCTGAATCTGGCGATAGTGGGCGCTCATCATTTTGCTTGCTGCCAGTCCCAGTCTGGATTGAACTGACGAACCGCCCGATGGATGGTCTGGGCAACCAACGGGTGGAGCTTGCCCCATATCGAGGTGAACTCCTCCCACTTCATGATGTTGGCCGGCATCTTGGGGAAGACCGGCTTTCCGTTGCGTTCCAGGTTGCCCACGTCTTGCAGAGTCCAGTAGGCTTCGTGCTGGATCCGCTCACGCCAGTTATCATCAATCACTTCAGACACGGCCAATCCGCTTTCGTCGGCCCCGGTGTATCGTACCTCTCGTTTCGACTGCAAATCCGTTCTCCGGATCTGATCTTCTTCGGTCGCCTGCCGGACAACGACCCACACCCGTTTGGCGTCCCGTTCCTCGTCAGGAAGGCCGTCCAACTGTTGGTCTTCCAGGGACTTGAAAGCTGGCGAGATGTCGGCCAATTTGATCGGCTCACTGATGGTCGGATAGAGTGCGAGATCCATGGTATCTCCTGGTGGGTAGGGGGATTGCTCCCCCTACCCGGCTCGATTAGCTGGTCGGTATGGCATACGCTGCGCTGACGGTATTCTGGAAGCGCACCTCGGCGTAAGGGGGGCTCACCGGCTTCTGGACGGTGCCGAGAAGAGTGATGATCACTGGCTGTCCAGCCGTGAACGGCAGAGCACCCTGCAACGCCCAGGACACATTCCCCTGGGTGGTGCGAACATTCAGGGCGAACTGCCGTGCGCCCGATAGGTAAGTCAGGGGACTGTAAGCCCGGAAGTCCACGTCTCCCGTGAAGGGAGAGGCCGAGAATCGCTTCCCGGTCGTCGAGTTGGTGATCAGAGCCCGATATAGATCGTAGTTGCTGATCAGGGCTGTCGCCCGGAACGTGATCTGGCGTGTGATGTTCGGGAAGTCTAGAGGACTGTACTCCCCGATGATCATGGCCTGCTCGACCGGCAGCAGAGAGTTCGTGATGGTCACCGTCAGACCCGAACACTGCAACTGCTCGCCCTCAATGATGACCTGCGACTTCGGATCGGCTGCGATTGAAAACGCATCGTCGGAGTCGTAAGCATCGGTGAGCCAGTTGATGTTCACACTATGGCCAGCGCCGGCGATCTCGGTTGTCAGGGCCTCGGCCACCGTGATCTTGGCCGTCGTCGCCGTGACGACGGTGAACGTGCCATTGTTACCCGCTTCCGTGAAGCCCGACGTGACGATGGAGTCGCCCGGCTCGAAGCGCTGGAAACCGGATGCCGAGTCGTTGAAGCTGTCGTCTGTGGCACTCACAGAGATCGTGGCCGCCGTGTAGCGTTTCGGGACGAACAGGTCTTCGTCTTCCGGCGAGCGTGCCATCAAGTCCATGGTGGCCGAGAGCACGCCCATCGACGGCAGGTTGAGCTCTAGGCTGCCGATACGAGCGTCCTGCATCTGCTCGCCCAGAGCATCTACGCCCGTGGCCGTCACCCCTTCCAGGAAGCGCCGCACAGACATATACGGCGTGTAGTTGGTCTGGGCCGAGTCGTGGGTGAAGGTGTGGATGTACGAGCCGGTCTCGGCTGAGTCGGCGCCGCCGCCGTCGATGTTGAAGGCGAAGTTGTCTGTGACAGTATCCTTGCCCATGGCCGCCAGGAGTATATGACCGATGTCATCCTGGAGACGAGGCAGGAAGGCGAGTTGGCCGGCTCCCCAGACACCGGTCTTGTACATACCGCGTGGCGTGATGTCCGAGCCCGCTTCTAGGGGTAGGTTCCGGGAAGGCTGTGTGGGGCCGAACGGCGCTGCGGTAAAGGGAAACTTTCGCCAGGCGGGTGTCGCACTCATGAGGTTGTGGTCCCTCTGAATGGCAAGACCGAACTGGGATGCTGCTGCGATGTGAATTTGTCCCATTGGGATTCTCCTGTTGACGACTTAGGTTGCGATCACGACAAGGGGATGCCGGTGGGATAAGGCTTTGGCCCAGTCGTGGTGAGCGCAGACCAGCGAAGGAAGAAGCGGGTGGTATTCGCCGTCTTCGCTCCAGAGTCGTACTCCACCACACCTGCGACCAGGAAGAGGTGTACTCTCTCCCCGTACTCATCCACCAAGTCCCGTATATCCATATTTCTGAGAGCAAACTTAGCACGCGCCAGTGCTTCCTGGATCACGGCGTCCGCCTCAACGGGGTCCTCACGAGATCGGGTGAGGAGCCCGACCGCCTCGACGACCCCCCGGATGAACTCGGAGGTATCACCGCCGATTATGGCCGGTGGCATGTGGAGACCGAGCGTGTTGGCCCTCCGGTCTGCCAGTGTGCCGTCCGTCCAGGCTGTATCCAGGATGGGATCGAAGTTGAGCAACACGAGTGCGATCCGATCCTTTCCAGGATTTCCCTGCGTTCTGAGGTATACCCCGTCCACCCGCGTCGTATTGTTAGCCGACAGGTCGGTCATGCAGACCTTTTTCAGGGTGTCCAGGATTCGCACATTCAGCAGGTGCTTGATGGCCGACATACCCTACCTCGTCTGAGGAGGATGGAGTGCGATCAGGTTCTTATACCAGTTCCACATCTCGCGGGCCTGGGCCGCCCGTGAGTTGTCCACAGGCGTCCCGGAGTCAAGCTTGATGTTGTACTCTCGATTCATGGACGAGGCGACCGCCTGCGGCTGCAGGATGAACGCCCCGGCCAGGAAGGAAAGCGGGTGCTCGGCCCACATGGGAATGTAGATCTCAGGCTGCACCACGAGAACATTCCCATCCCCGTCCAGGCGATACTCTATCGCTGGCCAGGTAGCGTAGTAGTGCAGAACCAGTTCCCGATTGCTCGATGGCGTCTCCAGGTGTAGAACATTTCCCCACACCCAGAAGGCCAACTCCTGATCGGTCTCGCTTCGGTAACCGTCTTCTTGGAAGCGTCTCTTTGCCCATATCTTCGAGTTGGCGGGATCGTAGATCATGCCCATCTCGAAGAAGTCGACGGGTAGGTCGGCCAGCCGGCCTCCTTCCCGGATAACCAGGCTTTGCTCTCGTTCGCGGGCGGTATGGGCGCAGAAAGCATCCTGCGCCCAGTTCCAGGCCGCAATCCTCATTGGAGTGACGTGTTGCGGCGTGACATCGGTCACAGTCACGTCATCCAGGAAGTAACTGAGCTTATCGTTGATCGTGCCCCAGGTCGTGCTCATGAAATTACTGGATGCTCACTGCACCACGATTGGCGAATGACCCTTCACAGAAGAGGACCTCGTACACGTCCGGGTTCTGCTGATTCATTTCGCCGCGCTCCTGCCAGGTGACGCGCTCGATCGAGGGGAAGTCGGCGTTCTCGTCCGTTGGACGATTCCAAACGATCTTCTCGCGTCCTGCCCAGACCACCATCCCACGAGCGCCGACTGCGTACACGGGGTACACATGCTGCGCCTTGGTGACGTAGCCGTACACGCCCGCGGTGACCGCCTCGTTGAACTCTTCGGTGATCGGATAGCGGAACACCAGTCGATTATTGGTTGTATCCACAGCCTGAACTTCCATGATGATCGTCTTGCCGTCCAGGAAGTTCACGCCGTTCGTGATTCCCCAATCACTGGTTCGGGACGCATGCAGCGCCACGAAGTCACCGACCGCAAAGTCACCATCTGAGAAGTCGGAACACTGGACGTAGTGGGTGACGGCTGTGCCGCCCTGACCGGTGAGCCAGATGCCGTCGACCGAGCCGGTCTCGGGATCGGGGGCGCCATCGCCCCAGTTCACCGGGCTGGTGATGTTCACCTGTTTGTCGATCTTGCCGGCACACCACAAGGACATCCCGACCCCGTAGTCCTGGATCGTGATGTTGCGGTACTGGATGACCCCACCATTGATGATGCGCTGATCGTTCAACTGCCGTAGGTCAATCATCCAGTCACGCGCCGGTGAGTTCCATAGATCCCAGTAAACTGAAGTCGGGACCGAGATCAGGACGTTGCTGCGGAAGTCCTGGCCGGGAACCGGGTTGGCGTAATCACCGTGTTGCTTCAGTGTATCCTTGCTGCGGATCGCCATACGCAGCGACATCTCTTCCAGGTACTGGATGTCGAACTTGTACGTGCCCGACCTGTCCAGTGTCCCGAAGTCGTTGGCCGATGACCAGACTGCGCCGTTGCCCAGGAACTTGTACATAGCGTTGTTGAGCACGGCATCTCGGGCGATCTTCTCGTGTACCTCAACGACATTGTTGAGAAGCTGCGCGTTCATGGCCGCCCGGATGAAGGCGTCCGTGTCGTTTCCGAAACGGGTGACCAACTCGTCGGCCTTGTCCCATTGCGCCTTGCCGCCGTAGCGGAACCGGGAACGCAGGCGCCGCTCACGGGTGTCAACGTAGATACCAGACGTGTAGCGCTGGTACCAGCCAATCGGGTTGTGATTGGCGTGCGATGGGATCAGCTCACGACCCGTGTAGAAGAAGTTGTTCAGGCCGACCCCTACGGGAACCTGGACGTAATCCGCCCAGGGTGTGAACATCACGTCGGCTTGGTGGAACCGCGTGTCCACCGATGCGTCTCGTTCATCCCACGTACCACGGTTCCAGGCCGCCATGGGGTGAATGTCGAGATATTGTGCTAGTTCGAGTGCCACTGTGGCCTCCTAAGTTTGAGATTACTGCTTGCCGACCAATGCAGTCCTTTTGAGCTCCCAATTCTTTCTCTCTTCTTCCTGGAGTGCCTTGTCTTTCATGCCGCCTGCAATCCAGGACTCGTGCGCGGCCATCGCCTTCTGGTGATAGAACTCCGGTGTCCCCTCTCCAACGGATTGCTCGGGAGGAGGGGGAACGGTGCCGGGAAGAACGACCGAGGGAGACACCTGCTGCAGAGTGGCCGCAAGGGCCACGGCCTTCGTCTCAAGTTCCTCGGCGGTCATCTTGGAGTTCATGATCAAGTCGAGGATCGGATTCGATTCCGTTCCATCCTCGGCCTTCACTGTGGCGGACAGAAGTTTTGGGTGCTTCATCAGGACAGCTTGGCGAGCAACCTGCCCTTGCAGTTGGGCTATCTGTGCGTTTGCGGCTTCCAGAGCTTGCTGTGTGGTGACCAGAGTGGCCGCCTGGGCACGCACGGCCTCCAGGTCGGTAGTTATTCGGGCAATCTGGTCATCTCGGGCACGAACCTCCATCTGGCCCGCTTCGATCTGGCCAGTCATCTTCCTCCAGCGTTCCTGGGCAGCGCCGATGACACCGTCGTACTTGGCACGCCAGTATTCAGGGGAAGTATCACCAGGCTCAGTCTCACCGGCCTGTCTCAACTGTCGGGACGAGGCAAAGGGAGGCGGTTCCGCCTGACCAAAGACTTGTGGCTGAGGGGCAGGCACTGCGGGCGGCGGCGCGGCCGGTGTAGCAGGCAGCGTGGTCACTCCAGGGTCTGTTGCAGTCGTTCCATCGGGTGGCATTTCTCAAGCTCCTTGATGTGGATTAGTCCTCAAAGTAGCTGAGAACTTTCAGGTACAGCCGGCTCTTCCCGGCTGTGTAGACTTTGGTGGCCGCGCCGGCGAAATACACGATCAGTTCTTGCGGGGTCGCGTAAATCTTGGGCGGGATGGGTGTGGCCGCGGCTGCGAGATCCACGAAGCCAGCCGCAGCCGTGATGTCGGCGTCGGCCAGAAGTGCATCTGAGCCGAGAAAGACGCCGTCGATCTCTTCGCTGGCCGCGTCGTTGACCCAGGCGGTCACTGTTTCCAGGTAGCCGCCGAGAAGACGCAGCTTCTTGGGTAGCTCACCTAGGCTGACTTTCGTTCCGGCGCCGCCGCTGACGCCACCGGTACCCGTGCAGGCCGGCAGGTCGTTGAAGTCGAACTCGGCGCTGATGTAGTATTCCATCAGATGCTTCCCGGAATACTCATCGCGTGTTCGCTCAACCTGGACCCAAGCTGTCTGGGGCCGCTCCGGTGTTGAGACCGGGATCAGGCCCGTGTCAACGGTACCGCGCTTAGGAACTAACAGAGTCGTTGGAGTAGGCATGTTCTATAGCCTCCTTAGAGTGATGTATCCTTCATGAGCGCGAACAGGACGGTGATGTCGATAATGGCAGCCGCCGTCTTGTCCGACAAAGTCGCCACAATCGTCCGCACGCGGTCGGTGGTCACGGGTGAACCGGGCATCACCAACTGCTGCGCGCCGACCGCTTCGGTGATCGTGACAGTCTCGCCGGCAGCGTCATCGACCAGGGTGGCATCCACTATGATCTTGGAGGGCGTGGCCGAGACGACTACCTTCGTGCCGTTGTTGCTCACGTCTCCTGTGAAGCCCGCCACGACGATGGAGTCCCCCTGTGAAATCCAGGTCGGGAAGGCAGCCGCCGAATCGTTGTAGGAGTTATCGGTCTCAGCCGCCGAGATCGTGGCCGCGCTGTACTTCCTGGCGCCGACGACAGCGGCATTGACCAGTTCCGTTTCCGTCCCGCCCTTGTAGCCGACCTTGAGAGTGGCGTTCTCGGCCGGCGCGTCCTGCACGCCCAACAGCGTTCCGACCACCATGGCGTCCCGTGGTAGCTCAAAGAGTTCCACGTCGTCAACATCGGCATCGGTCACAGTAGCCGTCAGGCGTCTCAGCCCGGTATTAGCTTGAAATCGGGTTTTCATGCATTCGCCTCCTTCCGTTTCGCCGCGAAACGGATCGATTATCCACAGCAGACATCACAATTTGCCCACTATGGCCTAAGCCAAGCGTGTTTCGCCAGGCGACGTGAATCAACGGAGTGCGAGTGATGACGCGAATGGTTTTCGTCGAGCCACACTTGCAAACGACCGGCGAAGAATCCTCCATCATCCTCTGTACCTCGAACACGTCCTGACACGCCTGACACTCGTAGTCGTACCTCACGTCAAATCTGTCCTTTCCCGGATCGGGGCTTCTGTCCTTGCCAATAGTCGCTGGTTTCGGGCAGGTCCCTGGAGAAATAGTTTGAATCGCCCGGTTCGGTTAGTGTGCTGTCCAAAACCGACCCGCACGGGCATGTCTCCATCCACCTCGTCATCCCATAGCTCGCCAGGCCCTTCTGCCCAGACCGAGAAGGTGGGTTGGTCGAGATGCCGGTCGATGACGTGATAGATGGCGCCTCCTGCCGAGGACTCATAGTCAAACTGAGCAGGTCGGCCATTCTTTTCCCATAAGCCGAAGACGAAATCGTATTCATCGTCACCGGACTTAATCTGGCGTGGTTCGTCAGCCATTTTGCCTCATCTGGATCAGGGGCCCTGAGTGTGGCTGTCTCTTCTGCCGGATCTCGCCCAGAAATTGAGCACCTTCTGCAGTGGTGATCTTCTGAAAAGTCCGAAGGGTTTCGACCTGCCTCTTCAAGGAGTTCAGGTAGAGGCCGCGTTGAATGGGCGGGACCGCATTCACTTTCTTGAGGGCCTCCACGATGTCTTCTCGGCCCCTGACCAGTCCTGGATAGAGAACCATGCTCATCTCCTCTTGTGAGACCACTTCCGGGCGTTGGATGCAAAATTCGCCTTCTTGCGAATGGCCGTACTCTTGGCCCTCTTCCCGGCAGCGATACAGGCGGACGTCACACCGCCGTACCCTTGCCGCTTGCACCAAGCCGTGAAGCTGCCCTCACGCGACTTCTTGATGTGGATACCGCTCCTGCGTTTTCGCTTAGCCATCGTCCTCCTCCTCATCCCACTCACCAGGTGGTCTGCCTCTAAAAAGAACCGGTTGGAACTCCAGGTCGTCCCGGGCATGGAAATCGGCCTGGACGTCTAGATCGACGACATGCACGGTCAGTCGGGCGACCACGGGGCCGGTCACCGGGATGAAGACGGAGGCATCGACCACGGCCAGCTCAATCTCGGCTTGCCCTGATTCTCCCAAGACGTAGATGTGGGTCTCGTGCCCTGTACCTTGAGACATAATGCGTAGTCGCCCAATACGCTCGGCCTTTTTCTGTACTTCTTCCCGGCTTTCCAGTCCCACGGACTGTGTGCTCATGATCAGGTCGATCCTTTCATTCGCATACGGCCCATGCTCTTTGGCATCTTCATATGTCTTCCTCTGGTCATCATTGAGTTGCTACTACTCTTCCGGCCACTATAGAAAGAGCCACGAGACCGGGAAGACGAGCGAGAACGATTCTTGGTGTATCGGTGTCCTGCCATAGGAATCACCTCTTTCCTCTCACCTCGTACCAGGCGGATAAGGTGTTACCGTCCATGTTGAAAATCCAATAAATACGATAGTCCTTGTTGTGTGCCAGGCTCTTGACGAGAGGAGTCGTGAGTAATCGTCCTACGGCACTCCCACTCCCCTGCGTGCTGGCCGTCGTCACATCTTTGAATCCGCCACCCGTCACATCGTAGACTTTTGCGACAAATGAGGTGGGGTCCTCAAGACCCCAGGAGGCTGGGATGGTGATGGCATAGGCCACCTTGGCCTCGACGCCATGTACCCGTTTGTCTTCGACAACCTTTCGATAGTCGATGATGGCGGTGGCCATTAGTGTTCCTCTCCTGGTCCGCCCGGCTCTTCTTCCAGAGTGAGCACGGGAACATTTTCCAGGGTCAGGCCAGGAAGACTAAGTAGAGTCAAAGAAAAGGTCAGACTGGCTAGGGTTAGTGTCGGCATGTCGTCCAGGGTCAAGAAAACTGTCTCGTTGAACTCACTGCCCGGTGGAAAATAGCCATTCGGAAAATAACTGGCTGGAAATAACAGATCGGGAAACATGGGTCACGTGAGATCATAGGTAATGGTCAGGCGATTCCCGTCCGCGTCCACGGTGGCCGAGATACGATTCTTGCTATCGGCCACCGCATTGCGGAAGATGGGACTGAGACCTGGTAGGCCGGAGAGCTTCCCGGCCAGGGCTGCGGCCATGATCGCCACAGCCTGTCGAAACGTCAGGCCCACCTCAATTGCATCTACCCGATCCAGCAGGGCGTCTGCGACCGCGTTCCTCTCTGCGACCGTCAGGGCAACTCCATCGGTTCCGGTATCGGCCAAGATAGATTGCGCGGTACTCTCCAGTGCTGCGGCCCCGGCCGATAGGTTATCGAGATAGCCGGCTCGTAAGGCAGTCAGCCTTCCTTCCAGGTCGTCCACCTTTGATTCAATATCGGCCAGGTCTGCCGAAACAGAAGCACCGGTCGGCGTCCCTACCTTAGTCTGGAGATCGTCTGTGTCGGCCAAAACGGATTGAGCGGTGCTTTCCAGAGCTGTAGCGCCCGCTGACAAGTTGTCCAGATAGCCGGCACGTAGTTCAGTGAGTCGGCCCTCCAGGTCATCTACCTTGCTCTCGATGTCAGCCAGGTCCGCCGAGAAGGATGTCCCAACTGGCGTCCCGAGCTTTGTCTGAAGATCATCGGTGTCGGCCTGGATACTCACGGCGGTACTCTCCAGGGCGACTGCACCGCCCGACAGATTGTCCAGGTAGCCGGCCCGCAAGTCAGTTAATCGCCCTTCCAGGTCATCGACTTTCGACTCGATGTCGGCTAAGTCTGCCGAGAAGGAAATGCCCGTTGGCGTCCCTAGCTTGGTCTGAAGATCGTCCGTGTCGGCCAGAATTTCTGTGGCGGTACTTTGTAGCGCCACAGCACCACCTGACAGGTTATCCAAGTAAGCCGCGCGCACGGCGGTCAATCGTCCCTCCAGATCATCGGTCGCCGTCACGATAGACTGAGCCGTAGCTTCCAGTGCGACTGCCCCGGCTGATAGATTATCCAGGTAGCCAGCGCGCAGTGTGGTCAACCGTCCTTCCAGGTCATCTACTTTTGATTCGATGTCGGCTAAGTCTGCCGAGAAGGAACCTCCTGTGGGCGTTCCGATCTTGGCCTGGATGTCGTCCGTGTCGGCCAAGATGGATTGAGCGGTGCTCTCCAGGGTCACTGCGCCCGCCGAGAGGTTATCCAGGTAGCCAGCGCGAGTGTCCGTAAGCCTCCCTTCCAGGTCATCGACTTTGCCCTCGACGTCTGCAATGTCGGCGGCCACAGAAACGCCCGTGGGCGTGCCAATCTTGGTCTGGAGATCGTCTGTGTCAGCTTGCACAGTAGCGAGTGCCGCGGCTGTGGAGAGAGCATCGATCTGATTGGTGCTCGTCTGAATGTTGACGCTTAGATCACACCATTCATTCCCAGCTACATCACTGAATGTGATATTTATGTTGTCGGCGTTCATCTCTGAGGCCGACAACGTGACCTTGACCATCGTTCCGCTCGCGGGGGTAACGACTGGTAGTGTGGCTAGGTTGTTAAAGGGCCCTCCATCCAGGCTTACCTTGACATCGCCCGCCGCCAAGGTTGGATTCACCTGGAAGAGCTTCGTGTTAAATTGGCTAGTGAGACCAATGTAAAAGATGAACTCTGTATTCTTCTTGGGCGGCAAATAGGAGGCCATCGATCATCCTGGTTGATAGATCGTAATGGAGTCGTTCACATTCATGAGGTCAGCCCCGCCTGGGCCAACCTTTTTCTTGCCGCCTCCTCCACTGCCTCCCTTGTCCTTCGTCTTCTTGCCCTGCCCCATCGGGCCTAATTCAAGCATGACCATTAGAGTTGACAGTTGTCGTTTTCGGGGCTCTTGAATCTCGACATTGACACCGGTCTGGGTAGTACGCCGACTGGCGGGCTCTTGAATCTCGACATTGACACCGGTCTGGGTAGTACGCCGACTGGCGGGCTCTTGAACCTCAACATCGACATCAACTTGGGTAATACGTCTCGTGCTCATAGATTAGGGCCATTGGCGCACGATCATATTGACGAGCCGAGCTTCTTCTTGTTCAACAGGCGTAGCCGCCGTGCCACTCCTGACCTGGAGAAACTTGACGCCTGCAAATCGTAACGGATTGGCGAGGGTGATGTAGCGATCCTCTGCGGCCTGTACCGTAACCTCATTGTCATCGTCTCCGTAGAGATCCCGAACGACATCCGGGACGGAGCCCGCCAGGAAGGTAAAATCGGCGGCCGTCCACTCTGCCGGCATCTCAATCCCGACAAGCAGCAGACCATTCAGAGAGACTGCCTCGGACAGTGTGCCTGCCGCGGCGAAATGAACAGGAAGTACGAACAGTCTTGACATGCTTTGGCTCATTCGAGTACCCCCAGAAGTACAATCTTGAGTGTGGCTCCCAGGGGAGCCACCACGGAAACGCCGGTCAAGGTAGCGCCTCCTAGGTAAGCGACCGTGCAGTCATACCCTGAGACAGCCCCGTTCAGCCGGAGCTCAATCACTTCGTCACTCGACAGGAAAAGAGAGGTGACGCTTGACAGAGGGGCCGGGAAGAGATCGACTGCGCTGGCCGAGGCTGGCAGCTCCATCTCGTATTGCATCATCTCAGCATCCCCGGTCAGGAGGTTCTCAAACAGGGGTGAAATGCGATCACCGTTTGTGTCCAGCACCGATAGGAAGACCTGCTTCATTTGGGTACTCCTGCAGGAACAGGTACGGGCGCGTTCTGCCCATTCCCGGACGGCTGGCCACCCCCGAAGGGAGCCGGCTTCGATTCCGCGATCGCCGTAGCCCGTTTGATCTCAAGCTCGTTCTCAAATTCCATGTCGGCCCGGATGCGGTCCTGCTCTGCTTCGGGATCGTGGACGCCAATCTCGGTCAGGTAGCTCAGGAGACTGATACCGCCCTTCGTGAGGCGGTTATTGAGCATGTCGGCTCGTTCGCTTACTTCCAGGGGGATTTGAGGATTCCAGATCAATAGTTGATTGAGGCGAAGATGGTCTTCCGAGAGGTTGACTGGCAAAGTAACGCCGGCCTGGGTCAATGCATTTCCATAGCCCATCAGGCCGGCCAAGATGATGCGATTTAAGTGCCGCATGGCGGTCGAGAAGTCGATGCGCTCAGCTTGTGTGTGCGCCATCGTCGGCCACATCCGGTAAGCCGTCACCGGGCCCGTGATCCGGCCGCCCGACACATCATCGTCACCCAGAGCGACGGCTGCAATGTCGGCCTGCCGGCGGATCTCGTTCCAAAGCTCAGCATCGTAATTGGCAAGACTGGCTGGCACTTCGGGATAGCGCAGGAAGTCGGCCTTGGGATCGCCTGAGTTGGGAGCTGCTCTCTTCACGCCCAAATTGAGAGCAGTCGATACTTCCCGGCCATGCTCATCGAGAACGGGCTGCATCTTCAGACCCTTCTCAACATTGGCAACAGTCATGATCGGATGGGTGACTTCCCGGACGGCATCCCCTTTGTCAGCCGATCTGAAATTCTTCTCTCGCGTCAATCCTACCAGGTCGGGAATGTGACTATTGCCCCAGAATCCATCGTCTCGAATGTGGGGGATATAGACGATGGGCACTCTCTTGAATGGGTGTGGCCCTTCCAGGATACCGTATCCTTCAACTTGGGCCACTTTGCCGTTCACCCGAATGACATAGCTGTCCGGCGTCCAGTGCTCCATGTAGAGGGCATCTTCATTCTCATCAACCTTGACCCCGTAGCGTGCGGCATCCACAGATGAGATCAGATAGCCAATGTAGCACTCCCGCAGGTTCCACCATTGGCCCTTGTCGTAAACGGGTAGCAGCGTTCCTGGTGTGACCGGGAAGATACGCAGGCGGGTCGCTAACTCAGTATCTTGGGGTTGCCACAGGACTTGCAGGCCATACCCGCCGAACACCTGGGTCATCAAGCCCACCCTCTGAATGAGCGCAGTCGCTTCTGAGTCATCCCAAGTGGAGCGTAAGAGGTCCTGAATAGAGGTCGCCTCAGCTCGTGAGGTGCTACTATCACCGCCCGGTTTCACGACGATCTGGACAGGGTTTGAGAGGACATTGTGAGGCTGAATCCCGATCAGTACGTCACGGTGGACGCGACACACTTTCCCGATCGGGTTCAGGGCAAGGGGATAGAGCTTGGGGCGATCTCCGGTCGCCGGATCGGAGATACTAGACTCAGGATCACGAATGGAGTCCCCGCGAAACCACGACAGATAATCCGCGTAGGCGGTTCGCCGGGCAGCCCACTCGTCTGAATTGTAGAGTTCTTCGTCTGGATTCTTGACCAGGCCAAAGCGTGCCAAAAGCCGAACCTCAGTAGCGCCTTCCTGCGCTCTGATTTCTCGGCTTCTCTAAAGCCCTGGCCTAACTTGTGGTCGTGGTGGGGGAAGGAATCGGGTAACGATCGACTTGAACCGAATTGCACTCAGGACAGTTCAACTCAATCATCACTATGCCTTGTTCCATGTCGAAGGTCAGGTTGTAGAGGAATCTTGGTTTCTTTCCTCGGTCGGTCAGCCTGTTCACACATGGTCTGCTTTTACACTCTGCCCGATAGGAGCCGTTCGGCATCCATCGCCCTCAACCCAATTGTGGAACATCTTACAAGAATCTCTGTCGTTTGTCAATATGGCGTCTCGTGACCACGCGCCTGAACCTTCCGCTTGCTCTAACCGACCGCAGACCGCCTCGGCTTCTCGGCTCGACCTGAATCTGAGGATTTGCAGTGTCTTCGATGAGCTGGGCCTGCCAGCGTATAACAATCTGCAACATTCGGCGTAACATTGACTGAACCTTGTCCAGTGACCAAAGTCCCATACGTTTGATCATCGCCGATCCCTCCGGGTCTGTGTTCGTGCTCCTCGATAGGAGCTTCTCGGCAGCCTCACCATCTCTTCGTCATCACTGGCCGGCATGGGTTTCAGATCTTCGTTGATCCTGAACTTATCGACCACCCTACTCCAAAGAGTCCCTTCGTACCTGACCGCCAAGCAGTATACAAACAAAGAGGCAATCACGTCATCGGACAACTTATCGTGCCCCGGCCCCTTTTCCCGGTAAACGCCGCCTTGATACCAAAGAGCGGTCAGCTTCGGCCAGGCAAAATGACTATCTTGCGCCAAGAGCGTAAATAGAGACCGAGCCCAGGCTTTGTTGTTACCGGCAAACGTGACCGGCACAGTCTGATAGCTAGCGAAAACACCACTGTCCTCGAACCCGGTCAGTCCCAGATTGGTCGCGTCGTAATAGCCCATGGCTGCGTAATCATCCATGCACTGCTTGAACGCGCTCAGCCACGGATCGTAAGTCCCATCCCCATCCAGCATCCCAAAATAGACTAACGGGATTGGTTTCACCATGAAGGTCGTCAAATCAAGCGCCAATACGGTCGGCACATTCTGGTCACTCAGCTGGGCCGGATACGACTTTCCCGGATCGCCCACCACAATGTAGCTATGTCGCGCAATTGGCGGCACTCGATACCGGATGACGCCCATTTCCCCTCGACTCTCAGACGGGATCCGCTCGGCCAGTAAGTCCTTATCCATCTCTTCATCGTGGCACCGATTGAAAAGCACTTCTGGCAATAGCCGATTCAGGCTCGAGGAGTTCGTATCCCCACCCAACCAACGCCTCTGCTCGGCCTCAGATAGCAAGGCCCCATGAAATGCCTTCTGCCGATCGGTGATGTAGACGTTCGCGTCTCGGTGAATCCCCTCCACGTAGCGTGCCTTCACCAAAGGATCGTTCTTCTCGGCCAGCGTCCTGATGCGTCCTTTGAGCACTTCCAACTCAGGATTCAACATCCCGTCTTCGGGTGGGTTCGTCAGCATGGTCAGTTTCGACCACATATCCTCACCATTCGCCCGTTGTCCGCGCGAACGGGTCATGAGTGTTCCCAAAGCGGCCACAATACCCATGAGGTACTGCACCTCGTCCACATTCAGCCAATCCACATTCTTCCCGGTAATGTTCTGCGCTGTGCCATCTCGCCCAATCGTTTGACACACAAACCGGCTCTCATATTGCGGCCCAAAGGGACTCCGAATCACCACGGTCGGGTGTGGCTTTGAGACAAACAACTCGCCCCCACGAGTCATCTCTACAAATTTCGTGAAGGGCGTATCGGTGCACCACTTTGTCAACTCTTCCACCATCAATACGGCCTGATTCTCGGTGGGCGCCACGTTCAGGAACCGGAAGCCCGGATACAACGCACAGCACCCCAGGCCCGCCACGGCTACCGCACTCGTCTTGCTCGTCCCGGTCCCCGTGATGGCCAGCACGACCGCCACACTCGGATCGATCAACCCATTCTGTATCACCCACGGCAAAAAGAGATACCCATGCGGATACAAGAAGTCTGGCTCAGCCAGCTCTGTCCAGCGCGTCTCAATACGCATGAGGCCAAACCCCTCGACCTCCAGTTTCATCTCCTGCTCCGGCCGGCCCGCCTGCACCCACATCTCGTGCAACTGACCGTACTCAAAAAGAGACCGGTAATGGCCAGTCTCACCCCCTTCCGCCCGCCAGCGAGTCCCCCCGCCTGGCAAGCGCATGTAGTAGTTCGTCAGCACATTCAGGTCACCGTCGCGTGCCTCCTTCAATACCCGCATGTCTGACGGCTCCGCCAGCGACTCAAATCGCTTCATCCACCTCGATAACGCCCTCTCGTCCGCCCTCATCCATCCCCCTTCCCTACAGGTGGAGTCTTGCCCCACCATTCCGTGCGTCTGGAGACCGCCTCATCAAAGGCGTCCAGACAGCTAATTAGAAACTGCGCCAGGATGAAGTCCGGCGTGTCCGACCGATTCTCCATGCTGTTCTCGTTCAGCAACACCGTCAGCTTGTCCCGAAATCCGTCACTCATACCTCGAGAGCCTCCGTTATACTCTCAACCTGCCTTACCAACTCCTCCAGGCGCGTGACCCGTTCCTGAAACTGGTTTGCCAACGCCACATACACCCCATTCGACTGCTCCCTGAGCGTCGGCGCCTCCATCATCGGCCGCATGACGCCCGACAGCCGCCCCTCCAGTCTCCCCAGACCCTTCTGGAGTTGCTCCAGGCTCACATCCAGCTTAACCAGTACCTCCTGCATGTGTGTCTGTTTAGCCATCTGGTCATGCTGCTGCATCTTGCCCCTCCTTGAGATATTCTCGACTTGCCTGAATGTACGCAGGCGGCTGTGTCCAGCCCGACAACAGTGCTAACCACACCCGCCCAAATACTAGAGCCGATAGCCTTTCTCGCAAACTCAGCCGCCAGCAGGATACGCACTGCTCCCCATCTGACCATACTGCCAGCGGCACCACTCCCCCTACCCTCTCCGAGTAACTGTGACTGCTTGGAAACAAGACCTTGTTCGCTAACCCAAAAGCCACTGGCCTCATCCCCCACCCCACCCCACCTGCTCCATCAGGGCTACCAACGCTTCCGTCACCCGTATCCACTCGTCCCACTGCGCCACCAGACGCCTTGGCGCGTTCGCTCTCATCATCGACGCCCTCTCTATCAGCGCCCTCAACTCCCCCACCCCCAACGGCCTCAAACTCTCTTCGGTCACCATCCCTCACACCTCCTCTTACAGAGTCCCCCTATTCTACCACTCCCCACCCTTCTCGGCCTCACCCACGCATACAACTTGGCCGCCGGAAAAGGGAGAAATATATAAGAACAGATGGCCTTTTAGTGAAGTATAGGGCTTTCTGTCCACATCCAGGAAAGGAGAAAGTGTCATGTCACAGGTTGGTTCGTTCATTCTGTTGGTCGTGGCCGCCGTGTTCATTCTGGCTGGTGGTGGCGCAGGCGTCATCATCGGGCAACTGTTCACGATGGGCTTCTAACTGAATAGCAGAGGCAGAGGGGCAACCGAAAGGTTGTGTCCCTCGCCCTCTGGGATTCAGCCGAAAGGCTATACCAAGAATCCTGGAAAGGAGAACAGCCATGTTGCAGATCAACCATGTCGAGATCAGGACAATCGAGGCCGCGAAACTGATGGACTTCGTGGGCAAGGCGCAACCGTCTGCTTGGGGTATCGGTCGGTATGCCCTGCAGGCAGGGCAGCCCACCATCCAGGTTGAGCAGCGGGTGTGCCATGCCGCCGCTCTTGAACTGCGCCAGTTGGCCGCAGAGAAGGACATCGCCAACCCGGCGCTGTTCGCTATTGCGGCCTATCTCGGCAATCTGTAAAACAACTGAATATCGCAGAGAGGGGCTAGGCCATAGGCTTAGCTCTAATGCGGCATACCGGTCTCAAGCCCGGTAAACCCATGTCGCATAAAGGAGAAAGAGTCATGCGTACAGTTATCCAGGACCGGGTAGCTTCAGAAGCTACTCGGAGAGCATACGAACGTATGATGGAGAGCAACCCAAGACCCAGCTACCAGCCTCAGTCTGAGGCCGAAGCCTGGAGACAGGCGTGGATCTCAGGCAAGGTCAGCCTAGGGGATGTCCCGGCTCGCTATCGCTCCCTCGTTGCTCGCTAACAATCGAATATCTGCCTTCTTCCAGGAAGGCAGAGCAGGCTCATTCTCTCGGAGGAGGATGGGCCTGCTCTGCTTTCTGGGACTAGAGCCCAGAGCAGAGAAAAGGAGAATCACCATGACGTACCCGAAAGGCTACACCAACGACTACGCTACCATCTGGGAGCAACGCATGAGCAAGGCCATCGGCCTGCACCTACACTGGCTGACTGAGGCATGCTACCAGGCCGCTCTTTACAGCGACCGCCTCACCATCCAGGCTCAGGTCAAGCTGGGCAAGCTCTACATGGCTGCCAGCAAGGGCGGCAAGTAGTCGTCAATCTACTTCTGTCTTCCCCTCCGGGAAGGCAGAGGCTTGGGTATCACGGTATCCAAGCCTCTGCCTTTCGGGACTAGAGCCCGAAGCAGAGAAAAGGAGAAACCCATGTCTCACAAGATCATCTTCGTGCTGGTGCTGGTCGGGCTGATGCTGGCCTTCACGGCCTGTGATGCCTCGAAAGAGGCAGGCTGGACGACCTCCTGTATCCGGGAGTACAAGGCCGCCAACGATGGGGCTGATCCGGATGCGGACACACTCAAGGCGTGCGTTGAGGCCAAGAGAGATGCTGCTGAGTCTCTCAACAAGACACTCAATCAGGGCAAGCAGCAGGCCGAAGCCCTGGTTGCTACACCCGTCCCTGACCCCAATAAGTAGCAAGCTATAGACAACCAAATATCGCTTCACCCCTGCTCCCTCATGGGAGCAGACCAGAGCCACTCTCCTGCGAGGGCGGCTCTGGTCTGCTTCTGGGACTAGAGCCCAGGCAAACAGAAAGGAGTAGTAGCCATGTTACACAATCCGTTGTTCTGGTTCTGTGTTGCAGCTCTGCTTGTTGCTATCCATGAGCTGATCGTCCGCAATCGCAACCCCTTCTACGAGCTGGACTTGCGGGAGTATTACGAGCCGAGCTCCCAGGAAGGGGATGAGTGCCCCATCTGCGGTGTCATGGGCGGGCACGATGCCGAGATATGCACGGGTGATGAGTATGCCGGCGTGTGCCGTGAGGACTTCTATGTCCAATTCGGCAACACCCCAGAAGTTCGGGAGCTGTATCACATCTGGGTCTCTGAGGCTAATGTGGAGTTCCGCTGGATGGTCATGGATATGTGCGGCATGTACGGTGCCTCCGAGACCTTGGGCCGCCTCCGGGAAGCCATCAACGAGGAGCGGCCTCTCGACTTGCCATCCAGCAAAGAGATGCACCGCCGCATCCTCCGGGCTTGCCCCGATCCCGACCTCGCCCGCGGTATGGGTGAGGAGACCCTCTACAGAGTGCGATAGGAGGAACAGTGGATAAGTATGTACGGGTCCGTCTGACGAGCGCTAGCCTCTTGGCGCAGTCAGATCCCTTCCCAGTGTTGTTGTGGTACGACGCCAGGAAGCGGGCCGTCCACCTGAAGGTCATCTCCAGCGCGGGTGGGCGGTATGACGTGCACCTTCGGTTCCAGGTGCACGAGGGCAAGGCTTACCTCATGGATCGGATGTGCTTCTGTGAGGACTTCGAGTCCTCGATGAAGCACTTCGACATGCTCCAGGAGCTCGGGATGCCGGTTGAGGGGAGTGCCTTGCCTCTCTATCGGGGCCTGCCCATCTGCAAGCACATCCTGCTCGGCGGTCTGAAGGTGATCGCCGAGAACTGGGTGGCCCTCTTCCTGGATGGGCAGCCGCAGGCTAAAGCCTTCCAGGAAGATGAAGTCCTGCCGTTCTAGCACGAGCAAAACAACACACGTGCCTCTTGTGCACTCCAATGACGCCACTGGTGTCTGGACATGCAAGAGAGGCATGTGCCATATCATGCCGAAAGGCAGCGCTTGGCCGCGTTACAGCCGATTGAACGACCTGATAGGCAGGAATCAACCTACATAAAGGAGAACAGCCATGTCGTTCACGTCATTTCGCTCTACCCGTAAGGTGGTTGTGGTGGACCGCTTCGGGCGACCCACCGGAGAGGAAAGGATTCTCTCTAACAGCCCGATCGACGCCCTGTTCCCTGACGAGAAGATCGTCATGGTGAACTGGAAGTACGAGGGCGCGAAGGCGCCCACCGCTGAAGAGTTGCGCCGGCCGATCCGCCACGGCGGCAACGAGTACCGTGGTGACTGGGCCTGGGGCAGCAGCGTCAAGCGCGGATACACTGTGGGCCTGACCCGTGACCTGCTGGTGGACACGGGATTGCTGAACTGCTGTGAGGACGCCCACCGATTCGGTCGGGCGTTCCTTGCCAACGGCCTGTATGGGGCCGGGAAGGGTGAGCTGCACATCAAGTTCGTGCCCGAAGGGACTCAGACCCTGGCCGGCCCGGTGGCGGACGGCTTCGGGTATGTGAGACGCTCGGTGGCCGAGAAGATGAATGCCGGACACGACAAGATCAAGTTCGGCACCGCGCGCGACTCGTCGCACTGGTGGCAGCGCATTCCCTGGACATCCGAGATCCAGGAAGAGCTGGAGCCGCTTCTGCGTGACAACCTGGTGGAGGCTGGTGACCCCGGGTTGTGGATGTTGAGGCAGTTAGGCGACCGCGATCAGGGTCGCCGCCACCTGGTCGAAGCCGAGCCGTTGATGGCTGAGCACCCGTATGTGGCGAACATGCTCATGAGGGTGTCCTCAGACATCCTGGCCCGGGCGGCCACGACGGTCCCCCTGAATCACGCGGTGAAGGTTACTGTGCCCGCGAACGTCCCCAACATCGCTGTGGACGGGAAAACACTGAGCACGCGCTACCCGATCGATGCCAAGAACTCCATCCGGGCGAACAACAACACGCTCAACACCGTGGAAGCCGAGATGGAGCGGATTGCCGAGATGGAGCGGATTGCCCAGATGGAGGTCATTCAGTATGGCATGACCTCCATGGGTGACCATCCCTTCTCGGCTAAAGGCTGCGCCGGGATCGTTGACGATGATCTCCTCGATGCCGACTTCGTGTTGTGCACGAAGGACATCAAGATGGGTGACAAGAAGTTGGTGGACATCAAGGCGGAGATCGTGGTCTCGGTGACCCAGTGGTTTGCCCAGGGCGAGGCGGTCGGTGTGAATACGAAGTTCTGGGCCGACCAGGGCGGTGATTGCGACGGCGATCTGGCGTTGATCGCCGATTGCAGTGAGTTGCCCCGCCTGTGGGAGGCGGTTAGCGGGTTTGGGCTCCAGCCCACGCCCAAGCTCATCAAGACTCACACGAAGCTGGAGGACGAGGACATCCGGGGTGAGTTGGCTGAGAAATCCATGCTGAATGTGGTCGGCATGGCAGTCAACCTCATGGCTGCGACGTTTGTCACGGCCAACCGGGAAGAGATGGCCCACCGCCTGGGCTATGCGAGTGAGGCTGCCCTGGATAACGCCCTGAATTACTGGGTGAAAGCAGGCACGGATCTCTTCAAGGTGTCTGTCGACACCAAGCAGCTCATGCAAGATCTCTCTCGGTTCCAGAGCAAGCTGGTCAATGTGCTCGGTACGCTGCCGCCGTGGGTGAGCTGGCCCAACGACTGGGCCTTCACGCACGGCGTCCCGTCCTTCTGGAACGAGGACGAGATGGGTCACCTGAAGAGCGACGATCCTGTTCGGAAGAATGCCGTTCCTACCAATTCCTGGTACGACGGGACCATCGTCCAGATCATGAGGCTGACCCTGCTCGCCCTCAGCGCGATGCTGAGCCATACCCTGGCTGTGCGGCCGCTGCATGACTTCCAGAGATGGGCCCTGGTTGTGCCGGACAGTGTTCTGGGGCCCGCGATCGGTCTCCAGAAGATGTTCGTAGCCGAGTCCCAGCGCGTCAACTGGGAGTGGCCCCAGGATGTCGTCCGCTTCAGCCAGTGGTGGGCCGAGAAGGTCGCCACCTGGAAGAACGAGATGGGCCTGGATGACACCCTAGCCTGCGCTGCTATCTGGCGCGCGGCCCATGACATGCGGAGCAAATACGCCGGGGCGTCGTCTGTGTTCATGGCCTTCCCGGAAGAAGTACTGGATATTCTCCGGGATAAGCCCGGCCTCTCCAAGTTGGTGTCTGGTGTCATCCTCGGCCTGCCCGAAGTGACCGAGGAGACGGTCATCCAGGGCACCGTTCGGGAGTTCAAACGCAAGGACTCACAGTCCGGCCGGACCGTCATCCGCAAGTGCTTGGTGGACGGTAACTCGGGCCTACCCCATATGCCCGACATCAACTACCCGGGCGCGATTGCCGTCTTTGCTTCGGATCACCCGTCGCCCGAGAATGGGCTGAAGGTGACCGTCAAGGTCACCCGGCGCACCAAGAAGTCCTGGTTCGCTGATTGCATCTGCCAGTAGCATAGGTTCCGAGGCCGATCTTCGGATCGGCTCTCGGCTTCTGGGTAGGTGAAAGCCCATCCAGAAGCCGGGAAGGAACTTACCTTCTCTAGCGTGGAGTCTCACCACACTCTCCCTCCCACGGGGCACGGCAGCCTACTTCCGGGCTACCGCCGTCTTCCCCCTGGGGCTAACGCCGCACTAAAGCTCCGAGAGGAAGCAAACTCCTATAGGAAAGGTGGTGTAGCATGTCCAAGTTCCTGAACCGTGACGTTGACCTGAAGGCGAAGGTCGCTGGCAAGCCCGGTACCGGTACGCCCGGCCCGCGGCAGCCCGTAGCCACGACCGACATCAACGTGACGCAGCTCGAGGCGTTCGCGGCCAAGCTGGAAGCGACGTACCCCAAGCTGGAGCCCAACGACCGCGCCATCGCCAACAGCATGAACCCGGCGACGGGCAAGGCCAATATCCTCCTGGCCGGCATCAGTCGCGCCCGGGGTGACAAGGCCAGCGTGACCGTGTACAGCACCGGCCGCGTTGTCTGGGCGGGCGTCCCCGCGTTCACTCTGTAGCCCACAGTGGAGGGGTCCGACATAGGGCCCCTCCCCCCCCACCCTTTCCTGGAAGGAATCGAACCATGAAACTCAGCCTGTCCGAACTCATCCTACTGGCCGCTGGGTTGCTTGCAACGGCTACATCTGGCTATCACTCCAGCCCTGGGTCACTGGTGATAGCCATCATCCCCTAACAACATGGCTATGGAGCCGGTGCCCGCGGCGGGTGCCGGCTCCCCTCTTTTGAACAGGTGCCCTGAGAGCAGCCCCAGATGACGGGCGGGGTATTAAAGCAGGCCAAAACCCTCACCCCGATGACCGTTCCAAATATCATCCCAGGCTGCTCTTAGGGAATCTGTCCTTAAAAAGGCAACAGGCTCTCGCATGAGGGTCACCCAGGGGCACACCAGGGGCCCTGAAGGGGTGCAATCCCTGTGGCCCGTTGGAACTTCCGGGAAGTACACGGTGGTAGAACGGGCGTTCTATTGAGGCGGGACTGAGTAGGCGTCGGCAGATTATGAGGGGAGTCACCCTGGAGCGGGCTCTCACGAGTCGTGACGTGAGTGGTGCCGTGCGGACTGAACGTGAGGTGGCCCGTGCGGACTGCCCTCATAGTCTGCCGAGGCGGACACAGTTCTGCCACGGTGGGGTGGAAGGCCCTGCGGGGCGTGCATGCGCTTGAATCATGCAGCCGGCAAGTAATGGCTAGAGTAGCCTCTGGTCCCGTGATCACTATGCGGGGAAAGGCAGGCTTGAGCAGGGAATGCGTGCACGCGCCCTGTCAAGGGAGTTCTGCCGGGCGTGTCTCTAACCCTGGGCACGCAGCACAATCCTAAGCCGGACTTTGAGGGCCGTGATGGATGGTGGGGGAGAGGCCGGGAAGAGTCTATGACCGCCGGTGTTTCGGCACCAGGGCGACGGGCTCTTCCTGGCTGGCTCCCATGACCTGTTTCTCTCATGTGTCCGATGGCCGAGAAGGGCTTCAAGGCAGGCAGTGGAGGCGTGTGGACGATAATTCCTACGCTGGAAACTGCCGTCACAGTTAGGTTCGTGTGACTACGTGGCCGGCTGTGGCCGAGTGGACTGGTCATCCACTCGTAATGTGCGGGTTCGACTCCCGCCAGCACGCTTTCATGAGCAGTATAGACGCTTTTTGGTTTGAGGCTATCGGGCATTCATACTGGCCTCAAACCCAAACGGGCGATCTATCCTATTGTTTCGGCAATGGGATAGTGAGATAAGGAACACATTGCCTGGAAGGGAGGCAACCGATGAAGAGACGTGTCGTCATCAGAGGGCAGCCTATGAAGTACATCGTGAAGTACATCAAAGACCCAGTAAGGGACAGGCGAGGGGAGCCGCCCTACCGAGCCCTCATTGACGGGGAAGAATGTGGCGAGTGGAAGCGAACCGCCATACAAGCGAGCACTGAACACGATCGGATTGTGGCCGAGAAGGCTGCAACCAAGATAAAGGAGGCATGATGTACACCACAACGACATTTCCACCCATCTTTCAGCACGGCCCAGTGTCCTCGACCATGCAGTTGCACGTGCCTACCAGCGGCTATGGCCGGAGTGTCGCCATCGTCCGAACACTGCACAACGGATCGGTCACCCACGAGTATCTGCCGGAATTCCTGGCCGAGCTGGTCGTCGCCATGATCCCGTTCGACGAGCCACTGGTCGCGTCGGTGAGGATCGCCTACTCGGAGATGGGACAATGATCATCCTCAACGTCCTGTACCCCTATGCCGATCCGACAACCGAAGTGCTGCACGTGAACGCGGCCACCCTAGAGAATGCCGAGACATACGCCATCCGCCGACTTGTGGAGGAAGCGGTCAATACTCTGAACGCCTCGGCCGGCTCCAAAAGCATGAGCCGTACCTACCACGGGCACGAGCTTTGGTGGTGGAAGAATCTGGCGACCAAGCTGGAGATCCCGCGATGACCGTCAGCGAAGCCTACGAGCAAACCAATGCCTTTGGTCGGCCCAGATACGCTATGTTCCTGAGAGATGGAGCCGGCCATCTGCATCAGATTCATCGCATCAATAGGCTCGATGACAACTACCTCCTTGATACTGAGCACGGCTCTTTCCCCAGATTGGGGATGGAACAGTGCATCACAGCAGAGCAGAGTGAACATTACCGCTGAATGGCCGGGAAGATGACCTTCCCTGGGGGTGAGCGGATTGGACTCCCTAAGCCATTGAAGGTTGGCTGCGGCCAGCCGGACGAGGGTTCGACTCCCAAGCGGTAACTCCCCACCAAGCGGACGTCCCGTGGCGGTGTACGGCCCATGACGTGGCCGTGAAGACCGGACAATCGGGACGTTCGCTTTGTGGGCATTTTCTTCCGAGGTGAAACGTGGAAGTCTCTACCTATAACGGTACCATTCGGATCCAATTCAGTGAGGGCAGCAAACGACACCAATGTATCCTCACCATCATGCTTGAGGACGGGAAACCCATTGTCACCAGTGGCCGAGGAGTGTGGCCGGGAAAGGAACGCCTGGCGGCCATTGATAACAGTGAATTGCAGGACTTCCTGGACAAGCTACAGGCCAGCACCGAGAAGACACTCAAGATGGCCGACCTGCGCCAGATACTGGCCAAAAGCGAACCGTTCTTCCAGGTCCAGGAGTCCAGGTCGTCCGCGAACCGTGCCAATCGCTTCTAGGCGGAAGGGGCTGCGGCCCTGAAAGCAGTAGGTTACCCGAACCTGCGTCTTCTAAACGTTTCGCCGCGAAACGTTTAGAAGACGAAACGAGTGAAGTAGGGAAGCTGAACCTGTAAAGAGCCCTGAGTGGCTGCCGCCGATGAAGGAAGGGGGATGGAGAAATCCATTCCCCTTTGCCTTTTGTATGAGGTGAGACATGAAATTGGACATTCCCGAGAAGATCGCCATCTGGGGTTTTGTGCTATCCATGGCAGCCCTGATCGTGCGTATCGTCACCAGTTTGTGAAACCCCGATGCCAGCGGACAATCTGGCAGAGACGAAAGGAGACAGAGTGAACATCGGAATCTGGGCACAGCCGGCATTCTTCCCGGCCACGCCCCCCGCTCCCCGTGACTTTGAGGCAGTCACGGAAACGGGTGAAGAGGTCGAGCCTCAGCGTGAGAATCGCTACCGTTTCCATAATGGGAGCGTAGGCGATTGGATTGAGATCGAGAACGTAAGTGAATCCAGTGAGTACAACGACGAGCTATTCGACCGCCTGGAGGCACTGCGCCAGGCCGATCGCAATGCTTGGAGTGCTACCCTGGACGAACTGGACAGCGACACCTACCGGCAGTACATGATCGACCGTACTTCCCGGTGGCACATGGAGAAGGCCCGGCCCGCTCTGAAATGTGAACGGGAAGGGCTGGAAGCCGCGGTCAAGGCCATGCGTGACTGCACCCGGGCGGAAGCCTATGACCGGAAAGGGCAGTCGATGAAGTTGGCTCAGTCCATCCGGGAGCGGGCCACTCAGGCCAAGTCACTCGATGACCTGTGCAAGCTGGCCGATGAGGCCGACGCCTTTGACAATCGGACGCAGCAACTCGTCAGTGTGAAGGCGCTGTTGCCGAAGTACATCCCGGATACCATCTGGAACTACATCGAAGGCGCCATTGAGAGGGCGCACGAACGCATCAAGGCTGAGAAGAATCGCCACATTCGCTCCTGCCCACCCGAAGTGGATGCCTGGATCAGGGCGAACGGCTCCAAGGTCGTTGAGTACAGAGGCGTCCAGCGACCCATGAGGATCCTACCACGCCACGTTCAGGTGAATGTGGCGACCCAGGAGATAAGACGATGAAGCAAACTCGTATCAAAATCAATGCCCGGCCCAATGTGCCGGCAGTCCTCATCGTAGGCACCAGCGACGAGATGGTCATGAACTTGATGCTGAATGGCTACCTCGGTATGTTCCCCCTGATAGGGGATGAGAGAGTGACCTTCCAGGTCTCCGAGGAAGAGACGGTATACTCACCCCTCGCCATGCTGACCATTCTGTAACGGGCGCCACGCCGGTCGGGGTTGCAGCCCCGATCAGTACCGGTTAATCCGTCCAGAACCCTCCAAAGAAGCCTTTTACCTGTGTCGTGTGTCACGCCAGGCATTTCAGCTTCCCGGACACCCTCTGAGACGGTGTAAAAACCGGTTGATCGTACCCGACGAGAATCCCGGCCGGCGTATTTTCCCCCTTGACAAACTCTTGATTGGGTGTATAATCAAGTCCAAGAATGGGGAAGGGGAGAAGCAAGCCGACTGGGGATACCTTCGTATTGACTCCCCTACCCTCTTCCTGGCTGAGGATTGAATGTGCGAGTGTTCTCTCATCCTTCTTACCCACGTGTGGACATTGCGCTCCGTTTCGATTCTCCCCTGTCCGAGAAGGAATAGGTCATGAATTGCGTCATCAACTTCTCACATCCGCTGACCGAATATCAGTACAAGGATCTCTCAGAGCAGCTTGGCCACTTCACCGAAGTATATAAGCCTGTCCAGTTCGATATGGTCACGGGCAACCTGCGCCGAGAAGTGGAGACCCTGCTGAATGACACCGTGCAAGACATCTCGGAGATTGTCGCCATTATCCCGCCAAAGTTGAGCGTGGCGGCCTATTGGATGGCGCTCGAGATGGAAGCGCTGGGATGGCACAATGTACCAGCCGTCTACTTTATTCATGACTCCAGCGTCCCCCCTCAGTTTGTCGTGGGCGGTGTAGAGTGATCTGGCTATTCTTCGCACTCATCATGTTTCTGGTCATCGACTACCATCGCTTGCGAAGGGCCTGGAAGGGACCCGGGCCTTTCGATGGACAAGGCTATCCCAGCTCAACGCTGCGGCTTCTGATCGTAGCAACGGTAGTCGCCATACTCCTGCTGAGGTGAAATCATGAAAGTCTATCGACAAACATTCCAAGTCACCGGGTTAGGCTCCTTCCCACTCGACATGCTCCGATATGATGAGTGCTATCCGCGCACAGAGCGAGATACAGCTCTGATCGATCAGTCTTTCCAGGAAGCCAACGTGCAATACATTGGCCTTGAGCGCATCCTCACCGATGAGGCGAAAGACCCCACATTCGATCGCTGGAAGTCATTCCTGTGGGCAGTTGTGAAGAATAGCATCGTGACAGAGCAAATCAAATGAGCTCCGATCTCAGACCCGAGAAGGTCATATTGCAATTTGTCCAGGAAGCCGAAGAGCAGGGCCGGACACTGGCCGAGATTGCCAAGCACACCGGTCTCTTCCAGGCGCAGGCCGCTGTCATGCTCCAGACCTGGGAGAACGAGGGCTACCTTGTCCGGCACATTAACACCTATGGGGCACCGGGAAAGGAAAGGACGGTCGCGCGCTGGTACGCGACCCCCAAGAAGGACTGAAGAACCCACAGTGCAAAGGAGACCACACCACCATGGATCCCTCTTCAACAACCATCTTTCTATCCATCATGACCCTCATCACGCTCATGCTGGGCGGCCTGATCGCCGTAGACTATTACGATCGGTCCATCGCCCGATCGCGTGACTACGAGGTGAGGAAGCTCATCGTCGCTCCAGACGAAGTGGAGTTCACTGTTTACTTCCAGCGCCGGGCAGGATTTCGGTGTATCTCTCACACCGAAACCCTACGCGGGAAGAGGGAACTCCTCTTCGAGACGGGCAATATCCCAGAATGGGCCTTTGCTCGGGTGTCCACCATGCAGAGATACACGACACGACCCAGGAGTGCCCATGCCTGATGAAGGACAATTGTCCTTCGTAGTTCAAGATGGAACCCACACTGAAAAACCTAAAAGAGTAATCCGAGAAGTCATTGCCCGAGAGAACGTGACCTGGCGAGCCGATAACATAGGCGTGAAGTCGTTATCAACCCTGGAGCTCTTGTCCCTCGTCACGGGCGACGCCGAAGCTGCTGCAAACCTACTGGCCAGCAATGACATTGCCGACATGATGAAGATGAGTTGCGCCGAGATGACCAAGACCAAGGGAATCGGGAGGAAGCGTTCCTACCAGATATTGGCCGCTCTGGAACTGGGACGACGTTCCCTCACCACAGCGCCTATTGAGAGGACACAGATCCGCGCACCCGCCGATGCCGGCGACATCTTCATGGCCGACATGCAGAATCTGACCCAGGAAGAACTGCGTGTGATGGTGTTGGACACACGCAATCGAATCCTGGCAGTACCCACCATCTACAAGGGATCTCTGAACACAACCTGGATTCGCACAGCCGAAGTATTCAAGCCGTGCATCTCCAGAGACGGGGCCGCCATCATTGTCGCGCACAATCATCCAAGCGGTGATCCATCTCCTTCCTCAGAGGACATCAGCCTCACGAAGGAGATCATCAACGCCGGGAAGTTGCTGGACATCGAGGTACTCGATCATCTCATCATCGGCCATCAGCGTTTCATCTCACTCAGGGAACGCGGCCTGGCCTTTGAATAAAGGAGAACATAGCGATGAACCACCTAAGCGCCTCTGAAGCATGTGAAGCGCACCGAAAGAGAATCACTGATAGGTTCGCTTCCATCCTGCGACAGCGATTCGAGGACCTCGACGAGGGTCATACCCTGCAAGCTGCAGAGCACGCGGCCTCTGCCTACATCGGATACCCTGAAGATTGGATCCGCAGACCCGAGACGGCCTTACTGAATTATCCCAAGCTGGTCGTCTGTGAATGCGGCAAACGATCGGTCGCGGAGTATCACTACGGAATCGGCTGGACACCGGTGGATCCCGAGTGGAAGATGCACCTGGGCTTTGAGCCGATGGTTTCTTACTGGTCATGTGGTCAGCCAAACCATAAGGCGACTGTTTGGCAGGAGTTGTTCATCCTGGAAGACATCCAGCAGGTGACCGAGCCATGATAAGGTTCAAGCTCATCATCTACACCGATGGCTGTTGCTTCCCGGTGCCTAACTCAGCCGGGACAGGTGGCTATGCCGCCGTCCTACGCTATGGAGAGAGCACCAAAGAGATTGTCGGCGGTTTCCTGATGACCAATGCGCCTCGGATGGAACTCTACGGGGCACTCACGGCCCTGGAAGCACTCAAGAGGCCATGTCATGTCATCATCAGGAGTGACAGCAAGTACCTGGTCAATATGTTCGGGCAAGGGTGGGCCAGGAAGTGGAAGGCACAAGGATGGTACCTTGATCCCAGGGCCACCGTCCCACAGTTGGCCAAGAACGTTGACCTTGTGAGCCGGCTCCTGAACATGATTGATTCACACTTCTCGGTCAGGTTTGAGTGGGTGAGGGGCCACAACGGGGACCCCGATAACGAGCGGTGTGACAAGCTGGCCCAGCAAGGAGCCGAAGAGGCTTACGAGCCGGACCCAGGCTACCAACCCAGACAGGAGGAGAGTGATGGGTAGCCAACCCAAGTACCGAGTCTGGTATGATGAGATGTCCGACCTCCTTCAGGAACCACTCACTCCTCGTGAGCAAGAAGTGGCGACCCTGGTTGTAGCCGGCCTGCGAAACAAAGAGATTGCTAACCGGCTCTGCATCAGTGTAGAGACGGTCAGGACGCATGTTGCCAATATCCTTGCCAAGCAGGGCATTTTAAGCCGGAAAGACATCCGGTTGGGCGACTTGCAACCTGCCCCTTCCCTTGGCGTTCAAGCGGGAGAAAGCAAACCATGAAGACTAACCTTCTCGGATTCCACATCGAAGTCACGCATAACAGGCTCGCTAGTCTCAACATTCACCATGTCGATCGGCGCGCAGCATTGGAATACCCTGAGTTCACCACTACTAGCCCCACTCGGGTAAAGCTCATGCGGATTAAGGCGGTGCTTCAGCTTCAGCCAGGAACATCAATGGCGGACGCCAAAGCTTGGGTCGAAGCCCAGAACTGGGGAGACCAAGTGCCTTCTGAGCAGGACGACAGCGATAGCAGGTCTGAGTATTACGGTTCACGCCAGGAAGAAAGGTGGGGCCTGGATGAGCCTCCAGATGAGAAGAGAGAGGCTGAGATCGCGCTGGTCAACAGACTCAGGGCCAGGCATCAGTGCCCCATCTGGCGCGGGAAGGACGGCTCACTCCATCCCATCTCACTCATGTCTCCCGGGCATCTCACCAATGCCTTACGCCAACTCTATCGGAGACTGGCCAAGATCGCATCGGCCAGGATGTTCTACCACGATCCCTTCTGGGGCCCTCACGGTGATGGAGCCCAGGATGCAGCAGAACGGGCCATGGATGAGGCAGACGAGATCGAGTACCAGGTAGGGCTTTGGGCTACTGCCCTGGAAGGTGAGCTCGAGAGACGTGGCCTGCCCCTACCGGAGAGAGTGAAGGCCGAGCCGCCGCCCCGGGTCAAGAATGTCTGGGTTGAGGGAGCCTTCACCATTGCGGAGATCGATCGTGAAAAAGAGTAGAGAGAAGCGTTTCCAGTGGGTCTCCCGCTGGCACTTCTCGCCCAAGAAGTGACGCTAGGTGACACACCTTTCGGATAGGATGAAGACATGAGCCTGGAAGACATCCTCAGAGACTACGCCCACCAGTTCGGCATCGATGATTCGTTCATTGAGGCGAGTGACCACCCCTACACCTGCGGCTGTAGCAAATGTAAGAATTGGTGGGTGGATATGGGCCCAGACCCAGACACAGGCCGGTGTGGCCCATTCACCCTGGAAGAGATCAATGTCGTCCGGCGAGTACGTGGCCTGCCGGCGTATATCCTGGAAGAAGAGCCGGATGAGACCTACTCCGAATCCGAGGGTTGAACCCTACCGGGTGAAGAGAGGCCGCTACGCCGGCGCCATCGGTAATAACGGGGCCTTCCTGATCCCTGGTCCCGATCACGGTAAGCTACTCTACTTAATCGTCTCGGACGGTGGAGAATGGGAGCACGTGTCCGTCTCTAAGAAAGGGGCAGTCATCCCTTCCTGGGATGAGATGTCCTTTGTGAGACACCTGTTCTGGGAGCCCGAGGAGTGTGTCGTTCAGTACCACCCGCCCCAGTCCAGGTACATAAACATCCATCCCGGTGTGCTGCATCTATGGCGGCCTATTCATCGGGCTATCCCTATGCCACCCCTGGAGTTTGTGTGATGAAAAAGATAGCGCGTTGGTCTAACCTGCCCTTTAAGAGAGCCGACGATCTACAGATCCGCATCTGGCTCAGCGATGTGGAGTGTGACCAGGCCCAGGAAGCCGGCCTTCCTGGATACGATTGGCCGGTCACTGCCGAGAATATCATCAAGGCCATCCGACGCAAGATGTCGCCTACCCCTTACTTCCGCCTGGGTACTTTCAGAGGTGCGTTTGATTGTCTCCGACACACGCTTAATCGCATGGGTGATCATCACGAAGACACCATCACCTTCCGGGGAGACAGAGTAGACATCGCCCCCTGGAACAATGCAGACGAATACTACTGGGGTGGAATCGGCGGCCCAAGCGGGGAACCCCATCTCCCGCTCTTGCTCGCCTTAGCCTGTGTTCTGTACTACCCCGATGCTGAGTGGGGAGATCAGAATGTGTTCTCGTGGTGGGATACCACTCACAAGAACACAGCATCATCTCACAAACACACCCGAGTAGATGAGTAGCCCATGCCTGCCGTCGTTAAGAAAAACACCATGAAGATCGTTCTGCAGGGCGAGTTGGAGGGTGAAGCCGAGTTCAACCTACCGAGTGTCCTAGTGCAGGAACTCAGAACGCTCGTCACGATGGCCCAGTTCAAAAGCAAGATCGACACCAACCCTGCCTCAGTAGCAGGCATTCTCATCTCTCTTGGGATTGATGTTGCACTTGGTGAGTATGCCAGGCACCAACTCAGGGCCAGGAAGGAAGAGATTGCTTCCCTACTAGCCAGAGAGGCAAAGTGATCGCCGTCGTCAACGCTCGTGACTGGAAGCAGGATGGGGAGTACATCGGGTGGGCCAACCAGCCCCGCTTCCCGGTATCCTCACCGCTTGCCAATCCCTTTCTGGGCTTGCTCAAACGAGGGATAAGCCGGGAAGATGTGGTTGCCCGCTACCGCGGCTGGCTGAGAAATCAGTACCGCGTGAATGGGCCAGCCAAGCGAGAGTTGCTACGCCTATCGCACAAGCATAAGGCGGGTGAGAACATTGTCCTCGTCTGCTGGTGTAAGCCCGATCCATGTCACGGTGATGTCGTTGCCGAGGCCATAGCAGGCATTGAGAAAACTCTGAAAGTGTCAACTACCACGACAGAAGAACCCAAATATCCATCCTACACTTTGTCAAACGAGTCTGCCATGGTCAGGGTGGTGGGAGCCACCTACGATCCTGGAACACAGACCCTCGTGGCAGCCCAGATCGTGACCAATGCGAAAGAACTACAGGTGGCTGTCCGAGCAAGTCTGTCGGTGAACAGGAAGAACAGCTTTCTATATCTCAATGGCCCGGCCATGCATGTCGAGCTTCTTGGCGCTCGAAGGGGCTACCAAGTCATCACCGCCAACCTGGAAGCCAAAACAGGGGCGCAAGGACTGACCAGCTTCCTGCTTCATCCAGGCGCGGGCAATCCGGCCGGTCTGGAAAATTTCTATGTCGTCTCTATGGAGCACGAGGACCCTGTTCGGAAATTTATCCAGCGCCTAGCTCTGGCAACTCCCTGGGGCTACCTGGATGAGTGGGGCAGTGCTCTTTACGAGCACGGCTTACATGAAGGGCTGATTGAGAGTCTGCCCGTGGTCGGTGTCTCGGACATCAGGAACGCCATCCGGGTAAGCTCTAGCACAGATGCTTGGAGAGACATCATTCGACTTGCACTCTATTCCGGCGAGATCACGCTCGCCGGTTAAGGAACTCAATGGCACGTTTGGAATCACAGAGCAAACTGTTGTACTACCCCACTGAGCCAGCCATCATTGAGATGATTGCTTCCTGGTTTACGGTCAAGACACCGATTCGCCTGGTTGATCCGGCCTGCGGTATGGGCGCCGCCCTGCGGCAGTTCGCGGACCTTCTCGGCGGATCTGCGGAAACCTGGGGCATCGAGCTCTCCTACTCCCGATCGGTCGAGGCTGCTAAGGTACTGGATCGGGTGCTGCCTACCACCTTCTATGGTGTGAGCTGGGCGAGACGCTCTGTCTCTCTGGCGTTCAACAATCCACCTTACGACTGGTCGGAGACACGGGACGAGTCCGGGAAGAGGTTGCGGCACGAGTACCTCTTCGTCACTAAGACGACCGACAAGATCATCGCAGGCGGCCATCAGGTGATTCTCATTGGGCAGAGTCAGATGGAAGAACGACTGGCCCGTCACCTGGCCGGCTGGTATGAATCCTTCCAGGTATTCAAGTCGGGCGAGGACTATGAGAAATTCGGTCAGATTGTGATCCTGGCCTGCAATCGGGGAGCGGCCTATGTCCATCCGGGGAGCAAGGCCATTCAGGAACTCACCTGCCTGACCGATGACCACCTGATCATGGGATGGGGGAAACAGGAAGAGTCTTATACCGATGAAGAGACTGGTGAGGAGAAGACACGCAAGGTGGAAGTGCCGGTCTTCACCGACATCCCGCCCATGCGTGCTCGCCAGGAAGATGAGCCTGCCTGGGTCATCCCTTCCCGGCCCGATGAGGATCGGTTTAGTTATGCGCCCGTCTCTCACACCGATATGGTGGATGCCGCCCTGCGCTGTAAACTGACCGCGGCCGAGGAGTTTCGGAAAGTGACTCATGTCAAGCCGGTCGGCTCTCCCTTCCAGACAGCCGTGCCGCCCAAGATTGGGCACGTGAGTATGCTTCTCGGTGCGGGCGAGATTGGAACACTCCCGATCATATTGCCCGATGGGCGCCGAATGCTATTGCGTGGTCTGTCCCAGAAACAGAAGGTGCAGACCTCCCTGCCCGTCATGGATAGTAAAGGACAGGTGACCCACTACAACGTGGAGGAACGGGAGAAGCCTTGCACTGTCATTACCACGATCACGGACAAAGAAATTGAACTGGTGTCCGACATCAACAGTGTGGGCGATCTCATCACTCGCTATGCCGATCCTCTAGCCTCTGCTATCTTGCAGAGGAATCCGGCCACCTATGGCTTCGACCCCACTGAATCTGAATGGCGTTCCCTGGACGGCGTGGCGGCCCAGCTACCGCCCCTTCCAGGAAGAGACGAGCGTGGCTTGTTCAACGCCCAGAGACATCTTGCCATCGCCGGGAAGAGAGTACTCCAGCAACATGGCCACCTGATCATCAACGGGGAAATGGGTATTGGCAAGACGGCTATGGCTGTCTCCATCTTGGTGCTGATGAATAGCACACTGGGGCTGGTGAGGGAGATGAACCAGTGGCCAGCCCTGATCTACTGCCCAGGTCATATGGTCGGCAAGTGGCGTCGGGATACGGAAGCCATCGCCAAGCCAGATGAGCCGATTGCCGCGCGGATCATCAGTGATCCCGTGCGCCGTGGCCGAACCTTCTACCACAATGTGATTCTGCCTCTCATCGAGGAGGCGGAAGGCGAGGTCACCAGCCGGGAAAGGACGCAGGTCGATCCGATAGCCGACAGCGATTCCGGCGGCCGCTGTAGGCTGACCGTCCGCGTTTCGCCGCGAAACAGGACCCGTCTAGTCAGGGCGCTGGAACAGGCAACCCGTGTGACCTTCCGGGCCAAGAGGCGCAACGGTGACTCAGGCAGCCCGAGTGTCAGGCTGACCATGACGACCCAATTCACCATCGATGGCTTCCAGGCACATTACTTCGATCAGGATGAGTACACCCTGTTCGATTTCGCGTCTGACTGGCAGGCAGGCCGGCTTGGAAAGAGGGCCGTCGCCATCGTTGCGTTTGACCCTGGCAAGTATGGGGCTGGAGCGGTCCAGATAGTGCCAGAGCACTACTCCTCCAAGATGGGGCCGTCCAAGCATTACACACCCTGGGATAGAACTCAGGATGACAAGGATGTCCGGCCCATCCCGGCCCTGTTTGGAGCCGGTGAGGTTCTCAAGGAACGGCTTCTACTGCGCTGGAAGAAAGGCATCACCGTCGTCGATAGTGAGGACGGTAAGAGTGCTGTTGAGGAAGAGAGGAAAGTCAGAGCGTTCCAGTGCCCCATATGTGGCTGTCACTACATGGACTGGAACAAGATTCCTGACTTCTGTGCCGGGAAGGTGGACAAGGGCTACTGGCACTTCGATGAATCTGAGCGGACCGATGGGAAGGAAGGAAAGTGGAAGTGGCAAAAGGTTGAGGGTAAGTGTCAGACCCCTCTATTTGAGATGTCGAGATGGCGCCGGGAAGGGGTTGCCCGTCTTATCCAGAAGAAATTCAGACATCTGTTCAAGATTTACATCGCCGATGAAGTGCATAAGGCCCAGGCGGCCCGCACAGACATCGGCGTGGCCGACTCCCGGTTCATTGCCGGCACTCGGTACTCGATTGCTTTGACTGGCACTCTGTTCGGTGGAACCGCCTCCTCTCTGTTCTATCTGCTCTACCGGAGAAATCCAGAAGTGAGACAGAACTACTCCTATGAGGACGGCCACAGTCTATGGGTCAATCACCATGGTTTGTTGAAATACACCTACTCTCAGGACGAAGCACCCCGGCCAGGGGATCGGGGAGCCACGACCAACATCAAGCGTTGGAACTATCGATCCACAGAGCTTCCCGGCATCATGCCCTCGGTCATAAGGTTTCTCTTGCCCATCACCTTGTTTGCAAGGATTACCGACCTGGGCTACCAGTTGCCGCCTCTCCACGAGCACATTGAGCGTATTCCGATGAGTCCTGAGATGGTGGAAACATACGCTAAAATCACCGGCCCTATGCTCAAGAAGGCGGTGACGATCGCCAAAGAGGACAAGGACCCAGGCTGTTTGTCGATCTGGTTCCGAGCGGCCTGGATGTGGCCGAACGCCGCCTTCCGGGACGCCCACTTCACGCGAGGTGAGTTCGACTGGAAGTTCAAAGCCTGCCCTGGTATCCTGCCGAAGGAAGCCCGACTCCGTGAGATTGTCCGTGAGAACCGGGAAGCAGGGCGCAAGACCTTGATCTTCGTCGAGCAGTCCGCGACGAGAGACATCCGGGAAAGGCTGCGAACCGTCATCAGGAACGGACATGACGACGTAGAGATTGCTGTCATCGAGGACAGTGAACTCACCGAGAACGAGAACGGGATTGATCTCGATCTGAAGGTATCCCTGCTCAGCGCCGGTGACATGAGTCCAGCCAAGCGGGAGAGATGGATCAAGCTGCACGCGCCCACGATGAGCGCACTCATCGTGAATCCAAAGCTGGTCGAGACCGGGCTGGATCTCGTTATGTTCAACCACATCGTGTTCTACGAGCTGCCCCTATCCCTGTACGTCCTATGGCAGGCGCAGAGGCGAGTGTGGCGACTAGGTCAGAAGTCAGACGTCGACGTCACCTTCCTGGTCTACGTCGATGAAACCGGCCATAGCATGGAGGCTCGTCTGCTGGACTTGATGGGCTTGAAGATGAAGTTCGCCCTGGTGCTGTACGGAGACGAGGCGACCGGCGCCCTCATCTCGATGGATGACGATGACCTGGAACGGGAGATCATCCGGGCAGCCCTGGAAGGCAAGAGCTACGCTGACTTGGGAGAAGTGGTGCAAGTGGGTCATATCTTCTCGACCAGCGAGACGGGAAGAGAGTCGGGTCAGACCGCCATCAGCGCCAGCCCCTTCGGAGAGCCTACGGCCACCTCGGTCAACTTTATGGAGATTGAGGAAGCCCTGGAGCCCGAGCCGGTGCTCGTTGTGGACGACCCTGAACTAGAAGCCATGACCATCCCGGTTCCAGCCGGGAAGGTGACTGCTCAACTGGATATGTTTGGCGGCCTGGTGAACATCGGGTCGCTGCCGCGTTCCCGGAAGAGGAAATGGTAATCGGCCTCCGAAGGGAGCAGAATGGGGTTTGGGGAAGCCTGGTGAACTTCCCCCCGGCCTGACACGCCGGCCTCCTTTACCCGTTCTGCTCCTCTCGGTGGCCGAGGAGGAAAGAAAAGATGCTACAAGAAATAACACTCAACGGTGTGGAGACGCGCGAAATATGCCCGGTATGCCTGGAGGAGAATGTGCAAGTTCAGCATGGGCATAATGTGAATGGAGGTCCGTGCCACTATTGGCACTGCCCTAATCCAGAATGTAGCAACCGGGGGATCGTCCACGTCGGATACCCCTGCTCAGGCTGTGGTGAGGAAGGTCAAGGAACATGAAAGCCTACAAAATCACCTATGATGTGAGAGATGGAGACCACGAGTATGTCCAACACTTATTCTTCTCGGCCGGTGATGAGCTGACCGAGGAAGTGAGGATGTTCGGGCACCAGCTCTTCCTGGAAGAAGCAGTACCCGATGGTACTCTTCTACTGGATGATGGGTCCGGTTGGTGGAGTATTCGCGATGGGCGTGCCTACCAGCTCTACAGCATCGAGCCGTTCCAGACGATGGTGTTGCCTAACCCAGACGGGCACAATCACCGATTCGCACTTGTATGCCTATGGTGACGCTAGGTGACACACGACTGGAGTATCTTGATGATGATGTTTTCCGTACCGCCCTCCCCCAGTCTTCTTGCCTGGAAGAGACACCAACAGGAGAGACATCATGAGTGATGAAGTGAAGGAACTCGTCTTCTACGATTGGTCAGAAGATGACTTGCGTCGAGAGTTCAGGACCTTGCTCAAGCATGAGCCAACCGAGGCTGAGATGAAGCAGATCATCGGCCTGCTGTTCACCCTGGCAGAGCGTATCGAAACGGAGATCATCGACACCGTGCAGGCCGCCATACGAGAGGCAGGGATAAGCCAATGACCATCCAAAGACCTTGCTACCGCGTCACCATCGTCATGCTAGGGAACTGGACACAGGTGGGGCCCCATTCCCCATCCTACCGCTGGCGTCTTCTACTGATGGAAGCCTTCGACATCGGGCGTGCCGAGGCGATTGCCATGAGTGAGCCATTCTACTTCGTTTCGACCAAGAAGACCCAACTGGACTACTACTTCTCGCCCGTCTGGGACATAGACGCAGAGCGCATAGCCCGCTTCATTCTTCTATCGGGCAAACACTTTGCAGAAGCACACATTGAGATCTGGGGGAGAAGCAGCATCGAGATGACCGTAACACCCTTGGAGAAAAACCAGGCCAATCTCATCCTGGAGAGGCTGCGTGAGATCGATAACAAGCTATCGCCAGAGAACCTGACGTGTGACGGCGAGCTGCCGTACCAGGAAGTCGAAGAGAGGCGTTTCCCCTTACTCAAGGAGAGGGGTTGGCTCGTCGAGATGTTGGGTCGGGAGCCGACCGAGGCCGAGCTCTTCCCGGAGGACACATGACCGATCAAGCTGAAGTCAGAGCGATCCGAACGATCACCATTGAAGTACGCGGCGGCTGCGTCGATGAAGTACGTGGCCTACCGAAGGGTTGGAACTACCGAGTCATTGACCACGACCTGCCCGAAGTAGGCGAGTGTCCCATGGGCTGTGGCCCATTGAACAACGATGACACCTGCCCCGTTTGTGGCTGGAAAGAGGACGCATGAAAGCCACCGTTGCTATCAAAGGACGTCGCAATACAATCCAGGGTGAAGTCTTCGCCCTGCCGGAAGGCGGCGCCTTAGTGTATCTGCCCACTCTGAACCTGGAAGGGGATGCTCCCTTCCCGGACAATACCACCGGCCTCTACTACCAGGTTGAGGATTCCGATGAAGATTTTATGTGCCCCAAGTGCCGAGACCCTCTTCCCGACATCCAGAGAACCGGTACACGACTGATCAACGCGAAGGAGTACCTGTCGGCGGACGGGAAAGTCGAGGAACACGAGGACGAGCGAGACATTGAGCTGCCTCGTGTCGGCCAGTGGGTCTACGAGTGTCTAAGTTGTGGGCACACCTGGAAGGAGTGATCGTGAGAACCTTTCATGTTGAGCTGGCTGTTTGCTACGAGGACAAATCCTGGGAGAGTGAGAGCGTGTCACTTGACCTCAACATCGACCGAGAGCCGAAGGATCATGAGTTGCTGGACAAGGCCGAGAAGAAGTACCGGCGTGAGAATCCCAAAACAGAAGCCGTCGCCTTTGGCCTGCTGTCTGTTTGGGATCAGGAGGACTGATGAATCCCTTCCAGTTCTACCCCATCGGCAGTTACCACATGGACTGGCTCAATCATCGGGTCGTCCAGATCGTCGCCCACATTAAGAGCCAATGGCTCTCAGTCGGCGGTGACTGGTATGGAGTCGCCAGTGTCCAGGTGTCTCCCTCAGTTCAGGACCACCGGTCGGCTGCTTACCGGAGCATGAAAGAGGCTGCCGAGACACCCCTCTGGATGACCCAGGACGAGCACGCCAGGGCACACAGAGAGATCGTAGCCGGCGAGTTACCCGACCTGTTTTACGTGACCTGTATTAACAGAAATCACGGGGGTCCCTGGCTGGAGCCCGTTAAGTCGCACCGTATCCTCCACCCGGCAGACAACCTGACCCTTGTGGTCTCGGCCAGCCGGAAACATTACGTCATCGTGGAGCACGATCCGGGTGACCCCAGCGTGGGCATTTCCGGCACAGAAAGAGCCTTACTCCCCTGGTGCAACTCCAACCGGGCTACCCTGGAAGTTGCAAACTGGCTTATCTGGAAACGAACGGAGAAAGAATGATCACTCTCAAGTTGCCTGATGAGACGTGGGCCTTCTTGAAGGGGAGACTCATGCTTAGTGCAGCCGGCACTGTCTGGCCCGAGATGCGGGCGGGCATCAAGGCAGCACTGGCAAGCATCGTTCAGATGGAGCCGGCCACCCTGCCTGAGATCACGGCAGCCCGGGCTCTCTACCAAGACGACACCGTTCGCATCGATGACGATGCCTTGGCTTCCCGGACAGACGGGGGCACCGTTTGGGTAGAAGCCTGGGTGTTGATCGTGACACCAGAGGACTCCCATGGGTGAAACGTTTGACGCTAATGGCGTTGTCTTCACTGGGTCGGATGACGGCAAGACCGAGTGGTGGGAGCACAAGGACATCCAGGGCTGGTACTGGCTGGTGTTCAAGCATCGTGGTGGTAGGCAGTGGCAGGCGGTGGTCGTCAACAAAGACCGATCCCGAACGCTAACCTGCGCTGTGAGGGGCAGTGACGGCAGTCTGGAAAAAGAGGACATCCTCTATCGGGAGGCGCCCTACAACAAGGAGATCCTGATGAAGGCTGTGTCTGACCTGGTGAAGGTCGCGGAGTGGCCTGAATGATCATTCTCTACGAAGCCACCACCATTAAGAAGACCGGGAAGTACACGGTCTATGAGCGGCTCCACTGGCGGCGTGAGCATATCGCCCGCTACTCCATCTGTGAGGGCAGTCTCCAGGTCAAAGAGTGTCGTACCAAGAGAGAGGTGAAAGCCTACCTCAGAAGGAACACATGAACAAGAACCAGTACAACCAACTCCGGGTCGGAGATGTAGTCAGGTTTATCTCCGGGTCAGTAAAGCCCGGCCCGAAGCACACGACCCGCTATCTCCATATTGAGGATGACCTGGATGTGATTTCGGTGGACGGCAAGGAAGCACTCATTCGATCGAACCGGCCCTGTGGCTGCTCCTTCCAGGTTACGGTTGAGGAAATCACCCTGGTCAGGAAACAAACACCATGAGTGACTGGAAGAATACTCCTTCAAAGAGGGCGAGTTGGTGATTGTGGCCCTTACGATCCGTGCGCCCGAGGGCGCTTAGTGTACCCGGCCAGCGGCCGGGAAGAATGGAGAACTCTCATGTTTCAGACGATCATCATTGCAGGTAACCTAGGCCGTGATCCCGAGATGCGCTACACCCCCAACGGGACGGCGGTCACCAATTTCAACATGGCGACCAACCGGAAGTACACCGGCAGCGATGGGCAGCAGGTCAAAGAGACCACGTGGTTTCGGGTGAGCGTGTTCGGCAAACAGGCCGAGGCCGTCGCCCAATACATGAAGAGGGGCAGCGGCGTGCTCGTCGAGGGACGTCTGTCGGCGGACAATCAGACAGGTGGGCCGCGTATTTGGACACGCCAAGACGGGACGCCAGCAGCCTCCTTCGAGGTAGTTGCCAACACCGTGCGCTTCCTGTCCAGCGGACAGAGGGCCGAGGGCGGTGAAGAGACGGCTGCCGCCGAAGGCGAAGAGGAAGAGCAGAACATTCCCTTCTAGCCTCAAAGCTGGGACCCCAGCTAGGGCCCGTGGGGTCACTGTCCGGGGAGGGGGAGCAGTCCCCCTCCCCTTCTCGGAGAACACGTATGAAAACCTTTACGGCAGGTCAGTTCAAGAACGAGAAATTCTTCACGGCGGACATGAAGGAACGCTTCTCTAATCACTTCGTCAAGTTTGTGGAAAGTGGATTCAAGCGAGAGTTGTTCTACCAATGGTTCTACGAGAGGCTCACAAACCTCTTTGGCATGATCGCCCACCACAACCGAGAAGGATTCTACGAGACCTTCTTCACCACGGCGGCCCGCCAACTCCGATTCGTGGATGCCCTGGTTGAGTGGGGCTACAAGGACGATCTGGAAGGCATCTTGACCGCCTGGCTTCTGACTTCCCGCATCCCTGCCCAGATTGAGAGGCTGCGTGACCTGGACGAGGAAGCCCAGGAACGGGCGATGCTGGCCTATCTGCTCCAGAAGTATGATGGGAAGCCTGTCTCGCCTGAGCTACTACCAGATGAGGAACAGCTACCCCCGGCGTTGCTCTGATCGCGTGTGCGTGTGGGGCAGTACAAAACTGTTCAAGGTTGTTCAAATGACCATGGTTTCCTGCACAAATTGCCGGTATTACCACAGTGATTCGTGGCTCGATACATGGTGGATGCTGTGTACCCACCCTTCCTGGAAAGATGAGGGCCGAATTTTGCCCAACCGGGAAGACCCCACTACCCCGCCCTGGTGCCCCCTGAACCAGCCGGAGGAAAAACTAACCCTTGACAACTATCTTGAATAAGTATACAATCAAGCCATGAAGAAGAGATGGTCTTTCCCCTACGTCTATTACTGTAGGAACTGCAAGCGCACACATGCGCGGAATGTATCCAGGCGCAATTACCCCTGGGGATGCCCCTACTGCAAGAGTAATAACTTGGTGACAAGCCGGTCCAAAGGAGTCCCTTCCAGGAAGGAACCATGAATAACGTTTCGCGGCGAAACAAGGGAAAAGCTTCAGCTTCACTCCGCACACACGGCGGTCGCCGGCCTGGGGCCGGGCCCCGCTGGAAGACACTGGGGTTCCTGAAGGTAGGGGACCGGGTGAGAGTGACCGTTGTAAAAGTGGAAGGCACCGGTGTTCTGAGAACCGAGTGGCCGACAACGCACACTCGACCGATTCTCTCTGAGTATGGGGTCATCCAGGCTGAGATCACCCGCACGGGAAGAGAGAACGTCGTCAAGATCACCCTGGATACAGAGCCTCAGATGGTCTTGATCCTGGAAGGACCTGTCCATGAAGAACGAAAGTAACTACCAGCCCTGCCGAATCCGCATCTTCCGGGACGAGGGCTACGAACACACGAATCGTGTTGCCATCTTTGACATGGTTAGGCAGGTCGTGATCAAGGTATGGCACCATAGGAATGGATGGAAGGACCCGAGTCCCCATCCTGCCCATAGCCCCTTTGATGTCTGTGGTCGATACGACCTTGCTCTAAAGGACTGCCTCCAGATTGCCAAGAACCAGGCAGCCATCCTCAACCTGCCTTTTCGGCAGGCCAGTGACATTGTGTCTGCAGACGACATCCTAGAAGGCGAAAAACGAGGCTGTCTGATCTGTGGTAAAAACGACAAGCGATCAAGAGACAACTTCATCTGCAATCCTTGCCTCAAGATCATCGCAGCAGGGCAGATGGCTGCCGCCGACAAGGGAGAATATGGCATCTCCACGGAGTTCGGCTATCCTCTGCGCTTGAATCGTGAGCAAGGGGAGAGTCTCGCCCATCTCATCTGTAAACTGGCGGGAACGAGCCTGGGAACTTCCGGCTTCTATCTCAACCTTGACCGTATAGGGGACCCCGGTGGCTCTTTCAATACCTCCTACAAGTGGCCAATCACCTTAACGCTTGACCAAAAGAATGCCCTGGTTGAGCTTCTTAACCTCATCGGGGCAGCTTGTCAGAATAACTACACGGTCGGCCTGGAAGAGGGAGCCCGGTTCGTGCAGGGCATTGCGACCGGTCGTTACTCTGTCGCGGAAATCAACGAGAAAGAAGCCGGGCTAAGTGCTTCCCGGAAGAAGATCGACAAAGACCTGAGCAAATGGGATGGAGGAGACGAATGACCACCTGCTGTTTCTATCACAGGGGGTGCACGGACGGGTTCGGCGCGGCTCTAGTCGTCCGCTTGCACTTGCAGATGAAACGGGATTTTGTACCGCTTGTAGAGGTTGAGTTCATTCCCGTCCAGTATGGTGACGAGGCGCCCGACGTGACCGGGAAAGATGTGATCATCGTGGACTTCAGTTGGCCGCGTGAAGTCTTGCTTCGTATGGAGACGCAGGCCAACAGCATAGTTGTCCTCGATCACCACCAGTCCGCCGAGAGCGAGCTGGCCGACCTGGACTTCTGCATCTTCGACACGAGCAAGTCAGGCGTCGTGCTGGCCTTTGAGTTCTTCTTCCCGGACTCCATCATACCTGACTTATTCCTCTATCTTCAGGACCGTGACTTGTGGCAGTGGAAGATGCCACAAAGCCGGGAAGTCAACGCCGCCATCCGCAGCTACCCGTTCGACTTCGAGCTCTGGACATCCTTCCTGGAATACGGCAAGATGAAGAACCTGGTGGTGGAGGGAAAGGCCATTGTCCGTTACCAGGATCAGCAGATCCGGATTGCCCTGCCTCACGCTGAACTGGTTGAAATCGGCGGCCACCAGGTCCCTTGCCTGAACGCCACACATCTCACTTCCGAGATTGCCCATGAGCTTATCGGTGACTATCCCTTTGCCGCTGTGTACTATGACGTGAAGGACAACAAGCGGGTGTTCCAGTTACGGTCCAAAGAGGGTGGCATCGATGTGTCCGAGATCGCCAAGTTGTACGGTGGCGGTGGACATCGGGCAGCGGCCGGCTTCACGATCCAGATTGGTCATACTGGCCTGGAAGAGTGGGGACTCGAGAGACTTCTTTGACACGGACGTACTGATTGCCATTCCTGAACCTGGAAAGGATCTATGAGGCAGCTTACCGCCTACCAAAACGAAACCCTCTCTCGTATCAAGGACAAGAAGCTTTCTGAAGCAATCAAGAAAGCCTGGGAGGGCGGCCGTGCCTATACCGGCACGGTCGGCTTGGACGGGATGGTTGGTATGATCGCTCGCTGCAACCGGGAAGCGACCAAACGTCTCACTCGTCGCAAGTCCACAAAGGAGTACACATGAGGCATAGATACTGGGTAAGCTGGTTCAGTACCAGCGCTGAGCCCCTTGAGGAAGTGCCCTTCCCGGTGTGGAATACCGGGAGTAGTGATGCCTGGAATATCTTCTGTGCGGTCATCGACGCCGAGGATGTCGTGGATCTCTGGGATAAGGTCAAGCTCTTCTTCCCGGACCGCAAGGCGCGTTTCTGTGACCTCAAGCCGACCGACTGGATGCCGATCGGTGATCAATTTTCCTTGTATGGAGACACTGCATGACTATCTGTGAACCCTGTGGCAAACTGGCGCGGTGCATGTAAGGAGTTTTAAGTGATACTCCGAGATAAGGCCGCCGACCTCTTGACTTCCCTCTCGCCTGGTACTTCCCGGATTGCCCTTGCCGGTAGCATCCGGCGTGGGATGAAGAATCCCAAGGACATCGAGATCGTTGCCATCCCACTCTATGAGCACACCCTTCACTTCCGGGAAGTAGGGCTTCAGGGCGAGATGTTCGGTGATCGTCTTCCGGTGCCGGAGTCGGTCAGCCTCCTGGATGCTGAGCTCGACAAGCTGTACGCTTCCACTTCCTGGAAGTTGCGCGCTGACCGAGGGGCGGGCCTTCGCGCTCGCTTCCTGATCGATCGCGACGGTGATAAGCTGGACTTGTTCATCACCGACGCGAGACTGTGGGGGATCATCTACACATTCCGCACGGGTCCTGCCCAGTTCAGCCACGGATTGGCAAGCCTGGCACTGAAGCGGGGTTGGCATATCGAGAGTGGTCTGCTGCACCGGCATGCTCGGCCGGTGAGAAACAATCGGCGAGTGTCCTGCCTTCTCGGTGAGGAATGTCACCTGATCGCAGACACACACGAAGAGCATCAGGTCTTCCAGGCACTTGGTCTCCCTTGGCTTGAGCCGGAAGAACGTACCGACACCTGTCTCAACCAATACCTTTGGGGAGCGTAACCATGGCCGATACAATTAAGATCTACGCCCCTCTCGTAAACGGAGCACAGTGGATTCATTCGCTGCCCCCCATGAAGGGGATAGAGGGCCCTTACAGTGACGGAGCCTACGTAGGAGCTAGGCTCTATGCCGTGATCAGCAAGAAGAATGCAATCGCGGCCTACAAGAGGGCACGCGGGAAGAACAGACGTATCATTAAGGAAGTATGCAAGCTATGAGGAGACAACCCATGAAGGGAATAGAGCATGATTGAGATCGAGCCCTGGAAACTCATCCTCGCTGCGTGTCTCCTCCTGCCCTCTGCCGGCTGGATAGGCTTTCTTCTCGGTGTGGTATGGTCACGCCGGCGCCACTAACCTCTCCCTCCCGGTTTGCAACTGGTTGGAAACATGCCCCTTGACAATCTGTGATAAATTGGGATAATCTGTGATATATATGTTCTAGTGTTTCTGACGATAGAAGCACTAGAATCCCAAGGAGGGGCGATGCCAACAAGACGAGGCTCTAGCAGGTCTGGTAGGAACAAACGTACTACATTAGGACCGCTAGAGTATGTTACTTCTCAAGCAGAGCTCAGGAGGTTCCAGAAACTCCTGATTGAGTTGCGAGAGTTCTTTACCCTCGATGAGATCTCAGAGATGACCTGGAGGGGCGACAAGAACTCAGCCCGCTTGTCGCACGCCGAGCAAGGGAAGCACCTGGGCAAGAAACCGAAGGTACGAATCGCCCGCCAGGACTACAAAGACATCCTTTATGCTCACAAGTTCCTGATGTTCTTCGTTGGATTTCGACAGGAAGTGCGAGTCAAGGTCCTCGCCGTGATACGCCAGTGGGCCCGTGTGGAGCATGACATGATGGAACTCATCTCACTGGTTCATGACGCGACCAAGAAGAGGAAGTGATGGGGCGTCTAATTGGATTGATAGGGTGTCTGCCGATCGGTGTCATCCTGGCATTGGCGCTGTTGGCACAGGGAACTGCCAACATCGGCTTCGGTGTAGCGTCTGCTGAGATGGGCGCTACAGTCCTGACCCAGACCCTCATGCAGCCGATCCTCATGCTGGTCTGTGGGGCAGGGGGGTTCCTGCTCGCCCTCCCAGTCCTGGCTGCACTCTACATCTACGCGCAGATAAGGCTCGGTAAGAAGGCAGCCGACCTCTGGGAGAATACACCACGGCTTCCTCTACCGAGCCGGGAAGAACGGAAGCCCAAGCCCGCCCTACCGACCGCCGCAGATGCTTTGGCGCTACCGAAGTCTGACGAGAGCATGGTGGTTCGGCGCCGGCGTGTGCCGGCCCACCGAGAGATTCATATTCCGAGGAACTTCTAAGATGAAGCACAGGATCGCCGCAGGGTTGCTCTTCCTGGCACTGGTGATGGGATTCACCGGATGCGTGAACGATCCTTGCACGGGTGCCAGTCCTGAGTTGTGTGGCCAGTTCCGGGCACAGGTAGCAGGCACGGCCACCGTAGGAGCCGCCAGCGCGCGTGCTCAGGCTACCCAATCTGCCATTGACGCAGGCTTGGCTGCTGCGAAAGCGACGGCCATCATCAAGGAGGCCAATGCGGAGGCAGATAGAGCAGCAGCCGAAATCAGGCTGGCTCAGGAGAAGGCGGACCGGGAAGCAACTCTGGAGGCCCGAGCCGCAGAGCAGCAGGCCACGATCACCCAGGGTAAGGCCGATCTAGAAGCAACCACGACTACAGGTGAAGCCTACATGGCTGCAACCGCTACCCTGACGGCCATCCAGACTAAGAGCCATCAGGATACGCTCAACGCAATCGGCATGTTTGTCCGAGATGTGGTGTTTTACGCGGGCGGCCTGACTATTCTCTTCCTAGCCTGCTACTGGGCCGTGAACTACATTCGCCGCAAGTCGGCGATTTCCGATACACCGGCTGGCACCATTCTGGTGTTACCAAGTGGCAACCCGTTTGCTGCCCGGCTGATCATCCCGCTTCTGGCTGAGCGTGCCGTGATCGACTCTCATGATGCGCCCGAGAGGGCCAGCGACGACACCATCCGGCGCAAGCAGGTGATCGACCTGGCGCTGGCGGCCGCACGTGCCAATGCAGATGTGGTCAATGAGGCTGACGTGATTGAGGGAAGTGGGTGGGCTGAGGCGGGCCGCACTCCGCAGCCGGAACTGCCCGCAGCCATTGCCTTGCCTCTTCCCAGTAACATCGATCGCTCTCGGCTCGTGTTGCCCCCTCCCTACCGGGAGATTGCAGCATCCTGGAGGCCGACTGCCGAACGGATGCTGCTTGGCTACACGCCCGATGGTCAGCCGCTCTATGGCAAGATCGATGATCTCCTGTCCGTGACGGTCATCGGCCGGCAGGGGACCGGGAAGACAACGCTGGAGCGCTTCATCTATGTCCAGTGTGTCCAGCTCGGGGCGCGCGTTATTGTCTGGGACCCACACGATGACATCGTGGATAGTCTCCCTGGTACAGAAGCCTGCATCGAGGCCGAGACTATTCAAAGGTCCGCGTCTCAAGTCTTGGCTATTCTGAATGGCCGCCGTCAGGCCAAGCTACATCACGAGCAGGTCATTCTCGTTATTGTGGACGAGTACAACGCGCTGGTGCACGCAGCCGAGGTCGCTCCCGTGATCCAGGAGCTCGTCACACAGGGACGGAAGTACCGGCTGTTCTGCATCGTTTCCGTGAAGGGCGCCCCGGCTGCCTCCTTTGGCGGTGCTTGGATTCGGGATGCCTTCTCGGCCCACTACGCTTTCAACTGCCGGCCTTCCACGGCCCGACAGATTGGGTTTGACGGTGAGGCGGCCCGACAAGTCGAGCTGCTCCGCCCTGGGGAGGCGCTCCTGGAAGGGAGTGCCCCGCCCCAGATGGTGCTCATCCCACAGACAACCATTGATGACGTAAGGGCCATTTTCCCCACTTCCAGCAATGGAAATGGGGCTGGAAGTGGGGCTGGAAGTGGGGAAACGGTCATTGACCAGCTTCCCGGAAACGGGCTTGGAAGTGGGCTGGAAACGGGCCTGGAAGTGGGCTCGGAAATGGGGGCCGTAGACCCCCAAAAGCTGGAGCTCGTCCGGCTGGCGATGATGCGTGGCGCATCCGTCAAGGACATCCTTCAGCAGGTCTTCGCTAGTTCTACGAGTGGCAGCGGCTACAAGGACGCCCTGGCCGAGCTACGGCGCTACCAGGCCGTGATTGCATCCCAAGGAGGATAAATGAGCGACCAACTACTGTGGTGGGCCTACCGGCACATCAACGGCGGAATCCATGTCAAGCCCTACTTCCCGGCCGAGAATCGGGCCGAGGCTGAAGCCAAAGCTAAGGACAGGTTGTCATTGTCATTAGATGACACACCCCAAGAGTAGACTGGAGATACGATGCCCGATCAACAACTCCCTGGTTTCCAAGCCGAGTATCCCAATACTGAGGGCTGGACAACCGAGCAGGCCCAAGAAGTCTACACATTTTAAGGATTCGGTGCCGGCTTGGCTATTGTCATCCGCAAGGCAGACGGCGTGCGCGGCACCCTGAACTTCAACCGCTTCCGGGAAGGCCGAATTTACTTCGACTTCGAGGCTATCAAATGAGCGCATTCAGTATCCCCTATACGGTCACGCTTGATCTCAATCTGGTAGATGGCAGCCAAGTCCTGCCTACCGAGAAACACCTGAAAGAGATGGGTGCTCTCTCGGTGAGTGTCCTCGGCTTACAGGTCGTGGCTGTGTTTGAGTTGCATCACTCCGTGGTGACCAGCCAGGCCGACCTGGGCTGGCACATCCGTACCCGCTATGTGGAATCCCTGATGGGCTTTCCCATCGGCAGCTTGGGGGTACACGCCCATCCTACCTGGAAGCCCCCAGTCTTGGAGTGGCAGGGATTCAGAGTGGAGAGCTTCATCATCTCATTCCCCTACCCGGAAGACGAAGGAAAGTGACATGGACATCGACACAGCAACTAATCTTCTATTGGCCCGTCTGGACAATGCCTATTCTGATATGCGGTCTGTCATCGCGGACATGACCCACCTCAACAATCAGACTGCTTCATTCAAGCAGGCTGTACAGAACTTCCAGGATGCCGCGACTGACATCTGGGAGTGGAAGCAAATCGTCCACAGAGTAAGGAGTAATAGTAAGGAGTAATACATGAGTAGCGGTTATAAATTCGTCAATAAGGCGTCCACCCGACCAAGCGAGTTACGGCCGGGCATGGCGATGGCCGTGAAGGTGGTCGCCGTGCTGCACACAGACTTCCCGTCCTGGTGTGCCTACCAGGGACCCACCGACTGGTCAGACCAGCAGGTGGCCGACCAGGGAGACGAGATTCTCCAAGAGGCTGCCGAACGTCTGTTCCCGACCATGAGAAATCATGCTAAGGAACACGCCCTCGAATACTACAATCCATAGGAGGATAGTGTATGTCTCAAGCCATCATTGATAAGTTGGATCGACTCGCTGAATATCAGTCTCAGCGGGACGTCCTAAACATGGACAAGCAGGCTGCGATCGACAGTATCCTGACGCCAGAGATCAAGGAACGGTTGGCCGAAGTTGAGGCCGAGTTCGGCGGCAAGGTTGAGGCAGTTACAGAAAACCTTGCTGCTCTTGAGGCGGAGGTGAGGGCTGATGTCCTGACACAAGGCGAAACTGTACGTGGGTTTCGTCTGCAGGCAGTGTGGAGCAAGGGTCGCACTTCCTGGGACGACAGGGCCCTGCAGGGCTACATGAAGGCACATCCTGAGCTTGCCGAATTTCGCAAGCAGGGTGAGCCATCGGTCAGCATTCGAGTGATCTGAAATCTGAAAGGAGTAAACAACATGGCTGAGGGTGCATTAGTCCCCACCGGGGGACGTGGGTGTGGTAACCGAAAAGTAGGCAGTATCTACGCTGAGTGCGGGCTGAGTCCCTTCGGCTCACCCATCGAGAGCTTCTTGTACTGTCCACCGGTACGTGTGCCGGCAGACTTCATCGTCAAAGCCCAGGGGATTACCCTCCTGGAAGACCCAACCGATCCCCGTCTGTTCCATATCGTTGATCACCTGGGCGTCAACTCCTGGCCGAATGTGGCCGACTGGTTTGAAGAGGCGCGGCGTTTCGGGCTGAGTCACAACATCTCTGGATCGGGTGTTGAGTACGCCAAGCTGACACCGGGAAGCCGTATCATGCCTATCCATCCGCACGCCTGGGTACACAACTTCCCAGTCTTTGCCGCAGCCTGGATTCCTGGCCTGAAGCCGGGCGACAGGCACGCCTACGACTTCTGCCCGAAAGAGATCACTGAGCACAACATCCTCTTCGATGGTCCCCGACCCGAAATGTGCGCCGGCGTGTGGTACCAATCTCTTCTCAAGGGTCAGTTCCCGGTCTACGAGGACGAGATGATTGAGCACTGGAAGGCCGAAGTTCCGACCATGCTGGAGACCGCGAAGAGGCTGGTCATCCGAACGATGCCCTCGTTCGAGTATCAGGGGTTCTGCCCGCCCGATGGCGTGACACCTCAGTTCGAGGCAGCCTTCATCGGAAGCTGGCCGATCACTCGCTTGGTGGTCATAAATGACCCGGTGGACGGCAAGCATGAGAAGGCCCTAAAGAGGGCGAGCGAGTCCAGCCTACCGGTGGAGGAGGTCAATGAATAAGAAACAACTCAAGAAGGCGGCCGAAGAGAAAGGGCATCGACTGGGGCGCTTCACGAGACGCAAGTATCAGACCCCCTACATGGCCGGGAAGACCATGTACTATGTTGCGTGGTGTCTTTGGTGTGGAGATGCCGCGCTCACTGGCAGTGATGATGACTCACCTGTTCTCAAAAACACCTGTACCGGGAGGAGGAATTAACACATGCACTGGCGAATTGAGCAGATAATAGATCAGATGGGCGGCCGCGGCGTGCGTGGCGCCTTGGGCTACATCGGGGCCAGCGAGATTGCCTATCACTGCCGGAAGGACGACAGCAAGCCGGTCAACAGCACGGTAGACGACCACGGCCTGATTGAGTTCGAGATCGGCCTGATGTTCAGGGTGAATGGCAAAGAAAGGGAAGCCTGGAAGATGGTCGTCAGCCTGGAGTCGGATGATACCTACACCGTCCGGCTGTTCCGTAAGGCCACACCCGAAGAGTGGGGTCGGAAGATCCTGGCAGTCGTCCTGGATACCGACACAGATGTCTACTGTGACAATCTCCAGGCTGTAGTCGAGGGCATGTACGACCAGGCCATCAAGAAGTACAATCGGGGCATGATTCGGATCGCATGATGTCAGCCGAAGCCCTGCTCCAGTTCCATGTGATTGTAGTCATCATTGTCAGCCTGCACCTTCTCACCGCTTGCTACCTGGTCGTGAAGTGGCTGGAGAAGAAAGGCTGGCTACAGAGGAGAAACACATGAGCAAGAAGAAGATAACTGAAGTCGTCGTTGACGAAGATGCAGCAACAACCCAGCTTGATTTCGCCCTCCTGGAGGCTGCCGAGGCGGCCCTGGAGGGTATCAAGTACACTGCCAAAGACCTCGACATCACACTCTTCCCGGACTCCTATCCGGGTCGGCGCGTCAGCCCGGAAGAGGTACGGGTGGCTGCAACAGTGGGCATCCTCCAGCCAATCGACCTGGAAGAGGACGACAAGGGCGGTTACATCGTCCGTGATGGGCATCGCAGGATCATGATGGCGCATGCCGCCGTGAAAGAGTATGACAGCAAGCGATGCCGCAAGATACGGGCGCACATCTACCCCAGTGACGGGGTGGTGGGCTCCATGCAGACCCTGATCCTCAACAATACACGTTCCAGCAACCCGCTCGCCGAGTTCAGTGCTATCCTTGAGCTTGAGAAGGAAGGCTACTCAGACCGGCAGATTGCTGTGGGAACCGGCATGGATACTGTGACGATCAAGAAACGCCGGAAGTTGGCGAAGCTGGACAAGAGGCTCCGAAGGGCGTGGGCAGCCGGGAAGATGACCAACCTAGGAGCCGAGGTCGTGGCCGCCTGGAGCAAGACCTACCAGGACCGCCTAGCCGAGATGCTGGAAGACGGAGAGCACGAAAAGATCACGGCGAAAGACCTTGCCGAAGTGAGGACGGAACGCCGGGAAGCCGCAACTGCGTCCCTGCCGACTTCCATGTTCCAGAATGTGCCTACCGGCACGGTGGAGTCTTGGGCGGCCGTTTCGCGGCGAAACGTTCAGCGCATCCTGGCTGGCGTCCCCCAGAAGGCCCAGGACGTCCGGGAGGCGCTGGAGGACGTCCTGGCTACCCTGGAGAGGTATCCATGAGCCCACACAACAAGATCGTCAAGTTCGTGCTCAAGGGAAGGGAGATTGTCTACACAAGTATCCCCGAAGGGGTTACTTTAGTTGTGGACGATGAGGACACTCGAACTACCCTCCAGGTTCAAGCCAATGGTTTCAAGACCCGTTACGACTGGTTCGACAAGGATGGCAAGCCAACCAAGCACCACCCGGACGTAAAGAGGAGATTGTAAGTTGAAAATCCAACTCGTGTTCGATGACTGGCGGCGGGCTAGAGGGAAGAAGGAGTCGATTTACTATACCGATGAGGGCGTCGAGCTCTCAATGGGCGAATTCCACTCTGGCACTACCTTTAATGCCACGATCGATGTGGAGTATGAAGAGGACTGGTTGCGTGAGCAACTCGAGGCTGGCTACGAACCGGTCTTCTATGTCATCCTACCGGAGAAGTAGCTATGTCTGACCCACTGAAAGCCCCATGCGGCAAGACGAATAGCCGATCCGGGAAACCCTGGACTTGGAAAAGCCTGGAAAACCATATCACCCAGTGCAAGGCTTGTCGGGCGGAACCGGTAGAAGAAGAAGACCTGGGCCTGGAGATGACCGAGCTCATCGCGGCGGGCGAGGAGCTCGACGGTGTTTTCTGGGGGATTGCCTTCGAGATGGGCGAGGGGTGGTGAGATGAATGGGGCTTGACAGCCTTCTCGGAAACCCCTATAATCTCTGACTGTAGGGCCTCAGCGTACTCGCACCACGCAGAGCCCTCAGCCAGGCCGGGCCTCGCAGAACCCCATGCTGCGGGCCCGCCAGGATAAACCCTTGGGGCCTTGTGCCCCGTGATGGGAGCGCCAGTGTGATCGTCATCACACTGGCGCTCCGTGCTTGTGAAAGGTGAAGCAATGCTACAGTTTGCACTCATCACCTACCATCCCTGCGATGACTACTCTCGGCAGTTGTGTCTGCTCCGGGAAGAGTATGACGGCGGCTGGTGGGTGAAGCACCTAGATGGGAAGACCAACTACTACTTCAACGACCGGCTACGTCCCCTCAGCATCTATCGGCTCACTCGCCGGCGTGAAGTCGAGGCGGCCGCCATCATTGGTCAGGATGACGATCTTGCGGCCGTCCGTCTTCTTAGCCAATTCAGCCAAATCCGCGAACGGCGTCGGCTTCCAGGACTCATGCGGGGCAGGGGCAGCCGGTAAAGCTGCGGGGTCGCGCTCGATGGCCCGCTCACGGGGGGTCATCACCCCCTCGGGCAACATCCGTCCAAAGAAGATCTCGAAGATTCGAGCGCGCGCAATCTCCGATTCACCGTTATGTAGCATGTCCATCATGGCTGAGAAGACACCATCGGCCTCATCAAGCACTCGACGATTCAGACGAATGCTGGCCTCGGCCCGGGCTGTGGTCAGGGCAGCCGCCTCCATCTGACGCACCACCTCTAGCTCTCCCACAACTGCCTCTTCGATAGCCTTCACATCCTCTTCGTGCTCTCGGAGAAGCGCATAGAAGGTACTGCGGCTCATTCCTAGGTTTTCTTCCTGGAAGACCTGGGCAACGCTCTTTCCCTCACCGTGTACCTTCTGGAAGACTGTCCAGAGGGAAATCCTGTAAACTTGCAAGTCAGTTCCCATATACCAAGTTTAACACAGATGGGGCCTGCCGGCCTATAGGAGAAATGGAGACATCCCCGACGCAACCAGGGATGTCTCTTCGAGAGGGAGAACACACACTCATCGCCAGGAGTATTATACTATGAGACTCTACATACTAGGCACTGATTACACCAGCACAAAGGTAGATTGGGTAGACCTGGAGAACTTCGCCAACCCCAACGGACACACACTCCTGCTGCTTGATGATCACAACGATCTCGTCGGCTCCCAGCTCTCTGAAAGATTCCCAGTGGATGTGACAGAGTTCGTCGCGGAGCGCAAACGGGAGGCCGAGTTCTGGTCAGCTATTGATAAGTTATCCTCCGAGAAGGCGATTGCGCTACTTACCGCCTGGCTCGAGAGGAGCCGGTAGAACGGCTGTTCTTCCTGGTTTGAAACTTGGCCTGAAACTCTAACCGGAAATATCCCAAAGGGGCTTGACTTTCCCGGTTTCGTGGGTTACACTGAAGCCGCGTTTCAGACGCGCGTTCAGTGTAACCCACCCCGGAGCCGGGGAGCACTTAACAGAGTATCTACAGAGTGTCCAGGAAGTCCCACTTCCTGGATTGGCTGAGGAGAATTAGCGGTGCGAGTGGATCTTCGCCCCCTGGGCGATGATGGTTCAACTGTTGCACATTCCCCCTCCCTTGAGGAAATCCGTTCACGTCTACCGACCCTAGAAGAGATCGACGCCAAGATCGAGTCCGGTGAGTGGTCTGACGAAGGCCGTGAACTCACCGAGGATGAGAAGGCTCGGGCCAGAGAAGAGAGAGCCGAGAAGCCCATCCGCAACGACCTCGCGGCCAAGGGGGAGCAGGTCATCATTTCACTGCTCAAGACACAACTCTTCCAGGCCGTCAACGTTCGCAAAGCTCCAACTCGTCTCCAGAACATCTTCAGTCAGGGTCATGTCGTCGGCCAGTTTCGGGAATCGGTCGACGTCGACGTCCTGTCTGACCGAATCCCACTTCTGGTGAACGGTGACATCCTCTGGCCGGCCCTTCGTTGTGAAGTCAAGTCCATTTCCGGTCCAAGCTGGCCTCTCAGCAAGCTCTCCCATACCGAAGTTTCCTATCTGGACGACGCTGTTCACGCTAATCAGGCTGCTTGGTTAGCGTTGGTGTGGTTCTCTCAGACGGTGACATGCAAATGGTGTGGTCACTTCTTCGTGGCAAAACGATCCAAGAGGGAGGTTTTATGCGTCCAGTGTAAGGGAATGACGTCGGCCCGCAAGACCAAGCTGGACGCCTACCTGATCCATCTATTCTCGTGGCGCCGGTGGAATCTCGTCTTGGACTTGATGCAAAGCAGGGTAGCGGGCAACTACCAAGGCAAGTCGATCAGGCTCCAGGAGCATCCCCACCTGGAAGAGTACGCCATTCACAAAGTGAAGGGACGCTGGATCCTGAGTGATAACCACTGGCTCCGAGCACTCCTACCGTCTCTGCATGGCCTACAGCCTGAATACGAACAGGTGGAGATGTCGATATGAAGAAGCCCACCGAAAAGCAAGAGGATGGCCCGTTAGCCACCTGGGCCAAGGAACATGGCTTCCCGGCCCTCACCGATGAGGCACTTAGGGAGGCTACAGAACAACAAGAGGACAAGCGCCTGGCTCACATGGCTCGCTTCGTAATCTTCTTTCGTCAGGCGACAAAGAGAGAGAGATGACCAACACCTCCCTAATAAAAATTCCATCGCCAGATATTCCCGTCATCAGCACGGGCCTGGAAGAACTCGCTATCGAGTCGGCACGTGATGCCGCGCTCAGAACACTCGGCCTAAATTCCGAAGAGAACGAGCCACTTGTCCTGACGGCAGAGCAGAACGCCCAGTGCAACCATTTGGCGCTTCGCAAGATGGTCGTGGCCGAGGGGGTCACTCAGGCAGCGATCATGCGGCTGGCACTCCGTGTCTACGCGAACTCTGAATGGACGCTACTTGACCTAGAGACCTTCGACCAGTACGTGAACTCTGTACTGACGCACGAGGACGGGGACGGCCCCATCCCGGCCGCCATGCGGAAGTACCGTCACCTGCTGCGTTCCAGCATACCTGTCCTGCACGCACTGGACATCAATCCCGTCAAGGTTGTCATTCCCGGAGAAAATGGGGATGATCCAGAAAAGGTCGAAGTCAGGGCGCAGCATTTCATAGACAGACCGAGCCTCTTCCAGGAGATTGACTCGTTGCTCCGAGACGTAGTTCCATCGACCCCGAAGGGACGTGCTCGCATTAAGAAAGCAGTCACTCTGGCCGTCACTGCCAAGAGCCGGGAAGAACTCAGGCGTCAGCGCTTCCTGGTCAGAAATCCTCAGCCTCCTCCATCCCGATCAAGAGGACGGATCCAGCTCGTGAGTTTCCTGGAGCCGACCCTGGACGAAAATGGGAATCCTGTCCTTGAGACAGTCAAGAGGCACGGCCTGCCCTGGGAGCGTCAGCGTGTGGACTCACGGCCTGGTTGGCGTATCACCATCGAAGCGACTGACCAGGAACACCTGGAGTACATCCAAGACGTGCTCAGTACGCGCGTCGAGTTCGTCGAGGAGAGTTAGAGAATGCCACAGATTGACGTGCCTACCGGCACACGTGAGATAAGCTGTCCGCAGTGCGCGGCCGCCATTGTGATTTCCAGACGGAAGTACGACAATCCGATCTACTGTGAGGCTTGCGGATGCTCACTGCAAATCAGAGATGAGGATACAGGAGACTGGCTGAACCTGTGGTGGGCTCCCCTGGAGTCTGAGCTTGCCCGCTTCATGGGCAAGACCTTCGGTGTCATACGGTTCCCGTCCGAGGCGATGTCGCTGCGATGGGGACGGTTCGAGAGACGGCACGAGGCCGAGAGGATCAAAGCGGCCGCCCATGTGGCCCTGGAGAGGATGTCAGCCCACCCCATGCGAGATCTGTGCTTCTCGACGGTGATCGCTATGATCGAGAAGCGGGACAGCGTTTCGCCGCGAAACGTTGATGACGCTCAGGACACTGAGGTTGTGGTAGGAATCAATCCTCTCAGGAGCAGGCGATCGTGAGCCTAGCCACCGAAACCCGAAAGGTTGAACTCAGATTGTTGGGCTTGTCGGTCGTTCTGCCGACCGACAATGGAGCGCTGGATGTGATTCGGTCTATCGTCCGGGACATAGCTATGCGCTTCCCAGTGGATAGTCAGCTAGATTGGCTCTTTCATGATGTACAGATTCGTGCCATCATGAAGGTAGCTGTGGATGCCGTAAAGCTCGGGGCCGATCCCGATCCGCACAACATTGCCCAGGCCATTATTGCTTATGGCCTAAGCGATGCCTTTAAGTCGCTTGATTCTGATGTGATTGCTAAGCGCATTGAGACTCTAGTCCAGGAAGGGCGGGGGGATCAAGTTCCGACGCCGGCTCTGGCTCGCTTTGTGAGTGGGTCTCTGACCAAGCTCAGCCAACAGAGACGCTTGGAAAGTGCTGGTCACATGGTGCTTGATGAGGTAGAGCACGGGGAAGGAGACGCTTCCCGGCGCTACCGTCAGGCCACCCAGATCTGGGAGTCGGCTGCTCCTCCTGTGGCAAACCTGGCTTCCAGGACCGGAACAGAAATGGCTGCAATCCACGGGTATGAGATGGCATTACGTGCAGCCGGGACCGAGAAGGGGTTACCACGCATGGAATTGCCGGGTGTCTTTGGCCTGGGCCGGGCTAGAACCCTGTCGGGCGGACAGCGGTCTGTAGTGCCGCTACACCTTTCCCCTGGCTTGGCGACTCTGGTCACTGCCAAAAGCGGATTCGGCAAGACTATGATGGCAAACGAAATCGCGTTCACCAATGCGGTCAGGGGTCTCAGAGAAGGATACCCATACATTCAAGTCCTGTTCCTGCACGATGAGGACATTCCGCCACTCGTGATGGATCGATACGCGGCGCGTGTGACCGGCTTCCCGGTTGGGGAGCTGGAAGAGGGCTACCACCAAGAAGAAGTGGCAGCCGCCTTCACTGACTGTGCTGACTGGCTGGATCAGATTCACTTTGTCCACTGTCCAGGTGCTCGAATCCCAGACCTGATCGATTCTGTCCGGGATCACGCGGCCCGCCTGGATCAGGGTCAACAACTCCTGGTCATCATGGACTACATCAGTGGACAGAAACTCAACTTGATTGACATGCCGGGTGACAACGATGCGTACAAGCTGAATGCTGCCTTCAATGAATTCAAGAAGGCTGCGGAGGCACTTACTCGGCAGGAAGGTGAGGGCTCCATGTATCGGGGAGAGGTACATGTTGTCATGCTGAGCCAGTTGAATGACCAGGACACGCCATATGGCAACCGGGGCGCGGCTTTCTTTGGTCAGTTGTGGATTAACTTGGTACGCCGGGAAGTGGAAATGGATGAGCTCAACATGACCGACCTCATCAACAAGGCATACGAGCGGGTGTATGGGCTACCGCCCGAACGCCAGGAAGAGCACATCATCACCCGTGGCAACATGGCGCCCATCGCCATGCTCAAGGTCGTGAAGCAAAACATGGGCCCCACGCCGGCTTCTTGGGTGTTGTTGGACCCGAGGCGCTTCCTTTTCCTGGGGCCACATCCAGATGCCAAGACTTTGTGGTACGAGAGCTGTTGCGCCTACCGGCGCATCGACAAAGACTAGAATGGGAACTCAACGATTAAGCGTGCGAGAAAAAGCCTTTCCCTACGACGAATACAAGGGGCGCTATTCGATGTTGGCTGTGGTGCAGGCGAGTGGCATTGCCAAGGCCGGCCCACAGCACAGCCGAACGGGCGTCCAGTTCTTCTGCCCATTTCACGCGGACACGAAGAGTGCGAGTTTCCACATCCGGTCGCGTTTCGGCCAGTGTTTCGGCAGTTGTGGATGGAAAGGAGACATCTTCGACTTCATCCGAGAGTGGTGGAGGCGGGACGGCATCCCCTTCCCGGAAGATCATTTTGAGAAGGCCGCGGTTGAGTGGCTGGAGAAGGCCGAGCGGGACAACCTGCTGCGCTCTGGCGTCGTTCCCGATGTCAACGGCCGGGACTGGTCTATCGAGGCTCACTGGCCGTACATGCGCGCCGACGTATACCACCAGAACCTTCTCCAGGACGAGAATCACATCTTGTACTTCCTGATGAGGGGTTGCAACTGGGATACCATCACCCGGCACTACCTAGGGTACAATCGGGGCAATCACCGATATACCATCCCGATCCGGAATCATATTGGACTGTACGGCGTGAAGATGCGTCGGGATGAGGAGCACTACCGGGCGACCTTCGCCGAGAAGGGTGACGAGTGGCTGCGGCACCAAATGAGTGTGATGCGCTACCACCGGCTGGAGCATGCCCAGACGACCGGCGTCCTTCCGGTTGAGCCGACTGAAGAGGATGTATACAATTCATTCTGTGCCAAGTACATCTGGGGTAAAGGAGACTGTGTCTGGTTCTGGAACGAGGACCGTCTACTGGTTCGACCCCAGACCTATCTCCCCTACGTCTTTCTCACAGCCGATGAGATGTCTGGTCTCATCCTAGAGCAGTTGGGCTACGCAGCGGTGGCAATGGGCAGTGACGCCAGTTTCCCGAAGGGCGACACCATCCTGCACTACCGAAGTGAGGGGAAGACATTCCAGATCAGGATAGCCGACGTATTCCAGCATGTCATGAAGGTGTACCTGGTAGCCGACAATGATGATTCAGGCTTGGCCGGCGCAAAGCGGAGAGCATTGGCCATTGGGCCATCCAAGTGTGAGATTCTCCGTGTGCCGGACAAGCAGTTCAAGGACCCCGCGGACTTCTACGTTGGAGAAGGGGAGACGGCTTTCCGGCACTGGCTGGTAGGCATCCCAACATTAAGTGAGTTGGGCCTGAGTCGTTAGATGTCACAGGTCTGAGCTACAATAGACTCCAGAAGGGAGTACAGAGTGGTCGAGTTCTTCAGCTATCCCCTTGTTATTGGTCTCATGGTCTACCGGGCATTCAGAAACGCCACCAGGAGGTAATTCACATGGTAACTGTGTTGGACGAACTGCGTCGTGTTCTGTATACCCAACGTCTGGGTATGCTGAATGTACTCGTGAACGATGCCGTGCGAGAGTCGGACGGCTCGGTTCTCTTCCCGGCCAGTATGTTGAAAAACTTGGAGGATCAGGCGGGTATCCCGTTTGATCGATTGTCGGGCGCCGAGAAGGACGATTGGGCGCCTGTCAAGTTGGCCGAGTGGCCCCTACTGGTTATCCCATGTCCTTCCTGCCATCTGGTAGAGGTCTTGACCTTCGGAAGGCTCGGCATCCAGTGTCACCACTGCGGTCACCGGCCCTGGCGCTTCGGGGTAGTTCAGGCGAGTGGCGCAACTGCTCTCATGGACACCTCTCACCAAGTAGCGGCCTATTTGATTGGCCGCGATCTGGCAAACTACAAAATCTACAAGGACGGTCAGGAGGTTCCTCTTCAGGGAGCTTCAGTGGCAGACATTGAGCTTGAGCTGACCGTGGCTGGTACCAGGATGGAAAGAGATGTTTAACCGAGAAGAACAGCGGGAACTCAATATCTATCGATCACAACTGCGCTACCTGGATAAGCACTCTCATGGCCCTGCTTCCCGGCCGTCCGTGCAAGCCTTAGTCATCTCGCTCAACAAGGCTTTCTCGGCATCCCTCACACACGAGGAACGCATTGCCATCTGGCTTGGGTTGTGCGAGTACAATCCAACCTACTTCGACACAACTAATCTGTTCACACGAGGGGCTGCCTGGCTGACCATTCAATGGCTGCACTTTGAATTGGATGATCAGGAACACTCTGAGAGTATTGTGAACCTACCGGTTCGGGAAGTGGTGGTCACCATCTTGAAGAAGGTGGCCATGGAAGCGCTTGGATACATCCCCTTCCAGGAAGAAGTCGAAGAAGAGGTTATGATTGCATGAATGAAATCAGACGTAAACTCAAGGCATACCTGAGACGGGACGACCCGAAGCAGGAGCGGGACCAATATGGTCTTCCCGTCTGTCCACTTACAGGTAAGATCGCAACCCAGATGCACGAGATCATCGAGTGGCCAGGCCGGAGATACGGTGACAAGTACGGCCATCGTGTCCGGGACAAAGAAGGCTTTGACTGCCTGGCCGAGATCTACTTCGTCAAGGAGCTATGTGTCCTCCTAGACGGCGAGGTCAATGTCAACCAAGCAAACATCAAGAGAGACTGGCTCCTGGGGCATCAGGCCGGGAAGTACGGCGTCCAGGCCGTCGTGACCGCTCTGGTGCGCCTGGGCCGCCATCTGAATCATCCCTACGAGTTCATCCCTCGCTTCATCATGGTGGGGGACAAGTTCAACGACATCACCATTGAGGAGAAACGATGAAGACAAGTGAAAACATCAGTAACCTGACGACGGCATTGGCCGCTGCACAGGCCAAGATGAAACCGGCCAAGATGAACGCATTCAACCCGTTCCTCAAAAATAAGTACGCGGATCTGGGAAGCATCGTGGATGTCATCCAGTCCTTGCTCGCTGAGCAAGGGTTGTCCTACGTCCAGATGCCGAGCATGACAGATGGCGAACGGATCGGGATCGCTTTGACCACGCGCCTGATGCACAACAGCGGTGAATGGCTGGAGGACACATTCTTCATGCCAATGCCCGCCTCTGAGCCCGGCAAAAGCCTGATGCAGGTCGCAGGCAGCGCGATCACTTATGCACGCAGATATGCCTTGTCCGCTATGCTCAGTGTTGTGTCGGACGAGGACATGGACGGAAAT